AGAGTGGCAAAACAAACATCGATGGTGTAGAAGTTGATGCTCTCAAGATTAAAAGAGACTTTGTATTTGTAAAAGATTGTGTAAAAGCAATCAGAAAGAGAGCTGGATATAATGCTGTAATGTGCAAAGCTACTATAGACTTTGCAGATTCTGCTCTTTCAGCTGCTTTAAAAACAGGTGGAGCAAAAACATATTGCAGACTCGATATTTATTTGGGTGTTGAAGGTGCAGAACCTTATATTTATTCAACTCCCTGGGTTCAAAAAGGTATGCCATTCTGGATTGAGTTTACTGTAAAAGAAGCTGATGAAGCTGCTACTATTGCTAAAAACGTAGCAGATATGCTTAAGAAAAATCACGTATTCCTATGTGATAAAGATTTGATTAACGTATCTGTATCTGGTAGTAAATTAATCCTAGAAGGAGCTACTGAATATCAGAGATTCCGCAAAATCGAAATTAGCACATTTGATGCTTATGATGATTATGCAGATAAAGTTGCAGAATTAGACCCAACTAAAACTGCTGCTACAGACATCAAGTTGGATGAAAGAGGTAAGAATAGCTTCGGTACATATTCTCAAATCATTAAAGATTTAAGATTACCTACCGCTGCAAACTATCAATGGACTCATATCCGTCAGGTGGAAACTCCTATAGTAGGCGCTATCTACAATCAATATATTGTAGAATATGAAGCACCAGCTACAAATGATGGTCTTCACGCAGTTGGGCAGAGAATGACTTCTCATACTGTTCATGTGTTCTGGGTTAAGAATGATTCTGATTTGATTTCAGCTTGGGAAACTGCACTTGGTACAGTAGGTACTGTAGTTGACGTTGATGCACTTCTAGTAACGACGAAGATGATAGCGAATTAAGCTCTTAAATAAACTAAAGGCGGGACTACCCTGTTCCGCCTTTCTTTTTAATAAGGTATGGAACAGTCTATTTTAGAATGGGCCTTAGCAGTAATAGGCAGTGGTGGTATTGGCGCAGTTATCACCTACATTTGTACATTTAAAAGCAAGAAGAAATAGGTGGAAGCTGAAGCAGAATCTTCAATGGTCGATGTTGAGCAAAAGAAAATAGACCTCAAACAAGACCAATATGATTATTTATAGAAAACGTGCGATAAGTACATAAAAGATTATCATGAACTTGAAGGCGATTTTAGAAAGCAGATTTCAGAATTGAGCGAATAGATGGATAGAATCATGCTAGAGAAATCTCAGGCTATATCAGCAAAATGTAACGAAATCGCTACTCTGAAATCTAAGGTTACTTATCTGAAGGGTATTAGATGTTATAACTTTACTTGCAAACATAGGATAATGACTAATCCTGATAAAACAGAAGAATAATGTATATAGAAAAACTTGCATCCCAAATTCGTAATGATGTTGTATCTGGACTAAGAGGTTATCATTAGAACTTATCTATGAATATGGATTAGCTAGAGGATGAAATAGTTGCCTGTAGATTATCTATATTACATTAGTATTTCCTTAGAGGAATATTCCCTATCAAAGACCTATTGATAGCAATTAACTGCATAGATGTAGATTGTGAATCTCTTGAAAGGTGTAGATGTGGAATGAGAAGTGCAGATGATACTGTAACAGCTCATTTTGAAATTCCACAGGTTATTTCGCAATACGGAAAGCAAGCTATAGAATACATAGGTTCTACTGATAGACAAAATAAGTTCACAATAGTAACATCATTATCAGAATTTAATAATAGAAAATATAGAAAAAGAAGTTAGAAGAAGCCATATGTTTGGATTGATTTTGCTCCAAACGCAAATGGAATGTTAGACTGCTTCTTATTTAATGCTCCATTTTTGCAACAAGTTTCTGTAGTTGCTGTCTTCAAAGATCCTAGATAGCTTAAATAGTACAGTTGCTGTAATACTGACGAGCTTAATGGCCCAGATGTAAACACCAGTTTTATTGATTAGTTAGTTAAAGAGAAATTAACTAAAGAAAAACTATACTACTATAGATAGGTGGCTGCACAACCTCTTCCAAACGATTAGCAATATGTAACAGGAGGATAATATGGGACGGAATAATTTTCATTATGCTATAAGTTTAGCTCAAACGCTATACGATATTGAAGGAGATGACGATGACCTAGAAGAAATCGGTCTAGTGGCATATAACTTTATTGGAAACAAAAATACTAGATTATATAGGGCATCATTAGATATAAATTGTTAGGATGGGTCAGTTTAGCTGCCTTGTAATGTTGACATTATAGAAGCAGTAACTTATTGTGGTCCTGAGGATTGGGGATATACGAGTAATACAAAAGAGTTTGGAGATATACAGTCTTTGTATACTGAAAACTATATAGAAAGTAGAAAAGCTTTCCTAGATCCTTTTTATGTTAGCGGAAAATTCGTTAAATATAAAAGAGTGGGAGATACGCTTTATGTAAATAAAGGACTTGGAAGAATAAATATTCTCTATCATGGAATATTACTTGATGAAGAAGGTCTTCCAGAGATAAACGATAAGGAAGCTATAGCAATAGCAGAATATATTGCCTATACTTATAAATACAAGGAAGCAATACGTACTAACAACTAGAATGTGTTGAAAATGGCTTAGGAATTAAAAAGATAGTGGCTCCTACATTGCTAGGCTGCTAGAGTTCCAGAATATGTATCACAAGAAGAAATGGATAAAATACTAAATGTATAGGCTTCTTGGGGACGTAAATTCTACAATAAGAGCTATAAACCAACTATGTAAAATATGTAGGGAGGCAATTTGTCTCCCTATTTTTGTTTATGATTATGAGTGATAAGAATTATGCAATGGGTCATGCTTTTTCTTTGCATGATACCTTTATGAATTTTCCAGTAGAAAAACTAAAAATGACAACAGAATAGTGCAAAGAGACATATTCTGATGGAAGTAAAAGAGATTTAGCCGCTTCTATCTTTGCAAGAAGCGTATAGATGGTAGTTGACGATATTATAGATAACAATGTCCATTTTAAATTACCTGGAATGGGAAGAACCTAGGCATATTTATATATGAAAAGAACAGAAGGTAAAAAGTTTAAGAAGGCATTTAAGAATGGAAAATGGAATGATGTAGATTTTATTATGTCCAATTTTAGTGGTTATTAGTTAACTCTAGAGATGTAGAGTGAAAAAAGACTCCCTAGGGAGAAACCTATCTATCTTTCCGGAAAGGATAAGTAGAGAATTATAGATAACACTAATATTGGTAAATAGTATTAATTATTATGGTACAAAAAACTATATAGGATTACTATGACCAAATTTGTGAAGAGTATCCGAATATTCCTAGGTAGGATATTAAAAGAATTTTGCAATACGGATGGAAATCGTTATACTTACATAATAGTTACGGAGGAGACACTCTAATTAATAGAAATGGGTTCTGGTTTTACTGTGGATAGCTAATGAACGATTCCTTAAAGTACTTTGAATATTATAAGAAGAAAATGAGAATTAAATTACGAATAATGTATAAACGTAAAAGAGTTCCTTGGGATGGTTATTACTATTTCGCATTAACATAGAATTAGTATAATGAATATTTAGGTTAGAAAAATAAAAGAGGACGACCTAGGAAAAGGTTTACCTTTTCTAAGATCATCCTCTACAAAATATACGATGAGTGTAATATATCAGAAAGTAATAGGGTGGCGATATTTAGATTATAGATGCCAGCTGACTTAGGTATTAGCTTATATAAAAAAGAGTTAACTACTGATAAAGCAGAACTTATTCTAGTTAGAGAACCCCTAAAATTTCAGGATATATTATTGTCTAATTACAATTATCAATTTATTTCAGATAATTTAAGGAAATATAACAAAAATAAGAGAAAGAATGGCTAATACAGTTATGAGTGCGAAAAACACTTTCGCAGAAGGATTAGTAATGGATTTTGCTCCTGATAACACCTAGGCTACAACTCTTACATCAGCACTTAATGCTACTCTATTAACATTTAATGGAAATGAAATGTCATTATAGAATGACATGGGAAATGGTAGGGTAGAAACAGCATACCTCCCAGAAGGGTATGTTCCAGTCGGGACTTGTGAATTTGGAGATATTATTTATATAGTATCGTATAATCCAATCATTAATAAGTCTCAGATAGGATGTTTCCCAAGTCCAGAGAGAAATATAAGTAGTGATGAAGTTGGAGGACTTGGACAATCATTAAAATGGACTGATTTCTAGGGAAGTGATGGGAGTGGACCAAATGGCGAAATAGTAGCTTCATCAGTAAAGAAGATATTATATGGAACAAAAGATATGACTTCTGGAGATAAGTACATTATATATTCAGCAGAACTAGATAGTGCTGGAAATCATGAATATTTATCTGATTATGGGAACACTTCACACTAGCATGAAAGATTTCCAAAATTAGTTAAGATTCATGTGGTGAGTATTGAAGAGTCTGGAAAAATCACTTATTTAGATTCTTCTACTAAGTGGTATAAAGAAAATGATTTCTATGTACAGAACTCTAAAAAGATAGTAGACAAACCAGACTTGGACAGTTATAGAACTATGGTTAGTTCTGCATATTCTATATTTTCTTCCAAAGTGTCTGGTAAATTGGCCCTGCTAGTTGAATTGGAGAAGATAACAGGATTTAGTTGTACGTGGAGCGCCTACACCAAGGAGATGGACGACAATTCTGATTATTAGCTAAATAAGTATTCCATATATTGGAATTTTAGTTGGAATACAGACGATAATAACATAAATCCAAATGCAGTTGTTCTGACACAATCTAAGTGGACTGGGGAAGATGATACTCACGCAGGAAAGTATCAGATATGGGAAAAAGATGAAGATAGAGATGGATGGGTATTAGGTGGAAAAAATAAAAATTGGGTTGATGGGCCGAGTATACCAGTAGCTTATCCTAACATTGATTATAATTACAGAACCATTTCTAGGGTGTACAATCCTGAAACATACAGGGGAACATTTGAAAATTTTATAAATTCTGGTTCGTATGGCGCACAATCTAAAGCTAGGTTGGATTAGGTAAAATAGGAACTTGGCTTATCAAACGTGGAATTAATAAAAGCAAATCTTTCCAGGAATACAGAAGGTACTCCAGATGAAGGAAAATATTATTTCAATTGTTCTTCTAGTTCTATATCTAAGGATGGAAAAGTAACATACTATACTAACTACGAAAATGAACTAAAAGCTATTTCTCCAAAGGAGATGTCTGATGATATAATTAATAACACTTTTAACTATCCTATAGTTAAGCACTTTTCTGACTTTCTTATTCCTATAAAATAGAAAGTAGTTGAAGATAATGTTGAGGAATGGAAGAATCTAAACATTAACAATCTTATTTATTACTACGAACTTACTCCATCTATGCCATATGGCCTTTTAAGAGAGTTCTCTCAGGATGGTTACATAGACTTTAAAAAAATAGGCACTAAGAGTATAGAATTAAATTCTTGGAGATATTATAACTATGAGAATACTAGTACTTTGACTTGGGGTTTAGAAGCATATACTGAACCAAATAAAGGAATATCGGAAGTAGTATTTCTATTTTACGATAATCAAGGATTGGCTGCTGCTTATCATAATTCTGGAAAAATTTCATATAATGGGAAGTTTACAGAGTATTTCACATTAAATACTTCTGGAACAAATTACAAGTTAAATAATAAGAATGAGAAAAATGAAATTTTTTACCATAAGGGTGAAAGGGTTTCCAAGGATTCTGCTACTATATCTAATACATATTTGGATTCTAGTGGGAAGGTTATATCAATAGATGACATGAAGGATGGTGTAGATTATTACCTCAATGATGCTGGAACTATTTATAGTAATTGTTTATATTTAGTTAAAATCATAGTTAAATATTGCAGCATAGGAGTGTTAGACGAATATATTGAAGATGAAACATCCTATATAGAAGATTTCAGATGGTATTGGACTAATACTATGTTTAATGATTATTATTACTCTACATAGGACTTTAGAGGATTGTAGTTTAGTTTAAATTTAGATTGTCAAGCAGTTTTTGAAACAGTGAAAAGTAAGTGGGAAGTCAAGTAGGAAAATTATTATGCAAACGATGATTTCTCTAGCTCTATAACAAGCCAGAACGCTTTCAAATCTTTGTCTGCTATAGTACAGTTTATAAACTAGGACAACTCCTAGAATGATAATATCAGAATGGCAGTGAGGGCAGGACTTCAACAGGATTATAACACCTTTAATCTGGAAGAAAGCTAGCTTAGTAATATAAACACAAGGATATTTCTGGCTAATGAATATATTCAAAACTATCCAGAGTAGCCAGAAATTAAATTCACAGAAAAAGACACAACCATATTTTCTGGGATATATCCAACCTTAGCAGAAAACCTTACTGGAGAAGTTGATTCCTCTACTTCTGATACGTTAAATAAATTGGTGGATTCTTCTATTACTGGTACTGGAGAAGAAATTTATAATTCCGCTGAGGCTTATTAGAATTACACTAATAATTTTCACCTATCTTCAAGTTTAATTGGGGATAAGATTGGAAATTCCTCTGACGGAGCAGAGTTTGTTTACATAGATTCTTAGAAGCAAGAAGAAGTTTCTACCACAAATTTTACTGTGTATAGTACTTCATTGGACTAGGTATACTATGATGAAGCCAACTCTAGAATCAATGAGAGTAAAAGCTATCCTCTAACTCTCAGGGGAATACATTATAGCAAGTATTATTACTATAATCAGTTGGATACTTCCCCATTAAAAATCCTAAAGTCTTTTGTTACTAACGTAGGGGATCTGTAGACATATTCAATGGGACTAAATGGTCAAAATAAGATACAATATACAAAGATGTACTTTTGTTCTATTAGAGAGAAAAGAGGTGCTTCTACAGAGTATAACTCCTCAATTGTAAGTTTTAATACTAATGCTAGTGGGACTAATACAGTAGCAGGAGAACCAGACAACAATAACACTAGAGACATAAACGATGATGGAGACTAGCCGATTCATGAAGGTTTATCATTTACATATGATAAAATTATGAATAATTTCAAATTTTTGTTTCCATTAGGTTTTGCGTATAACAATAGTGATAACCCTGCTTAGAACACTGCGAGAAAAAATGGAAACGTACTGATATCTTCTAATAAACTAGTTAGAGCTGGAGAAACATTTGGGTCTGGAGACTTAGGTGGGACACTATGTGGAATATCTGTAGACGGTGTTATAGAACCAGGAGATCATATGTAGTATGGTAACTCTTTAACATACTTTGTACCTATTGTGCTAGGATATTTAACACAATTGTTCTACCTATCATCTGATACTGGACAATCCTAGTAGTATTATCCGAGTAATTACGTATACTTAGATGATAACTATTCCATCTATGGAAGAGACGTTGTTATAGAACTACAACCTGGAGATAATATAGAAAGTAATGAATTATTGGTGTTTAGAAGTTGGAGCTATTCTAAATACTTAGACCAAGTTATCTCTAAAGCATAGCTAAGAGAAAAAGTGTAGGAAGATTTGAGAATGGAGAATAATGTTAATTTAAAACTATATGGATGTCTTAGAACTAGTCCTTTAGAAATAAAAATTCCATACATTACCCCTGCCACTGATACTATCAGCGCTTCAAATAGAATTATAGTAAACTCTATCTATTCTGACATTCCAAGATTCACTACGCAATCATTTACAGAAGGAGCCATCTACTATTATAATCCATCCACAAAACAGTTTGCAAATGTAACAACTGGATATTCATTAAGAAAAGTATCAAATTACGACATAATTGAAGGAGAGTCTATATAGACATCATTTGCAAGAAACTATAGTACATTCAACATAGAAAGAACTAAAAGGCAACTCACGTTGGTTAATAATTAGTTAGCCTTATCTTAGGTCCCTTCATCTTCTACTGGTACATATTATGTAAAAGTAACAAAGCAAATCAGGGGAGATTCATCTAGATCACTTACAGGATTTTATTCTGGACTAAAATATTATGATTGATTGGATTAAATTATTTGACGGAAATATTAGCTTAGATGTACAAACTAAAATGCTTCCAACGAAAGGAAACCTAGTATATGAGTATAATCCGTTCAGGAATTACAGGATTACATAGAATATGTATGAATATAAGGAATAGCTCTATTCTCTTGGGGATTTATGGTCTATATTCGGAATAAGTATTAATTGTACAGCTCACCGTTACAAGAAAAATAACGTCTATAACTATAAGATAGGAGATTTAAATAGTTATAGCTACACATGGAACCCGGACGGAGAAACAGTAACTACTGTTTCTAGTCCGTCTGAGTTTGGAAAATGGATAGAAGAAGCCTATTCTGATGGACATAATGCAGACAGAATAAATTTGGAATAGGCATTAATAGATTCGGATATTAATAATGCTTGGTACAATGTTCCGTCTACAGAGACAGATCCCTATCTAAGAGAATCAGGAGAATTGGTAGACTTCATTACCGATGAACTAAACTTCTCTCTCGAACATCCTGTTCACATAATTCCTTAGCATAGTTACGATGGGTCGGTAAATCTGATAATAAATGATGGAATAAACATACCAAGACTTATTAATAGTAGATTCAGTGCTACTGGTAGAAATACCTACGAGATTGTTGACAGAAAAGGAAACAATGACACTAATATATATGATTAGGGAGATTAGTTTGATATAGATACTTCTCTATACAAGAGGGTAGTAAAGATACCCAAGATAGAATTTAGAGGAGTACATTCTGGAGGTAATTTAAAAGTCGGAAATTATCACTTCTATTTTAAGTTATCTGATGCTGATGGGAATGAAACAGATTTTGTTGGAGAATCTAGCTTAGTTAGTATATTTATAGGATTTGATGACTACTATGCCGTTCAAACAGGTTAGAAAAATGAAAACAGCTTTAAATAGGTGAGTTTTTAGATGACAAATATAGACTCATCATATGATTATGTCTACGTTTATTATTCTAGAAGTACTGCAGAAGCAGGAGAAAACTTTCAAACCCAGTATGCTAAGATAGATAAGAAATTCTTAGTAAATAATGCTGAGATATGTAATATAATAATTACTGGCTTTGAGGACACGATAGAATTATCTTCATCTGATATAAATCTTAGCTATAATACTGTAGACAGTGTGGTTACTTCTGCAACTTGTCAAAATATGCTGTTTCTAGCTAATGTTCATAAACCTGATATACCATATAATGAGTTAGCAGACCTCTCTCTAAGATTTCTCCCGTATCTTAAATAGGAAACATATACCGTAGATATAGACTAGGACTATAATGTATCCACTTCTAACAAGGGATACTTAGACCCATTGTTTATATATAACAAGACTGGGTATTGGGGAAAAGAGATATATAGATTCGGAATAGTTTACATATTACCAAATGGTGAACTTTCTCCTGTCTTTAATATTAGAGGAGGTTATAATATTAAGGAATTTGGAAGTTCTGGTACTGAAGAATAGATTGCCTTAGCTGAATCTAACCCTCAATATATAGACAACTAGTATACGAATATACCAGTATATGTAAATAATGGTATCACAGATGAGAGAAATTATGTAAACTACAATGAGGAAACATATACTCTTCTCGGTTATGATGGCGCCGACTCTTATGAGAATATAAAGGGAGTTGTTTCTTTTTCTCCATCTAAAGATACAAATACTATATACTCTGTTGATATTAGAGTCGATGATACTACAATGTAGGAATTAAAGAAGTATGTAAAAGGTTATTTCTTTGTAAGACAAACTAGAATACCTACTATTTTAGCATAGGGAATCACTATTGGAATAGATAAGGAATCTAGAACTCCTACAATTCCTACAGCTGACGGATTTTTATCAGAACTATCTGAATCTCTTAGTATGACCCATGTTACAACTAGCGATATTAATGATGTTAACTTTATATCAGAGGGTTTTCTGAATAGGTATTCATTTGAGTTTAAAAAGAAATCTTCATCTTTATTTGGAAAGATTTTAAAAGCTGTAGCTATAGGTGTTGGAGTTGTTGCTTTGGCAGCAGCTACGGTATTCACGGCTGGTGCTGCGGCCGCTGTTGTAGCGGGAGCAACTATGGCTGGTGCAGTGACTGCTGGGGCTACTACTCTTGGAACTATTGCGGGTACTATAGCTGGTACTGTAGGATTAAGCGCAGGACTTGGGACAGTTGGAACATTGGCTGTTGGAGCGGGAGCAGTAGGAGCTGCGGCTGGCTTATCAGTAGCAACTGCAGGAGGTATTTAGGAATTAAGATATGGTATTGCATCTATATTTGCCAAGAAAACCTTAAATGGTAGAGCAACTCAAGCACCTTCTGGATATAAAATAGTTGAAACAGAAAGCTCCAGAAAACTTACTTAGGATTTTAGAAGTAGATTTATTCCGAAGGATTCTGATAGCAATATAGTTGCTGGAATATTGTGCCCAGATTATGAGGTTGATTAGGCTAGGTATAATTAGATATTCACAGGAAATGAACACCTTGTAGAATTAGCTAATTCCTAGAATATAAACTGCTTGAATGGACATTCATATAATTACTTTACAAACAGTGATAGACATTTCTATGTACCATCTTACTATGATAGAAATGTTAATACTAGCTACTTGGTAAAAATCATTCCAGTTCCAGATAATACTAAATGTGTTGGGGTGGATGATATGCTGTTCAGAAGTAGAGCCGGAGAAGCAGAAGAGGCTTGGAGATATGAATGTATAGCAGAGGATTATAAGTCAGAATATTCTAAAAAGAACGATACAGAAGATTCTGAAACTATCTCTAATAAGTAGATAAATACAGATATAATTAGAGGAAGTTTTGGGCCTTACTTAGCGTTTAATGATAAGGATAATAAATTTTAGCCAGCAGAAACTGTCAACATTTATATTCCAGGATATTCTACTGCTAATATGTAGAGTTATTTCTACTTAAGAATGATAGACTCTTCTACATTTAATGCTATAACAGAGAGATATGATATATCTGAATCTGATAAGTATCTAATTAATCCTCCAAGTAATATAGTCGGATAGGAAGATAGAAGTTGCGGATACTAGTTTAATGCCTACAGGGGAGATTGTTATTTGTGTCAATTTACTCACAGGGTAAATAGGAACTTTAATGACCCTTCTGCTCCATACAATGATGAAATTGTAGATGAGAATACTTGGAAGGAAAATTATGACCCTAATAATACTGAAAAATATGAGCAAATAAACCTTGGAGACGTGAATGCTATTCAGCTAGGAATGTGGGTAACATTTAAAGTTAGATCTTCTAATAACTTAAATATTCGCACATTAGACGCTTCAAATGTAGATGAAACGGCAATGTGTGGACATCCTAGAGGGTATTATCCATATCTTCCAATGAGTACAGAGGGAACGTACAAACATCCAGAATCTTAGGTATATAATAAAGGTTTTACTAAATCTCTAAGTGAAAGATGGAACTTTGAGCTTCCAGATGTTCCTTATATTAAGAATTGGTTCGGAACTAGAATTATGTATTCTGATATTCATGTTAATGATGCCTATAAGAATGGATTTAGAGTATTCTAGGGAACGCATTATAGGGATTATACTCGTGAGTATGGAGAAATAGTTAAATTAGTTTCGCTTGAATCAAATCTTCTTTGTGTGTTTGAACATGGGGTTGCACTAATACCGGTCAACGAAAGAGCAGTTGCTGGAGAAGGAGCTGGTGGAAATATCTATATAAACACCTCTAACGTGCTTCCAGAGAGCCCAAAAATTATTTCTGATATGTTTGGTAGCCAGTGGCCTGAAAGTATCTTAAAAGTCCCAGGAAAGACTGGAGATTCTGCGCAATATGTTTATGGAGTTGATACTGTTGCCAAGAAGATTTGGCGCACTGACGGTAATACTCTTACTTGTATTTCTGACTTTAGAGTACAAGAATTTCTGAATAAGAATATTACTCTAGGGGAAAGAGAGCTTACTCCCAAAATAGGTATTAGGAATGTGAAAACAGTATATAACGCTTTCAAGAGAGATGTGTTATTTACCTTCTATGATAATACATATGGATTTGAAGAGAAGGTTTGGAACCTATGTTGGAATGAGTTACTTCAGAAATTTATCACTTTCTACAGCTGGGTTCCTAGCTATATGGAAAACATAAATAATATGCCATTTTCGTTTGATAGAAATACATCTAAATGGATAGCGAAACTCGGCACAAGTCATACAGAAAGCTCATTTGCTGATGGTATCACTTTATCAAATGTTATCATAGAAAACCTTGAAAATGAAAACGGGGAAGTAGTAACTAATTTTAGAGTTCCAGTCTCATATATAAATAAGAAGGGGGAATGGGTAACTGCTAACTATAGTATTGCCGATGATAATAAGAGCAGAAAGAAGTACATAGGAGTATTATCCTTAAGTAATAGAATACTTCCAGATTCTTAGTTACATTACTAGATATCTTATTCATTATAGAGGGATTAGTATGGAAATTATAAAAAATTTGAAATAGTACCATTGAACTGTGGAGATAGTGTAGGTGGTATATATCTTCCAGACGATGCTATGTTCGCTGGAGCCTTTATGCCTCTTTACTGCCTTAAATTTAAAGAGGGAGGAGATGAATATACTCCAGTATTCTATAAAGATGGTCAGGAGCTTACTTAGGTATCTGATGGCGCTGGTGATACATTCTATACTTATTAGCCCTTGTATACATCAAAGGCTTTATTGTCAGAGCTTTATTATCGAAATAAGGCTAAACACGTATATGCTGATTATGATACTAATAAGATAAAGCTTGGAGACACAGTTGATGACTAGACATTAGAGATACAAGATATGTTAGAATATCCAATATTCAAGGATATAACAGGAAAGCGTCCTACTCTTCCGAGAGAAGAGATGCTTAATGCGGATAAAATTGTAACACTATTGAATATTAAAGCAACTATATCTATTGTCGATGATTATAATGCTTCTAAATTAAGTGATGCATATTATAATATGAAGGCAGGATTTTAGTCTGGAACATCTCTAATTGATGGTGGTTACTATGAGTCTGTTGTTGGTATGGCTCCTAGATGGAATTTACAATTCTTGTCTACGGATTTTTGGAAGCATGGACAGGCCGGATTAATTGACATAGCTGATGATATATATCCTACATATTGGTATGGAAAGCAACATCCATTTGAGTTTGAGTGTGTAGTAGTTAATGACCCTTCAATACATAAGATATTTACAAATCTGGAGATTGTTGCTAATAAGGCTAAACCTGAGTCTTTTCATTATGAAATAATTGGAGAGACTTACGATTTTGCAAAGGACAAGGTAAATATGTATTTTAGACAGGAAGCTATGAAGGCATTATGGCAATACAATGGTGCGGATATTTCTTATGATAGAAACTTCTTAAAGGTTTAGCCTAGACAATAGCCTAAATCTGCGGACTTCCCTCATAAATATTATACCAGATAGGACACAATTAATGAGATAGAGGATTATTATATTCACGTAACATATCCAGAATCTCATGATTATCGCCATTTGTCAGGAGCAGAGGTCGTATACTATCCAAATAGATAGGAATATAGAATATGGAATCATGCAATGGCCGTAAGCTTAGATGATTTAAGTCAAGACGATTCTAGGTCTATTATTGCTGCTAACTGTCAGTACTTAGAAGACAGATGGAAAGTTACAATTAATCCTATCCTAGTATGCTACAAGAATGAGTATTAGAGAAAATTCTCTGGAGCTTTAATATAGCCACAAAATTCTACTTGGGCTAAGGCTAAGGATAGTTCACAAATGCTTCCAACATTACCTATTTATAATTCTCCTATACCGGATTAGGTTTTATCAGCTGGTGGTATAGATTTCCCAGGAAATGACCCAGTACATCCAGAGTGGGGAGAAGATAACGCTCTTTACAATTTATATGATTTATCTGGATACAATTCCGAAGGAAATTGGAAACCGTTGGATTTAACTAACTGGTTAGACGATGTTAGTATTTATAGATATAACTTTGGAGAAGCATAGAATAGAAAAGAGTTAGATGTTAAGGATAAATTCTTAAAGATAAGAATTAGATATTCTGGAGAAGAATTAGCTGTTATAGATTTCTTAAATACTGTATATAGAATTAGTTATGCTTAATAAGAATATAAATAAAGTCAGAAGAATAGCGAAAGCCTATTATGGGCTTTCCATTCCTTCTGGGAATCCATATATGACTACGAATGGATTAGCCATACCTGGTAATGCTATTACTTAGTAGAATTTGCTGGGAACTGATTATAGCGCTGATTTCAGAAACAGAGCTGAATAGATAATGGCTCCTACTAATAGTCTTATAGATTTTAATGCTAGAATGGGAGACTTATTTAGTTTGAAGCTAAAAAACGATAGAGATTCCTCTAAAGCTATTACATAGATAAAGAGTATGTCTGGAGGTACTACACCTTAGAAATCATAGGGAACTTTCTAGAAACTAGGAGGGTGGAATACAGTGGGACAAGCCTCAGATTTCCTAAGCGGACTAATTGGAGGTGATAAAGATGGATACCTTGGTAAATATGGTTCATTATAGCAAGCAGGAGACTAGGCGTTTGACCAGGCTTCAAATGTAGTAATGGGCATAAATCCTCTGGTCGGAGGAATAATGAAGGCAGGAGGTTTAGTTAGTGACGTATTAACCAAATGGGGTGGAATGGGTACGGATTCTATGACTAAGACCGATGCTGTACTAGGTAGCAAATTATTATCTCTTACTCCAGTTGGTATGGTTAATGGTTTCTTCGGTAAGAAAACTAGGGATTTTTCTGCTAATAGAGATACTGTAGAATAGGTAGGAGGTTCTTACGGCGGAACTGTTAGAAATATAGCATCGGCAGAAGAAAAAGCTGGAAAGAAATATGGATTATTCAGTGGAGGGGCAAGAAGGTCAGCTAATAGGTTCATAAATAGAACAGAGTCCCAATAGGCGACTATGACTAATATAGCTAACTAGGCTTCTGATTTATCTTCTATAGCTACTAATATGTCAGATTTGAACCATATTTAGTATGGCTTCAACCTAAACGGTGGATATGATTAGAGATATATGAGAGCTGCTAGACTTGGAACTAAATTACAGAGAATTAAAAAACTTAATATATAGTCTCATAAATTAGGAGGTTAGATATAGGGAGCAATAGATTTGAATGAGTGGCAACCCGTTATAACCGAAGCTGTAGAGTAGTTTGAATCTGGAGGAGAATTAGAATGGACTCCTATTATAACTCTATAGGAAGGAGGAAAAACTGAGAAAGTAGATGGAATAACAGGAGCAGCTCCGAAGATTACTTTCTAGTCTTGGTACGATACTGTTCCAAAAGATAGGTTGTCGAATAATTACGACCTTAAGAAAGCTTTTGAAGTACTACCATTCGAGGAGTTAGAAGCATGGAGAAAGTCTTCTGATGAAGATTTAAGAATTGGAAAGAATCACCTACGAAGCATCTATCAGTTACCCAACGGAGATTATGAATTTTTAAAGCTAGGAAATGAATAGAGTAATCCAGAAGTTCATTTCGAAACTGATACTTATCATTCTGGGGAAAATGGATTAAAAGATTCTCATGATTTAGTCTTTGAGAAAGATAGATACTTCTATAGAAGGAAGCCTAAACAATTTAAAAATGGTGGTAAACCCGAACCTATAGACGCTCCAGAAATAGAAGAAACTAATTAGAAAAATATAATTCCAGAAGGCGCTCTTCATGCTCGCAAACATAACATGGAAAATGCTGATAACTTGACTAAGAAAGGTATTCCAGTTATAGATAATGAAGGAGAGCAATAGGCAGAGATAGAAAAAAATGAAATAATATTTACACTAGAAGTTACTAAAAAGCTGGAGGAGTTATACTCTAAATATACAGACTATGAATACTCTCAGAAAGAAAAGGATGAAGTAGCAATAGAAGCTGGAAAACTGTTAGTAAAAGAAATATTATTTAACACAGATGATAGAACAGGTTTAATTAACACATTAAAACAAGGAGGAATAATAGATGGACTTAAATGATTTGTTAGTATCTTACAAACGTATTGAAACTCCCTCTAGAGTCGTTCCCACCTTCTAGCTTATTTAGCCTGATATCCCTTATCGAGATGCTCCTTCCTAGGATTCTCCTAGACCATAGTAGGTTGTTACTGAGCCAGCAACCACTAGCTATTCTATCTCTTTATCATAGGTAAAAGCTCCTGGATTCCAGATGAAATGGAATAGTCCATATAAAAACAGAAATACTTGGGTAACTGACTTGGCGGCTGCTTACAGAAAAGCAGGAGTGACTAATGATAATGCAATAAAGATGTTAATTGCCCAAGATGCTCAGGAAAGCAGTTGGGGACGTTCTGCACAAGGTAAATTCAACTTTGGAAACCTAACTACTGGAGCTAAATGGAAAGGCGACTATGTTAGGGGAAATGACCATGATGCTAAAGGCAATCCCATCAAATAGAAATTCCGCTCTTATAATTCTATGGATGAATATGCAGCTGATAAGTTATAGTTCTTGAAACATTTATATGATTTTGATGAAAATGATGACATTAATACGTTTACCGCCAAACTTACTGGTAAGAACAAAGGTAAGAGAAGGTATGCAGAAGCTACTGACTATGCTAATAGAGTTACAGCGGTATTCAGAAGTTTCAAGGACGGTGGTATTATAAAGTATTAGTAGGCAGGAAAAGTACTTAGTCCTCCAGAAAAGGCAAGATAGAATTTATCTAGTAAATTTCCGGTTAATTGGGAAAATTCTAATTGGCTACATAACTACTTCTCTAAGAACTTAGGTTATAATACTTCTTTGAGTATATTATCTTCTATTCTTCCTGAAAGCGGGGCAGACCCTCACAAAAAGTAGCTTAGAGGAGGGCCAGGAAGAGGGTTAGTCTAGTGGGGATTTGGTACCGACAGATATAACCATATGAAATCATATAAGATGAGAGGACCAGTACAAAAGGGAATAGACCCAGAACTTCAGCGACAAGCAGAATATATAGTTAACACTGTTAAGAACGAACAAAAAACTGGAGAAGGCTTATGGCATCATGGAGGAACGGGGTCTGGATACAAAAATGCCGAAGGTGCTAGAAAGGTATTTATCAATGCAAGGACTCCAGCATCCAGTAAGGCAAGAGCTTTTAGTCTCGGCTATGTAAGACCTAAAGGAGGAATAGAAGAAGCCACTAGAAGAGCTTCTTACGTAAGTTCTCTAGATTCAGTTTATAATTCTAAATATAAATAATGGATAGAGTAAAGGTAAATGTAGGTGATAAGACATATAATTGTCAAGTTGCCAAGACAGAAGAAGATAGAAAGAAAGGTCTAATGGGAGTAGAAAATCTTCCTCCCGATGAAGGTATGCTATTTGTATGGGAGGATGAAGATACTAGAGAAATGTGGATGAAAGATACTAAAATACCTTTAGACTAGATAGCCATTAACGATAATGATGAAGTAGTCTTAGTATATAAGGCTTAGCCAGAAGATGAAACTTTAGTTCCGTTCATGAACGCTAAGTATATTCTAGAAGTTAATTAGGATTCTGGTATTGTAGAAGGAGATGATTTTGAAATAGACGACTCTGAAGATTATGACAGATATGTTATGAAGGTGCTTGCTCCAGATGGTACTACTTAGATGTATCTCTAGGGAGGCGAAAGAATCGTAAGTAGAAAAGAAACAAGAACTCTCATTAAGAAAGCTAAAAAGGCTTACGAAAATAAAGACAAAGATTATGATAAATATTGCAAATCTTTGGGCAAATATATATTTAAGGTATTAAAGGGTCAAAATACTCGTCCGCCAGAATATGTGGAAGTTCCAGAAGGAAAAGACAAAAATTCTAACGACGAAAATTAACAATATACACATCGTATCAAAAATTCTTGGTTATGAAGATCTTAATATGTAGTATTGAAGTACATAAGATAGATAGATAATTAGTGCATTAATTACATTTTAAATTTTTAATTTATGAAGTTAGGAAATAAGTTTTAGGCAGGAGGACCGATGCCTGCAGGAGCACCTGCTCCAGCGCCTCAAGGTGGTGAAGACCCAACAGCTATGTTACTTCAAGGAGCACAGCAAGCTGTTCAAGGACAAGATTGTGAAATGGCTATGCAAGTATGCCAAATGTTAATCGAAGCATTGGGAGGTGGAGGTAGTCCACAAGAAGCTGCCCCACAGGAAGCTGCCCCAGCTCCAGCAGAAGGGGAACCTGTTTACCGCAGAGGTGGTCGTTTAGTGAGACGTATAAACGCTTGACAAATTTAACACGTAGGGGTATATCTAAAATTGAATTAGGTGTACCCCTTCTTTTTAATATATACGAATTATGGCTACACCAACTACAAATCAAAAGTCGGCTTCTGTGAAATATAAGTTTGGAGACGATGAATTGGATTTAAATGATTACATTCGTAACCTTAACCATAACTATTAGTCATATGTAAATTCCTAGAATTGGAATGAGGGATAGAGATAGGAGTTTCGTTCCGCGTATGATAACTTTTTAAAAGGGTTACAAGATTAGCTTGCTAATAACACTAACAGATTTAGTACTGACTTTTCTGGATCAATAATAGATTCAACTGGTTAGCTAAGTAATACTGACAATGACGATATAGACCCAGTTGGATCAGAATATTATTATAACGACAAAGGAGACAGAATAACTACTGACGATTTGAATACTATGGGAAAACGTTAGTAGAAAAAATATAGTACATTTTCGGCTAATAGATAGGTAGCAACATTTTTTAATAAGGTTGGCACGGCATTAAGAGATGCAAGAAAAAATAAGCCGACCACACAGAATCAATCTAACGCTTTTAATCTATCTAAGCATGGATTTTTAGCTAATTGGACGACTGCTAACAACCCTGCTGGAGGAGAATTTAATCTAAGTCCGTATTTAGAAAAAGATACTTTAGACGAAACAACTGGATTAAGAGGTACTACTAATCGGGCAGCTTACCTAAAGGAGTAGATAGAAAATTATCTAAATAATGTAGGGAACTATGACTTCTCTGGAACTCCGTTTAAAGATAGAGAGACTTACATTTCTAAACTGCGTGCAGCCGCATAGAACTTAGAAAATGGATATAACTCAGAGGATGTTATAGCGCTTAACTAGGCTGGGATAGGAAATGAGTTTTTGAGTAAATTCTTTGCCACAGGTGCGGAGTAGAAGAAAACCGAAGTACAATAGGCTGCAGAAGATCTAATGAAAATACAATAGCAGCAACAAGCCCAAAAGATAATAGACAGGAGAAATTAGTTATAGTACGAGGCTGATAGAGATAAGTTTTTTTCATAGTATTAGGCTTCAAACCCATTTTAGAGTAGAGAGCCTTCTATACCTTTACCTTTATCCTATACTAGGTAGGCAGTAGAAGAAGCTGCAATTAAGAAGTTTAATGCTGACCCAAATAATAAAGAAGCTGTTAGAGAGGCTATACGGTAGTATATAAATATTCCTTAGCTTAGTAAATTTATAAGAGGTAAGAGCAATTTAATATTGCAAGATGGTACGGACATTACAGCATAGCATATAACTAATAACTTAGACCTAGCAGCCTAGGCTGACCTATTTATAAATCCAATGTATTTAGATGAACAGGGAAAGAGCATTTTGCCGAATGGATATTATGTATTGCCGGGGTCAGAAGACTATGATAATTGGACCTATATAGCTTACAATCCTAACACTAGACAATATCAAGAGTAGTCTATGCTATTAAATGACGAGTTAAAGAAAAGAATGGCATACTCTGAATATGACAAGAGAAACAAAAAGTCTAATGAAGCTCAAAAACATTAGCTTGGGGGAACTTTCAAAGATATGGAGAGTAGACGAAACAAGGCATAGGAAGAAAAATAGAAAGTTGAGTAGAAATCTTACGCTACCGGAAGAACTAAGGAATAGATAGAAAGTGACTAGGCTCCACATACAGAATGGTCGAAAGCAGACCTTCTTAGATTAGGGGCTATAGGAGGTGACGTAGCTAGCTTAATAGCTAGTATGACTGGTGTAGGATCAGTAGCTTCTGCTGGTATAGGAATGGCCTCTACTGCAGCAAACTAGGCTGCAGATATGGCAGAAGGAATGGGATTTTTAGAATCCTTAGGAAACAATGCTGTAAGTTACGGTCTAGATGCCCTATCTCTAATACCTTTTGCTAGAGCTGCTAAGATTCCAAAGACTATTAAAGCGATCGCTGGATTTGCTCCTAAATTAATGGCAATTATAAGTACAGCACAGGGTATATCAAATGCTCCAGAAATTACCAAGTCATTAAGCAAGTTAAATAGCTCAGAATCACTAACAGTAGAGGATTGGAGAAATATTGCTAATGGAATTTAGATAGTATTAGGAGGTACCGCTGCTACTCATAGAGCGTCTAAGGCTAAATCTCATGTTGATGCTGCTAGGACCAATGATGAATGGTTAAAGACTGAACAAGGATATAGAAGAATATCCGAACAGGATATGAAAAAACTTAGAGAGGCAGCTACTATTAAAGAATAGAATACCATTCTTAGTCCTTACAACGTAACGCTAGCTGAAAGTAGGAAAAGATTTGGCTTAGGAAAAGGTAAAGGGAAAGCAGATATAACTTCTGAAAACTATTACTATGACTTTGACAAACCAGTAACTACTTATTCTGGAGATCTTCCTATATAGCATACGTTTGGTCCCGGAGAAAAATGGCTAGGAACTAGAAATATACCCTCATTAAGAATTCCAGCAGTTAGAGATGCCTACAATAGAGTTATTCATCCACAAGCATACAACAGAGCTAAAGGTAAAGCAACTGAAGGTAATAAATAGAGAAGTACGTTTGATATTAGCAAATTAAGAGAACTTAGTTCTCAAACTGGAAAACTTACTTCTTAGGAAATAGCTACTATTAATAGATAGAGAGTTAAATCGGGAAAAGGAAAGCTTACTGAATAGGAAATATAGACTCTAAATCAAAGACGTTAGAATAGGGCTAGTGATGGTACTGATAATTCATTCCAAGCACGCTTATAGAGATATAAGGATGCTAAGAGAGAAGGAAAATTTACTTCTGTAGAAGATGACATCAAGAGAGCTAAGGATGAATTGGCAGAGGCTACTAGATAGCAAAGACTTGCCGTACCAACAGGATAGGGAGAAATAGTATCGCCTGATGCTAATTAGGCTAGATTCATTATGGGATTCTCCCGTGCTATTCCTACTGTTAATCCGTCTAGACCTCCTATATCTAATCCTCCAGCTATTATACCAAAATAGTAGGTTAGGATTGAACAACCTCAATAGTCTCCATTCAACTATGATAGAATCAGAGAAGGTTTAGCTAGAGCTGAAAGAGAGAGACTTGGAAAGGATATTGGAGAATAGAGATTATAGAGAGCCATAGAAGCTAACCCAGAAAGGAGTGCAAGACTTCAATCTGAGGAAGCATATAGAAATGTTAGATAGGCGTTCAATCTATATGGAGCACCATAGTATAAAAGACCTCTCACAGGGGCAGCTTATAAAGCTAAATAGGATATGTATAATAGACTGTTTAACTAGAGAAGATACGACGTTATTGAAGCTTTCAGAAATAGAGAACTTCCTCATAGACAATCTAACAAGAAAAAGAAAACATCAAGGGATGATAGAAGAACTGTTAAACGTGAAGATGGTGGTACTCTAGATCTTGTTAGAGTAAGAAAATTTCAAAATGCTGGAAAATTCCCAGAATGGTATTCCAAACTTTATAAATTTTAGAATTTAACTGGTTGGAATAATTCATTGAATTAGTCATTGGCTGGACCGTCTATTACTAACGAGAATGCTGGGCATTATAGAGCTGGGGATTTGAATGAGGCTTATACTAAAAATAATTCTTATACTTCCAATCCGAATCTAGTAGGATAGGACTTACAATCATATTATGATTCTTCTTTTAAGGGAAAATCTCTGGATGATTACGTAAGTGCATACAATGCTAATGCAGCTAAAATTAGAGGATATTGGGACTAGGAAAGAACATATAAATAGTCTGGAGCTTAGGAGCATAATAGACTATTTAAGAATATGTTTGGAAACAGAAGTGATAACTCTAATAATGTATGGAATATTGGTTATGACTCTAATTTGGAGGATATTGTTGGTTCATCTACCTGGCTGAGAAGAATGGATAGATATGAGAAAGAATTTGATAACTTGTCCGATGAGGAAAAGAAATCAAGAATCCATAAAATAGACTTAGGAGATGGAAACTTTGGATATGTCTACAAAAAAGCCAATGGGGATATAGCAGTATGGAACCAACCAGAAACTCCTGCAACCTCGGCAATACAACCTTCTCAAGAACCTAGTGATGATAACAAACAGAATAAATCATTCTTTAGTAATATTAATCCCACTATAGCTTATGGATTACCAAGAGCGGTGTATGCTGATAGAATGAATAGGAGAATTACTGATTTAGCTAAAGAATCTGTAGTTCCACTATTGAAAGACCCATTCGAAGTACATCGTTATACTAGAAGCGATTTAGATGCAGAAATGCAAGGAGAGCGTAACTATGCTAATCTTAGAAGATTAGCTAGTAGACCTATAACTTCTGATGGAAGTTTACAAACTGCAACATAGTTGTAGGCTGAGGTTTAGGGACAAGAAGCTAGAACGGCTGGAAAAGAGAAGAGTAATTAGGTTCAAAGATAGTACGATGAACTAGCTTGGTAGCAGGAGAAAGAAAACGCTGCTAACAGACATGAAACGGCTATGTTTAATAGAGCATAGTAGTGGGGAGCTGACCAAGATAAGAGTAAATTTGAATAGGCTTACCTATCTAAAAAGTTTAATATCTGGGATACCTTTGGATAGTAGTTGGAATATGATGCTAGAACTAAGCAATAGGAAAATAAAGCATTAGCTGATAATTTTGCAAGGTCAGATATTCATAATGCAGTTAATTATGCTCCTAACGATTATGGTGCTAATTTAACTCCTGAAGAGCTTACAGTATGGAACAAAGTACTATCTGGAACTAATCCTTCTAGCTTATCTACTTAGGAGTTTAACTCTTATAGGCTAGCAGCTTAGAAGGTTTCTAGAGTAGAAACTGATTAGCTAAGACAGCATTATAATATTCCTAATACAAGATGGTCTGGAAAAGCCGGAGTACCAAACACTCCATGGTCTGCCTCTATCCCATTTGTAAAGAAAGGAGGAATCATTTCGGCCAAGAATGGTTCTAAAATAGCTGTTGCAGGAATAGAAGCTAAAACTGCAGATGCTGAGAGATTTTAGAAACAAATCAAGGATTGTATTGACAGAAACGAAAAAACTCTAGATAGATTATCTAAAAGTTTATATGGACTTATAAAAGCTTCAATGATAAAATGATACTGAAACTATAGCAAGGGGGGAATGCCCTTCCCCCTCTTGTTTCTTATCAACCAGTAACGGTTACTGGTGGGGCAACCGCTGGAGCTTCTGTAGCTCCTAGCGATAATAATCAAGAGAGTGCCGACTTAACTGACAAGGATTTGCTAAAGATGTTAGAAAAATTAGATGGACTTCCAAGCGATATGGCTGTACTTACTTAGACTCTATAGAACTTCTATATAGACCAACAATATAGTCCATTCCCAAGTACTTCCAATATTGCGTCAAGATACCTCTAGGCACTGAATTAGATGAAAATAGCTAATTTCAATAGAAAAGAATATGATGACGCCTTCTCTACAGTGAACAAAAATGGAGGCATTAATGAATATGCTGTAACAGATAGAGGACAGCTATTCTGTATGAATAATGAAGGAGATTTTCAATTATTATCTTTAGAATAGTTAAAGGAAAATCCTGACTATTAGCCATTAACTAACTCAGAACTGCTCTATTATAGAGCGCAATCTCCTCAATTAGCCAACAATAATGAACTACTAAAGGTAGTAAAAAATGGTATAGGAATAGAATCTGTTACTAAAATGATATAGGATAGCATAGGAAACCTAGGAACTACTTCTGAATCAAATGAAGGCTTTGTCAGAACTCAAGCATCGTAGCTTATTAATGGTTTACAAGAGTTCATGAATGCATAGCAACAATCTGGCAATTATAATGCTACCGTAGATAATTTGTACAAAGGAAAATTCTTAACTAAGAGCCAAGCTATGTAGGCATAGGCTGCTCTTAATTATATATATACAACTCTTCCAGCTAATGCTAAGACTTTACTAAAGACTAAAACATAGAACGGAACTGATGCAGAAGCTGTTTAGCTAGTGTAGACACTAATTAACTCTAAATTAAGTTCAACTGCAGACTTCTCTTTAGATTTAGACGACCCAAGTTCTAGTTCCAAAAATAAAAATGGTGCTGGGGACGGTCTTGATGCTGATTTAGTTACACTAATTCAGGCTAGTCATGGAGGTCACGATACTGTCTACCAATTAAATAATAAGTCAGGAATAGGAATGACCGTTTAGGGAACTGCATATGAGTAGGTAAAGGACACTAAAGGAAATCATATAGGAAGAACGTCAATGGAGAATTTATTGAATGAGTCTGGATTACGTTCTATTATCAATGCTGACAACGGAGTGTACTTTGGAAATCAAAAGGTTGATTTAGATTCATTGTTAAATATCACATATGACGGAAAGGGATTGCTAAGAGTAAATCTTCCTGTACACTCAGATGGTTCTCCTAATTTTGATCTGTTAGAGGAATATTCTAACGCCCAAGCGGAGTTCTTACTAAGTTCTCAAACAGATGAGGATAGACTTAGAATATTTGGAGATACAGAGAAGTATCCCGGACTAAGCTCGCTAATCAAACCCACTGGAGAACTAGATATGGATAAGTTTGCTCCATTTATAGTGGCATCTGGTATGACGACAGATGGTATGGTGGAAATAGATAAGAAGCAAAATAAGTTTATCACTGAAGTTAAGCAATCTCCGGAATTAGTTTAGTAGCTAAAGACCAGTTTGGCAACAGGTTCTGGAAAAGAGACTCAGTATCCCGATATTGATGAGTACGACTGGACAGAATGGTTAATGCCTGAGTTTATAAATAGTTATGACCATATATTTAAAGGAAATATTTATATACCTCTTAACATGAACAAGGCAGCCGCAGCTCTAGGAGGAAATCAAACTATCGATACAAATACTGGATAGATGTTAGAAAAAGAATACCAAAATAGGGATCTAAATTTTACCAAATTAGATCCATCAATATTAAATAATTAATTATGTTTGAAAATGATTGGATATTATCAAGCTTAAGTAATCCTACCTTAGACATAGATGATTTAGTTTCAATTGGAGGTTTAAATACTAAAAATACCCAGTTTCTAAGTAAGGATTAGTATTTGAAATCAAGCTTTATTAAAGATAATCCCGTATTCAAGGACGATAAGGGAGATTTTTCTAAAGAGAAGTTTGATAGATTTTATGAAATGCAAGCATCCAGATGGAGAGATTTTTAGAATAATGAATTTCCAACTGGAATAGAATTAGATGCCTTTGATACGGCAAGCAATAAGGCTAATGCCAAAATTAAAGAAAATAAATTTAACTTAGGACCAGACTATAATCCTGATAGGGTTTAGATTGGTGTAGAAGGTTGGAGAACTACAAGTAAGAGAACTAAATCTGAACAGGAAATAGCTCAATCTTAGAAAATATTCAATCCAGAAACAGGAAAGTTTGAAAATTATACTCCAGAAGATTATGCCTTATTTAGTAATCCAGTAAAATGGGTTTAGAATCTATTTAAGGAACCTTTGGTATTAGCTCAATATGACTAGGATGAAGTTGATGAACAAGGAAATAAACATAAGAAAGGAGAATACAAACTTAATCCAGAAGGAACTTATTATTATGAGAAATTAAACGGACGTTCTCCACTTGGAAAAACAGTTTTATCAGCTGCAAATATCTTAACAAAAGAAGATTCTGCTTTAAACAAGATAGACTTCATGGATTCTGATGACCTAGAGAAAAGTGCTACTGGAGTTATAGCTAAGAATATAGCATTAATAGCTCCAATGTTTACTCCTGCAGCTCCATATTATTATAAGGCTATGGTAGCTAAGGAAATATCTAAGACTCTTCCAATGCTTCATAGTATTGCTACCAACTTGTTTGGTTCTGGAGATAATGAAGCCCCAGAATGGATGCGAAAAGCAGCCGCAGTTGGAGAATCATTATCTACTACTAATTCTGTATGGAGTAGTGAGCATACATTCTCTTTTGAAAACTTAGCTAATTTAATTTCTGATATTGCTTTACAATGGGGACAATAGAAGTAGATAGCTAAAGCTGTAGGATGGTTTGGAGATAAAAAAGCATTGAAGAAGGCTGAGGATTAGGCATTCCAATTCTACAAATCAAAAGTTGGGGGAAGTTTAAAAGGTCTAGAGGCTCCGTCTGATGAACTATGGAAACAATCTACTCTTGGTCAATTATGTATGAAAAAATACTATGACCCAGTAGTTGAGACCATGAGAAAGAAGCAAAGGCTAGGGGCTAACTTAGCTTTAGCGTATATGTCTTTAATCTCGAACACTGATGTTTATTCTGATATGCTAGAGAGAGGTGCTACTAAAAAGGAGGCTGCCTGGGTAGCATTGGGTAGTGCGGCTGGAATGTATGGAGTGGATAGGTACCTACACCTTGGAGAAGTATTCTATGATGACCTTACAGCCGAATCCATTAAGTAGGGAAGACAAGCAGTAAAAAAGGAACTGAAAGAAGCTTTCGAAGAAATATATAAACCTGGAACTAAGGATAGTCCTGGCAACTGGTACAAAAAAGGTGCGGCTTTTGGAAAGAGAGCTGCAGAAACATTTGTAGAAAATCTTAAAGACCACAATTTGGGTGGAGTAGGTAAAGCTCTTGGAGAAGGTTTAGAAGAGGTAAGTGAAGAATTAGTAACAGACTTAACTAAAGCTACGTATTCTCTACTTGGAGATTTAGGGATGTATGATAAGAGCGTTAAAGACACTGGAGCTTTTGAGAATATGTTAGAGAGATACTCAATGTCTCTACTTGGAGGTACTATTGGTGGAGGATTATTCTACGGAGTTGAGAAGTATAAGGGATTTAACAAAACTAGGGACAAAGACCTAGTAGACTTAATTAATGATGGAAGAGCTTAGGAGCTAAGAAATATAGTAAAAGGATATGTATCTAAAGGTCGTGCAGGTAATACCAAAATTTCTGGATTACAATACTCTCAAGATGATGCCGGAAATATTACTTGGTTAAGTACAGACAAAAGCGAAGAATCCTAGAACCAATAGGTAGGTAATAGGGTACTAGAGAAGATTAATTCTTTAGAGGCAGCCATAGTTGGAAGTGGTACAAAACTTAGTCAAGACCAACTGTTCGACAAGATGGTTCTACAAGAAGCAAGATACTAGGAGTATAAGAATGCTTCTCACGTGACTGGATATTATCAAGAGTTTAGAAAGTTACAGAATTAGTTGTTGCAAGCTAAGGATACTTATAATAAGGCTGCAGAGACTGCCGATGGAACTCTTGATGGAAGAATAACAGACTCTCCTACAGAAGCAGAAAAGTAGGATAAAATTAAGAATTTGTAGTAGTTTTAGACGTCGGTAGATAACATTCAGAAGAAAATGAATGATTTTCTATCTGGAGACACTTCTCTAGACTATACTAGAAAACTTAACTTTGCCTTAGACCCAGTTCTTAATTCTGCATTTTTGGGACTTGACAGAACTAAGTGGTTACTTAACAAAATAGACCCTACTTAGGAACTTACAATACAAGATTAGATAGATTTGAATAACTAGTGGAATGACCACGTTAAAGAGACTATGCTTAAAGACTTAGATAAAGCCTTTTTAGCATATAAGGCTTTAGAGAAGGTTGTATCTCCATAGATGTTAGCCCAGTAGGACTATGCTAATCAATATAAGAGCATTTTTAATGCGTTAAATTAGTTATATAATAAAGAAGATTTATCATTAGATAAATATATCAATGCCAAGCCGTTCTATACGATGGATTCTAGATTAATCGACTAGAACGGAATAGAGGAATCTGAGGAAGAGTATAATGCTAGAAACAATACAGAAGCCCCTGATGATATTCAAAAGTATTATCAAAGACAGCAAAGAGTATTTGATTTGAATAATTAGATACTAGCTGATTATATATAGCAGTTTGATGATATCTTAAGACCTATAAACTATTAGATTGATAGTTCCACAAATAGGACTATCATGCAAAACATTAGATATAGACTTAAAGACATTATCAAGAGAGAAATGCAATATCCGTTTGTCGATTAGGGCGGTAAGTTTGATGTTAATCCATATAGAACCATACTGCAAGATTTAAAAGATGATTTGTCAAATATTGATGATATACAACAATAGTTGCAGGACAAGCATTACACTATAGTAAAAGAATAGGCAAATAAAGTAATAACCCTATTAAATGATACTATTCCTCCCTTGGAAACTCTTATACCAATGAAAGACGCGGTATAGAGAGGAACTCTGAAAAATAAGATACTTAAACCTCTAAGAGAATCTAACCTAGAAAATAAGGACTAGATAATCGCAGCCATAGAAGAAGCAAAAAGAAAATATGACGAAGCAGATGAACAGGATTAGGAATTAGCAGCTATGGAACTCTATAACACTATTCCAATGCAATTCAAATCTAAGAGTCAAAATGCTTAGGTAATATTAAATGACTTTGCAAAATAGGTAGGAAAGGACTATGGAATAAAAGGTGATGGAGAGATAGGTGATAATATCACTATTGATGAATTAATAAAAGGTCTGGACACTCCAGATTCTGCCATCTATAAGTATTTTTCTGGAAAATCTTCAGCCTTACCAGAAGTACTAAGTGCAGCTCTTAAGTAGATTCCTATGAATTTTGGAAAGGATTCTAAACTTAAACTTCTTACTAACAACGCTAGTGATCCAAGAGACGTTGCTGGAGAACCAGTTAGAAGACAGATTTCTACATTAAATAGATATGTAAATAATCTGTCTAGTAGAATATAGAAGAACCCAGTATATTCATTCTATAATAAGTTATAGGTAAATTCACACAGTCCTTTAGAAAATATTCTATCTTCTATAACTAAGGAAATGTCTGATAATTAGGAAGAGGTATTCAACATGAATTATATACTTGACTAGGTGTATAAAGATTATATATCTTAGGATAAGTTAGATTCATTTGAGCTAAATGATACTCAGGCTAAACAGTTAAATAATGCATAGAAAGCTCTAGAATTACTTTCCGCATATGTATATTCTGCATCAGTATCCCCAGATGGGACTCATTATTTTGGTTAGAATAAGCAGATAAATGAGTTTGCCAATACGCATAGGGATGTTCTTACAAGAGAATGGGAACCTCTTCCAGAAATAAGTTAGGATTATGCCCAAGTATTATAGGATGAAGTAACTAACCTGAATACTGAAATAGAATTATGGAAGAGAATATCCGAGAATAATAGTATGAATAAGTTAAGACGTCTTGTTGATACGGAGAATGTTGTAAATAATCTAAGATATGAGATAGGTCGTGGACTATCTTTCTAGTTTACAGTAGGAGATAAGGAATATGATTTATCTGAAGGATTGGATTCTTTACCTCCTTTTGATGGAAACCCTGAGAATCAGCTCGGATAGCTATTCCAGTTTGAACAGACTCTTCATAATAACTTTAATAAGATATTAAAAGATACTGGATGGACTCCAGAGTAGTTCTTTGCTAACTCAGACTTTTGGAAAAGGTACTTAGGAAATTACACTGATTTAGAAAAACAATAGACCAGTAAGTTAAATGAAAATCTTACTGAATTTACTAAGTATGACAAGGCTTTGTACATTTTATCAGTCTTGTCTGATAATCCATCTAACTACTATAAATCTGTACAAAATTCTATCAAAGATAATGAGGATATTGCTCCTCTAACAGTACAATAGAATATTTCCAGACTTGGGGAAGCTGCTCATACTAAAGCATATAAGGCTGGGTTTAAAGCATTAGCTAAATTAGTTAATCCTAATAGCACAGTTACTCCAAATGTAGTTTATATAAATGGAGTAGCAGGAGCTGGAAAGACTGAGGTTGTACTAAAAAACATTAGATAGCGCTTCTATGAATAGCAAGCTTTGGTAATAGGTCCTACTACATCTTAGGCTATTAAGCTTCAAAATTCTCTTAATGAGGGAACCTCTTATACTATAGAAGGAGACGGAAATATATTTAGTAAGTTATTACCTAATTGGGATAAGATAAACGAAAGCTTTCAAAGAGCGGCCTCTGAAATAAACAAAAACGAAAAGAATACAGAATATAAGACTGAGACAGACTACTTTGTTATGCAAAGATGGGCTAAGAACGGAGCTACTGGGGTTAAAATAGGCCTTAAAAGTGACAAAATAAAATTCAATCCTGATATAAAAGCTCCGCTTGTTTTCGTAGATGAAGCTGCCCATATGAATAGTCTATAGATAGCTTTGCTAGATGAGTATGCAGAAAGAGTTGGAGGAACGGTATTTTTGGCTAGCGATTCTAACCAGTCTGGATATTCAAACGGACAGATAGAAAATTTAACGACAAATGATATATTTGCTACCAGAACTTCTAAACTTCAAGAGTCTTTAAGAACTTCTAATATTCAGAAGCAAAGTAATAATAATAAAGTTTCTGCAATATTAGATACTGCAAATGATATTATAGAATCTGGAGATAACCAATTATGGCATGATTTTGAAGCCAAGCTTCCAAATCTTATCAGGAGGTTGAATTTAAGAGTCTATAATTAGTAGGATGATATAAATGGAGACTTAATCGGAGGAAACATAGACGAAGTAATAAAGATACTATAGGATAAACATAAAGATGCTAGTATAGGATTCATAGGAGATGTTAACTCGTAGGCATATTAGAAGCTTAAATCTGCAGGATTTTCTAATTTAGGAGAACCTCTAACAGAGAAAATTGTTCCTGGTAAGAAATTTATGCAGGGTTAGGAATTCGATTATGTTATAGTAGATAATATAGACCTATCTGTAGACTTAGATGGACCAAATTCTTATGATAAGGTAACTTTCTTAAGAAGATTTTATACACTAATGTCTAGAGGAAAGACTGCTTCTATTTTCTTAGATAGGGGATTATCTAGACTTGTTGGAGCCAATACCCAAGATGATATGAAATCTATAGGATTTAGTTTAGCTAACCAAGTTTAGTTATTTAGAGATTAGTATTCTAAGGCTCTAGATAAGTTAGACCTATCATAGACTACTCAGGAAGAAACTCCGGAAGTGAAGGAAGAACCAGAAGTTAAGGAAGAGGGAGAAGAATTAGTAATATCTCCAACAGTTGAAAATACTCCAGAGTTTAATCCAGAAGCTTCTGAAGAGCAAGTGTAGCAACAGTTAGAATCTAATAAAACAGAAATATATAAGGATTTCGTAGAAAAGAATCCAGCTGAGCGTCAAGATATAGAAGTATCGGAATTATCGGATCTTCTGATAGAAGCTAATACAGTAGTACCAATTACAGGACTAAAAGAGACTCTTGTTAATCCTGATGGGACACAAAGAAAATATCCAGCATGGCTTCCGGGAGAAAAAACTTCTGTTAGAAGAAACATTAATGCTATATATGATGGAACTGAGCCAATCACCAAGAGAGTAGATAAACAGAGATATTAGGATATTATAACTAAAATTCAAAGTTCTGTCATATTTGGAGGTAATGTAACTGACCCAGCTATGACATCACTATTAGGATTTAGTGAGGCTTGGAAAAACAGAAAATTATAGTTAGAAGTCAGAAGAGCTACTGATTCTGACAACTTTGGAATAGGAACCGACTTGAAACCTACATACATAGATATAGACGGAGAACGTTATATTGTATCTATTACTTGTAGACTAGATGGTTTAAGTAGAACTATTTAGGATACTCCATTCTCAGCTGTATTTGATATATGCCTTCTTTCTGATTTTAATAACTTAAGAAAACCTGCTGTATAGTAGGCTATAAAGGATAAAATAAATCAGAGAATTAAGGATGGAAAAATCACTGGAGAGAATAAGATTAAGGCAGAAAGATTTAGAGATAACTTGAGCGAATCTGTTAAATAGTACGAAGGTTTTATTAGAAGAATAGTTTCTGAACATCCAGAAGGTCATGCTATAGAACTTACTCCTGATATGTACGAATCGCATTAGACTACTAGACTGGTCAAGAGGAAAGTTCCAAGAAGACTTGGCGGAACCTTAAGTATAGCAACTGTCGAGAACAACAGAGTGGACCAAGACGGAAACTATATATCTGATTATAATAATTTCATGGATACTGACAAGAGAAAAGTAGTTTCTCCAGTATATATTTTGGGAAATAAATCAGATGTATTGAAAGGAAAAGTATCAGAGTCTATTTTCGGTAAGGCTGTAGTATTTGCATCATCTAATACTAATCTTTCTCCAGAGGAGTTAGCCGATAGATATATAGAGCAAAAGAGAAATCCTGATGCACATACTCCAGAAGTCAGAATGATTGTTCTTAATAATCATGGTTTAAGTTTTACAGAACTTATTACTCATAGAATATAGAATCAATTAACTGGGGAAGGAGAAAAAGCTAAAAAGCCTTGGAGAATGGATACTCTAGGAGTTAGGATGTTCATTGCAATGTGGAATTTCAGAGCAAGCTTAGAAAATTTCATATCTCAATTAGATAAGTGGAAACAAGAAAATGGTTATGACAGCAATAAGATACTAGATATTTCCAAAGTTGAATCTGAACTATTTAGTAGATATGGCAAGAATTGGATAACTTAGCTAAATGCTGGTAGTTAGGAGGTATAGAAGCTACTAAACCTGTATAAAGTAACAGCAGCAGACTTAGAAAACTTAATAAAGTTTAACTAGGAATACTGCAAAGATATACCTACTTTTAGGCTAGGAATTGACCTAACCAACAAAAACATCGGCGGATATGTAAGGTCATTTGATGTTAGTAATTCTAGTGTATATGGAAAGAATGAGGCTAATATGTTAGCTATAGAAGAAGAATATGCACATAAGTACCATTCTATTCTATCGTCTATATTAGAACAGCTAACAGCTAATGAGCCTCCTGAAATATTTAGAAGGGCTGGATTAAACTTTAAACCTATGGCTACTAGACTGGCTAAGGCTGATGGTTCTAACTATGCTACGAATGAATATATAGGAAAGAACGAACAAAAAAGAAATCTTTCCGGACTTATTCATACAAATAATAAGAACATAGTAATTGGAGAAACAGACGAAAACGGAAATGTTATATCAACGTCTACTATTCCTGCAGAATCAATGTTCAGCTTCTTCCCCAAGGCTGTTTCAGCTATTGCTACTAAATCAAGAATATATCAAACTAATAGTAAAGCTAATGGGTTGATTAGTATTACTACTATTGACACAAAGAATAATACTGATAAGTTTGATTTTGATATTTCAGCGCTATTTGGGGATGGAATGTTGGAGAGAAAAGGTAATGATAACACATTATTTAATATGTTTAATCTTATCTTTCATGGTACTGTATAGAGCTTAGAGGAGCCTCATGCCTATACTGAGGAAGCTCCGTTTAAGTATGGAATATTTGTAGACCCAGATTTAGAAACTAGTCAGGATTATAAACAAATAAACGTTAGAGGACAAAATGGATAGGATTATGCATTCCTAAAATGTGGAACTAATCCTATATACTTTGACGTTGACGTTGATGTTATATCTGGAGGTATTGCCCTTAACCTTTCTAAATTATTAGAGGGAGGAAAGAGATAGCTAAAAGAAGAAACCAAGGTAGAAAACCCGGCGGAATAGTATATAGGTTATTCCTCTAAGATAGTAGATGAGTAGGATAGAACTAGATTCCAGAACTTCCTTCTTAATGAAGGAAAAGAGGACAATGAACAAAGCTATATGGAATATATTACTATATAGAACAACAGAAAATTGATTAATTTCTTTAGAAACGGATCATCTGTTGATAACATAGTAGAGCTTATTAATATGTAGCTAGGATAGCCTACCATAAAAGATGTAAAGTATGAAAATGGAAAAATAATATATACTGACGTAAACGATGGCACTGGAGAGTTGAGTTTGGACACTGAGGATATGTATATCTCTATGACACCAAATAAAACTAATTCAGTTGAAGAGATTACTGGACAGTCGTTTGATTCTATGGTTGTTGACCCAACAGGAATGGATATAATGACACATCAGGACTTCCTAAATTAGCTAGAGGAAACGTTCTAGGATGATAGTGATATATAGATGCTATCAAATTCTTCAAACGTAGAAAGCTATCTAGAATTGTTAGTAAGTATGAAAGATACTTTGAATAATAAAATAGAACAACTAGAAGATTCAGATTTAAAATGGAATTTATCTGATTACTTATTGTATGTAGATACTTCATGTTTTTAAAAATAAATGACTATGGCAGCTTGTAATGTTAAGTACGACAAAAAAAGTTATTAGCAACTAGCCTCAGATTTAAAGTTATTGTATAATCAAATTAATAGACCTGGAATAGAGGACAGAATTATTAAAACTTTGGAATTTAAGTATAAATCCAAAGATGGTTAGGATAAAAGATTACTTCTAACAGATTCTGAAAACTTGGATGAAACTTCTAGAGAGTTTATTGACGATGTAAACAATATAGTATGTGGGCTAGCTAATGCTTCTTTAGACAAATTACCAGAAAAAGCCATGAAGTTTAGAAATATTGTGTTGTCAACCTTCTTCGACATGAATAGTGTCGGAGAAGTGACAACTCAGATTTCTGAGACTGAAAAGGAAATGGAAACTGATGAAAGTCAAGAAGCAAGAAAATTATAGAAAGTAGAAGACACTTTATTAGAAATATACGGACCGATAAATACTGGTCTTATTCAGGAAGTAACTGACAGCTTTGGAAGAGAACTTAAATAGAAGTTAATATATAATAACTACCTGAAAACTAAGTACGAGTTGACCTCTGATGAAGTCAACAAAAGAATCGTGGACTATAAGGAAGGGAAATTTGAGAGCATTCTTGGTCATCTAAAGGAATAGTTCCCAAATGATTCTACTTTGCAATCCATTACAAGTATGTATAGCAATGGAATGTTAAATTCTAGTCAGTACTACTATGTTATAGATGCTTTTAGAAAATATGTATTGCAAGACCCCGATAGAAATACAAAGTTTAACCAATAGTTAGAGGATAAAATCCTACAGAAAAATAAAGTATAGCAAGAATATCTCTATAGACAACTAATTAAGACTATACTAAATAACCCTAAGCTTAATACATGGTTTAATAACAAGTACAATACTAATTATACGAACTCGGAAGCAAAGACTTAGCTGTTTATGGCTAACAGATTCTCTAATTACTATCTAGAAATTAAGGATAAACTTCTGAAAGAAATTGAGAGAGGTGCAGAGTTTAAGGATGAAGTATTGCCTATTATTCAGGAGATAGAAAATCCTAAGGATGATTTATTAAACTATGTAAATGATTATATAGTTCTTACGCAATTCGATGATTTATTGGCTTAGAAACTAGGAAGTAGTATTGGTATAGAAAGAGGCTTCTTGAATAATGTAGAACCATAGAGATAGAACGCTAAGAAATATGCACTGAGAGAATCTCATGCGCATCAAAAGGCAGGATGGGAAACTGCTAACAATGAGGGAAGTGAAGCTCATACTAGTACTGGAGTAAAGGATATGTTGGACACTATATTTGTTTATAAATATAACGAGTCTCATCAATTACTTCCTTAGACATTAAATATGACGTCATTGATGCAGGCATGGCAATCCTTGTTATCTGACGTATTGAATAATAATATCAATTTCGATACAAGTAACAGTGAAGCCGTTGTAGGAGTATTGAAAGATTTAATTAATACATAGAATGTTAATGTTTTAGATAATATTGTAGATATTCTAGAAATATTATTTAAACCATAGGCTATTCAAAATTCTAGAGGTAGAATGATAGATTTTATGCGCAATGAGAACCTGTTCTCAGAATAGCATAAGAATATACTATATTCATTCTATAATGAAGTCTTGAATAAGGATAATCCTAACTCAAATATATCTATAGAATTAGGAAGAGTAAATGACAACCTAAAATATGGAACTAAATTCTTAGAGACTGTTTCAGATTTATGTGCCATTATCTATAGAAATGTAAACAACAATTACATTGATTGCAATCTACAATCATCGAAATCTTTATTTGCTGTAAAGAAGAAATTTAATTGGGATGCTGACTTATTTGATTCTGTCGAAAGAATTACTTTTAGAAGTAAGACCAGATAGATAAATAAACTTGGGGAAGATAGATTGTCTAAATATAACTATACTTCTGTGCCAGATTAGACTGGTAAGTTTATATCTAAGGTTGAACTTCCTGGAAAGGAAGGAACATTATATACATTTGGATTTAGATATAATCAAGGAGCTTCTAATATGGAGGGACTGTTCTCTACTATGGACAACTTAGAGCTAGAGAACTCTACGGTGAGCATAAATGGAAAAGAGGTTCCAATGTTAGATATATTAGCTGGCATAAACCTTAGAGACTTTAGTAATAAAGTTCTTCAAAATAAAGAATTACTAAATGAGTACGAAACAGTTCTAAATAATCTATTAGAAATGTTTGATTATTATTTAGATACTAATTTCCTATCTGATAAAGGACTAGAAGCGTTATAGGGATATAAAGACAAGTATACTTATGACCCAAAAAATAACTTATTTTCTAAGAATTATCTTAATCACTTCCTAAAGTTAGCAATTAGAACTGCTGACATTGATAACTAGGTAAAACTCGCTGGGGATTAGGATATGAAATAGTTTTTGATGGAAAACTCTAAATATACAAGTTTGTTTAATAGAGAGTCTAAAAAGCCATCCTCTAACGTTTTTGACATCCAGGCTAATAGAGTTTATTTTAAACCTGTAACTACTAGTGATAAAGCACTTAGCGACTTAGCTAAAAGCTTTGTGGAAGCATCTGGTAGGTCTGTACGCTCTACATCTTTAAATAAGGCTGGTTCAAGTGTCTCTAACTATAGTATATCAAGATTAGGCTCGGAATTAAATAGACGTTTACATAAATAGCGCCAAGATGGTGGACCAGCAAACTCTTTATTATTTGTATAGAACCCTAATGCTATAGATATAGACCCAGTAATTGATGGAGAAATAACCACACCCATTGGCGATGTTAAAGCTGTTAGAGATATGTCCTCTTCAGAGTTATTTCAACACGCAATTCTAGATAAGTTCTATAGTTCCTTCTTGAAGACTGGAAGAATATGTTTCCAACCTACTGTATACTCTGATAAGACCAACTTCTTAAATTATATGTCTAATCTATCTATGTTTAGTGATAACATAATGGATCTAATGTCTGATAAGAGTCAAGAATTTGTTGATTTATATAGAAATACTTTCTTCTCTGCCCATAATCAAATTCAAGCTAACGTAGTAACAAAAATGGAAAAACTAATGTCATTTTTGACTACTGAATATGGAGCATAGTTCAGAAAGGAAGGAGATGTATTTACGTCTAACAGACTAGATAATGTTAGAACATTCCTAAGAAATAGAACTGAGAGTGATTTAATTTCTCTTGTCTTTAGTTATAACCAACACAATCTTGAGAAGATAGAGTTAGAGAAAGACAAGGATTACAGAAATAGAAAGAAATTCTGCGACCTTAATGAAATAACAGATTTTTATGCTAAACTATATAATGAGCCAGTTCGTCTAAAGAAATTTCTAAAACAACAGTAGGAACTGTTCCTAGAAAACCTTAGAGAATATGGTGTTAATTTCCGACTGTTTGATTCAACTTAGGAATTGAACTCTTGGATTAATAATAAATTAAATGAGAAGGCTGCTACTTAGACAGTTAGATTATTGTCTGACACTAAACTGCTTCAAGTAAAAGATAGACAAGCTTTTGCTGACAAGTGGATTGATAAAGAAACAGGAGAGTTGCTACTATAGAAAGATTCAGAAATGAATCCATTCTTGGAAAAATTCTTCTATATAGAGGGTTTATTTAGTAATAACCTAAGACTAAGTTTATCTGGAACAGAAATAAATCATCCAGACAAAGCAAAGGGAACACTATTTAATAAGATAGCTTCTGCTGTTAGTGATGTAAAAGAAGCGGCTAACAATCCGATAAAAACTAATGTAGCTAGAAAGGCTTTAGAGAATATACTAAATAATAACAAAATAGGTTTTAGTTCTCTTGATAATTTTATCGAAGAGTTTTCTTCAATGAGAGCTATAAATGATTTAGATGAAAAACCTAATATGTAGGATATATATGATAAAACTATCATAGAAATTATAAATACTGCATAGGGAACTCAATTTAAACGTAATGTTATTATTCCAGCTACTTTGTAGCATCCTCTTACTGGTTTAATAAATGGTGTTGCTAGTAAGGTTAATGCTGCTGTTGCATATGATATGTCAGCACCGGTCAATAACCTAAGAGAATCTGATGAAATAGATTCTTAGGATGGTAGTTCAACTATGTCTCCTATTCAAGTTATTTTGGAAAATAATTCTTTGGGAGATTAGAGAGTTGGAACAAACAGAAAGCCTATATGGGACGATTAGACTGGAGACTTAACGTCATTTCTGGCTAAGTTTGCATCATTTGGATAGACTAATGCGATGATGTTACAATCATTATAGTCTAATTCAGCTTAGTATAATATGTTCAAGAAAATGCATAATATACGTTGGAATGGAGCTATAGATTTGACTAAGAACATTAATCAATTCCAGTAGACAGCATATGACTAGGAAGAAGTTTCTAGATGGTTTAGAGAAGCAATTTTAGGAGGAGAAAAATTATTCTATAAGAACCAGCTTGGAGAAATAGTCTAGGTAACTGACTTTGGAAAAGACAATTCTGGATATTTTACCGTAGAGACTATTCTAGGAAAAGGCTCTAATAAGGTATATCATTACTTTAGTGATGATACATCTGAGCATAGTACAGTTGGTGGATAGGGATTCCATACAATAGACAGTCTTTATGAATTGTTTGTTGCTCTTGGAGGTATTAATTGTACTAACGCTAAGGGAGTAACTTCCGAATTTAGTAATTAGGTTTTAACTAACTTTGTAATTAATGTTGGATATAAGGTTAACCCGAAAGTAACTTCTATAAACGATATAGTCCAACCACTTAAAGATAAGTTTGTAGCATATGTATTTAATAACTCTGCAGTAAAGAACGGTGCTAAGAACATAAACAGTAAAGATGTGTGGACTAATAATGCTCCTCTTAATACTTTCTAGTTAAATATATAGGGATTAGGTATTCAGCTTAATGCTGACCATGATGTAGTTGACTCAGAATTAACAGAGTTCTCTCAGGTAGTTGCGGCTTGTGCGGCATATGGAAAGGATTATAAGTCTGTAAATGAGATTTACTACGGATTGGCTGAATCAGCATTCTAGGCTTCTGAGTAGGAATTAACTAATATACAAAGATACTTCAAAGATTACGCTGAGGACCCAAGTAAAGCTAAATACTAGTTGTATAAGATAGTTGGAAAACTTATAGTATAGTCCAAGAGTAATAGTGATATGGATTTAACTGAAAAGTTAAAATAGGAAATAAACAAGGAATTTAAGGTTAACAAAGATAACTCATCTTCTGGTTTAAAGATTCCTTTTAGCGATCCTAGTATCTATACACAATTTATTACTAATATTACTTCTGTAATTAATTCCAAGTCTATTAAGCGTAAACACCCTGGGTCTGGATATGTTATGGCGCCAGGCTATAATGTAGTTCAATACTTTCAATGGTTTGACCCAAAAACTAAAACATATAGGAAGTATCTTTTTGAGGATGTTTTAAAGAGAGCTAGAAACGACTTTAAAGGAAAATTAAGAAGTGAGTTAGAAGCATGGTGTGCCAAAAATGGGGTTGACCCAAACAAATATGGAGAACGTAAAAGAAGAATTTCAAGTTTTGACCTAGCTACACTAATTTAGGAGTCTTCTGATAAGATAGACACTTCTCTTATTCCTTATTTAGGTATAACATCTTAGGACACGACTGAGTATAATAGACAGCTTGTAAATATGTTTCTAGCTTCTAAACAAGAGGCAGAGCAAGTAAGGGATAAGTCTTGGTTTATGCCTACTGATATTGTTAATATTATCAAAAATGATGGAACTGTAATATCTCACGATTTATCTGATATGGCTGATTTCTTTAAATTCAAAAATGGAATATTTGACATAGAGGACGAATACAATGTAAAAATTAATCAAAAGGGTAACAAGTTTACTATTACATTAAATGAAGATAAAAATTCATCATTTGTTATCGAGAAAGAGACAGATTCAGATAAATGGAACATTCATTTTAAGACGGGGGGAAGAGATTCTAATTTATAGAGAAGAACTCCGTGGATGGGAGCTAAAGAAGATTAGAAAATTAGACTATTCAATGCTGCTCTATAGGTTTTACCTGACGGAGCTATTCTGCGTTTGTCTCCAACTACTCAGGAATAGTTAGATACAAGAATAGGAGGCTTGACTAAGGGAAGTGTCGTAGGGTATTAGAGCATAATAGAAAACGAACAAAGGCACTCTGGAGTTAATTTAGAAGTTGTTTCTGAACCTTATACTGTCTCATATTTTGATAAAGATAACCAAGTAAAATCTACTTAGGTTAGAGAGTATAAGAAAATCTCTAATACTAGTAAACATACTTACAAATTAAACATAACAAAGCCTAATAATCTTAAACCATCTCTTCTTAGATGGCAATATGTAGACCCAGCTGATGGTATCACCAAGTACATGACTATATATGACCATCCGATTATTAGAGGTTCTTGGAACTTACCAAAATCTGAAAGACCAAAACAAACTTAGATATAGTAGGTTTTAGACTTACTAGATGAAGGAAAGTTTGAATTGAATGGATAGATATTAGATATAGTTCCAGGAAGTCTTGAAAATACAGAAACTGAAATAGTTCTTGGTAATATGTACAAGGACATCTTTCAAACTGGAGATGCTACATTAGCAGATATTATGGACTAGGGAGAGAATTTCTTCAGAAAACAGACTGAGGTTCCAAAGATTCCCGCTGGATTTTATAATCTTGCATTTGTTAAGAATAATGGTCAGCATACTTTAGTTTCGTTTAGTAATCTAATAGAAACTCTTAATATATACGAAGACCCGTTTGATTATACTTAGGAGTATATAAACGATAATAACGAAATTTATACTCACTAGGATGGGATAAAGATTGGAAAATATATACAATCTTCTTGGAAATATTCAGATGGTAAGGTTTTAGACTAGAACAATCAAGAGATAGATAAGTCCCGCTATAGACTTATCCAAGATGAGAATGGAAACGTAGAGAATGTATTGTAGAGAATAGATTATGTCAAAAGGTACAAATATACTAAATCGGAATTAGTTAATGGAGAGTAGTAGTTAATTAACTATACTTTATACAAGATAGCTCCCGTTTAGGATATAAGAAATGCTTTAGACAAAAAAAGCAAAGACTAGGATGTATTAAATTCAGACGCTTTCCACCAAATCTCTTCTATACTTAATAACATTTATTCTCAGGATAAGTATATAGACATATAGGTTAATACTGGTGTAGAACTAAACCCAGATCTTAGGAGAACCATCGCCAATAGTCTTGTAGACTTCGGAAACGATACAAAATATGATAAGGAATCTAATAAAAGAGTCTTAATGACTCCAGAGGAAATTTAGAAACTTCCAAGATTCTAGTAGCATATGATTGAGTTACGAAATGCTCTAATTGGAAATAATTTCTAGGAATAGTACAGGTAGATAAGAACGTCTTACTATGAATATCTCCAGTAGTACAAGAAGCAATATTCATCGTTCTTAACATCTCTTCATTTCATCTCTTCTCGTATCCCAGCACAGTCATTGCAATCATTCATGCCCATGACTTGTGTAGGATGGACTGCTGATACCTCTAATACTGCTTATGTTTCCTATATTTAGACATATTTGTAGGGTTCTGACTACGATATTGATAAAGCTTATGTTATGGGACAATCGTTTAGTGATGATGCTATGTATATAGGCTGGAGTCCATTATTCAATTATTCTTCTGAGCAAATGGTTGATGCTAGTAAAACTCTTCCATTACCAAGAGGAAATAAATTAATTGTGGTGGAAGGAGAGCAATATTCTATAGAAAACGAACTTAATAGTATATTATCTTCATCTGGTCCAGAAAGACTTAGAAAAATGGCTAACTTGATATATAAGATAGACAATAATAATGGAAGATATAATTACATAGTTGGAGAGAATGCTGATTAGAAGTAGAAGATTATAGAGCAGATTCAGAAACATGAAAACTATAAAGTAAGCTATAGATAGAGAGAGTAGGCATACAAAAATGTAGCCAGTGCTAATATTAGAAATGTTGTTCATAACATTAGAAATAGAGACTAGGCATATTCTCCTATTACAATGAGGGACTTGCAGAAAGAGGCTGACAAATCTCCAAAGGGAGCTAAAACTAAGTAGTTAAATATGATGAATCCGCTTACCAAATACGTAATGCAAAACCAGAACTTAGTTGGTAAAAACGTAATTGGTATAGCCGCTAATGGTGAAAAAGACTGGTTTAACCTTACTTACTACTATCATAATGTATTAAGAAATGGAAATCAGAAAGATAGATTCTTCCTAAAGATGAGTCACTCATACAGTAGATTATCTGGGCGTGCTACTGACCAACTAATGAACGTGGTTGTAAAACACATTCCAGACTTGTGGAATGCTTCCCCAGAATTGTCTTAGAAAATTAAGGAAGAATTTTATGCTACATATGATGGTTAGATAGACATGGATGATAAATATGTAGACTAGTTAATTTCTCAGATTCTTTCAGCAGCAACCGATAATGCCAAAGAGTTAATTCTAGCTAAAATTAATGCCGGTACTAACTTGGCTAAATATCATCTACACCTAGTTATGATGGGATTCAATCTTAAGGATATTGTAGCATTTATGACTAGTCCTGTAGTGGAGTTGATAGATAAGTATAGTAGAAACGATTTATATAAAAATCAAACAAGTTCTGTAACTAATGCCATTAAGACTCTGAATGGAGACATAGACTTATCTAAATTAATAGTTAATCCATAGGATAACCTTTCTCCAGAAGAAAGAATAGAAGCTATGGAATCTTAGATGGAAGCTATGGAAGCTGAGGCAGATATGATGATGGAATTAATGGCAGAAGGTCGCACTCCGAGAAGAGTAAATAATGAGTATTCTTGGGTAATTAAAGAACTTGGTTCTATGTATAAGACAGCATAGGCTAGGTCTCTTAAAGATTTTGTATAGAAATATATTAAAGCTAAGACTGAACCCTTATCTGCCAATAGTCCAGAATTTATGGCAGCCTTAGCAAACTATGAGTTGCCAGTAACTTCTAATATGAATACTAACTATGTATTCAGATATATAGACTAGATTGTAAACGATATAAGATCCCAGATAGAAGACTATAATAGGATTCATCCGAATAGTAACTATTCTATGCTAGACTTCAAGCTTGACTTAAATGAGTTCTAGAGAATAACAGATGAAGCAAATGAGACTTCTACATTAGCCTCTGTATGGTTGAAATTAAATTAGGGTATCCCACAAACGGATATGGATTTAATTAAACTAATCAAGAGAATGTACGCTACTGTATCTACTAGAGAGAGAAGAATGGGTATAAAGAAACCTGTAGATTCTAACAAGTAGAAATTTGTCAATTTGTCCGACGAAGAAGATATAGTTACTGGAAATTCTGGAACTAAATAGGAACTTCTACAATATCTGGAAAGATATTCTATGTTACCCACTGTCCCAGAAACCTCTAAGAACAAAACAGAAAATGGTTTGATAAAGACTATAAAGAACATCTAGGGAAATAACCCAGAGTTGTCTTTTGCTGAAATAGTTTCGATATTAGAGGATGCAGTTAATACGGATTTGTATGGAAATTTTGATTTATATAAATTTCTGAATGATGAGAAAGTAGTACTTCCCCAAAGTTCTAGAACCATCTATAACACTAGATAGGGAGACCTTGTTTCATATAGGGAGCTTGCTGCTACATATTATAACTTAATTAAATCTAGTTGGAATATTCTTGATATGGTCAATCGTATTCCACACTACAAAATGAACCTAGATTTATTAAATTATACTCTATAGCAAAGACATCTATTTGCAAATAAGTCTAAAATAGTAGACCAGTTAATTTCTTTAGGAGAACTATCCTATAGTGCTTTATCCGATAGAGATTATAAAAACATCATACAGTATGCCGATAAGATATTGATAACATCATATTTCTTATCTAAAGAAGAACCTATAGATATATCTAAAGTGGATGATACGAAAGTATACGATTCTAATTATGACTTAGTTAGGTCAGATGAATTATATCTAAATTCTCTTAATGGAATTGACTCACTAAAGAACTTTGTAGAAAATAATTTCTTTGAGTGGTTGAAGAATACTTACCCAGATAATTTCCTGGTTAAAGAATTAGTATAGAGTTCTAATAGGGGAAAGAGTATGTTAAGAACAGCCCTTAATCTATTTGAAATTGACTAGAGTCTGACCAACAAGTAGACCTATAATAGATACCTAATAGGTATTCAAGAGTTGGCTAATGAAAAATTTGATTAGAATCACTCAGTAGCTGACATACTGATGCTATATAACCTGGCAGTGAATGGAACCAGATTGGGAGGAAAATACATGACTGGTATATTTAGAGATTAGGTCAGAGAAGGTAATGTTCTGTATGATTATTATAAATTCATGTCTGAACAAGATTATAATGATGACTTTAAATATATTATGCCAACTAAGAGAGATTTCTTAATTGCTATGGCCCCTACTGTATATTCTACTTATGCATTAAATTATAGGACAGAGCCTTATGTTAAAGTTCTTAATCCAGCTCATGGATATGACGTGTATAAAAGATACTATGATAAGTCTGATTATACTTGGAAGTATGACATGAGTAAACCAGAATCCCTATTATAGTTAGACCATCTAGGTTTAACGTAGGGGGAGATAGATGAAAGAACTTATAATTACGCACAGAACTCTCTGGTAATGTTCCCAGAACTTCATAAGAGATTAAGAGAAAATTCTATATTCTCTGGAAGCGGAGAAACGAATATGAAAGACAAGGTGTTATAGTTAGCACAATATATTAGATAGAACAGGTTGCTTATTTACAAACTATGTTAATATGGAATGTGATGTAATTCTTGAGATAGGAGGGAAAAGTAATTTTAAAATTGATAGAGAGTCTAGTGAAAAGGAGCTAGACTCTCTTCAAGATATCGTGGAGTACTTAGACACCCTTCCTGAACATAAAATAAAACAGTTGATTTACGACTTGTAGACATCCTCTACAAGAGTGAAAAACTCTCAAAAATACTTCTTGGACAAACAGCTAATAGGGAACTGTTCTTTCGAGAATTTGAAACTTCGTTATCCAGAGGAAACGGAATTGATTAAAGATATTGAGAAACCCTATATAATTACTCTAGTAGATAAAGCATATTCTAACGGAGATATGCTTAAAGGAAGGGTTGTAGTGAACGGAGTAGTTAGTTATATATTTAGAAATAAGTTTGATGTTCAGAATTTTGCCGAAACAGAACATAAGAAACATCTTGCCGAACAAATTATAGCTGACAATGATATTACTGATTAGTATCTATCAGAAAAGTATAAGGATAAACTGAATATTATTAAGGATAACTATAAGAAGAACTTAGAGAGAATTACTAAGGAAGTAGACCCTACTCCATCTGAGTAGTTTACCATTAAACATCTTATTTTAGATTATCTTAATAATAGTAGTGACTATACCAAGCTGATAAAGGTAGGAGACTAGATTATTGATTCTGGTTCTGTATTGAATGATTTCTGTAGAGAACTTAATAAGTAGTAGGTAATAAATGAGGATTCTGAATCCGACTTAGCTAGATACTTAAGAAGACTACACTGGAAAAGAGAGTCGTTTGGAAAATCTGAATTATATAAAGGGTTAGTTACTTACATTCCAGAATTTTCGCAAGAAGTTAGTGAGTAGTAGTTCATAAATCTAGATTAGGATGGAATGGAAAGTTTACTTCAAAAATACTTTAAGAATGATATTATTCTATCTAACTATCATGTAGAATCAGTTGGCAAATCTGCCCCTCAAACTATAAGACTTACCAAGTCTTAGGTAAAAAAATTGTTTGAAAATACTTTAGCTCTTAAGAATACGGAGAGAAAGGCTTTAGGAGAATTGGAATTATCTAACAGTTATGAGGACAATATATCATCCTTAGAGGACGCACAAGCCTTCTTTCAAGGTCACTTAAATATGGACATAGACGGAGAGATATATACTCTAAATATTTCTAAAGATAAGGACTAGATAGTGTACAGTTATAGAGGTAAGAAGCTCACAAACGATGATAAGGTTAAGTTAAAAAGGAAAGGAAGAGTTTTAAAAGATGAATTTAATTTTGGATACGACACAATGAATATATTTACTCCAGTAAATGAGGATGGAGTAAATAACGGATACTACAAAGGGTACTATATATATAATCATCTAAACGAGGCTGGGGATAATATATTTATAGTAAGTAACAGTGTTATTAGTCCAAATCTATATGACCCTGCAAAGTTTAAATCATTGAAGGATGCTAAGTTAGCAGTAGAAGGATTTAACCGCTCGGCTAATGTATCAAAACAAACTAAAGTGGGATTAAAGCAAATATTAGGAAGTTCTGATGGAAAAAGATATGTTAACCTAGAATTTCCGACTAATGTTGGCTAGACCATAAACTCTATAGCCTATCCAATAGGCCCAAAAACTAAATTATTTGCTCAGGAGCATAATTTAATTACCACAAAGAAGCCCTCAGAAATCCAAGCCTTTTATAAATAGAGAGGTATAGATATTTCATCGTTAGACCTTCCTGAAAAAATAGGAATCTTTCTATATGCAATGACAGAAAATGGATATTCTATCAATGCTATGTAGGGAAAGACCTTAGAAGATTCTGACTATGCCAATATAAGAAAAATCATATTTGATATAAATAATGCTCCAATTAAATAGTATCTAGTAGAAAGAAGTAATAAGAATGGTGAGGGTAATTATACAACCTATATAAAATCCTTATCTGATTCTGGAATCACTATAAATTCTACTGGAGTAGACTTGGCAGGAAATCCTCCGACGTAGAGTCTTACGAGTACACTATTTAATTTAAAAGATACTCTTGAGAACACACTTTTCAAAGATACTCCAATTAAGATAGTTATTACAGATAATGAATAGCTAGCGCAACTTCAGGACTAGAACGGAAATAGAATATTCCCCGATGGTACTGATGGGGTGAGGGCTTTTATCTATGACAATAATCTCTACATAAATCAGAGTAATGCTAGTATTAATGACCTTCTTCATGAAACTTTCCATATTGTACTAGGAGCCATAAAAGCTCAGGATATGAATGAAGGTACTAGAAATTATGAAAACATTTTGAATTTCTATGATAAAAAAGTATCTTAGATGACTAAGAATAGAGTTAATGACCTCTATAGAAACTTAGCATATATAGATAGAATGGAAGAGGGTGTCGTTAGACACTTAGCTAGATAGGTTGAAAATGGTGATGTGTTTTACTATAGTGATAGAACTAATGAAGCGATTGATTTGTTTAGATAGCAATTTCTAAACATAAGACAAAATATTAGAAAAAATATTAAACTTGATTTGGATTCCGATTTGGGTTTCCAGTCAAGCATAAATACTCTAGTATCATCATAGGTAGGACAAATGTAGAAAAACCGTATCATTTCAAACCTTATAGAGAAAGGAATTGAGAAAGGTTTAATATTAGAAAACTGTAAATGAAAGATTGTAATTACACATTAGTTGGAAAAAGGCAGTATAACCACTCTTATGACGAATTAATCAAAATCTTGAAAAGAAGTCCGCAGCTTGCATATGACATTCTTTATTCTAAAGATTATAATCGTTAGACAAGAGTGGTTGACAAACTGTCAGAATTAAAGGAATAGGGGAAACGCAAGTTTAGAAAGGAATTTTCTGACAGGGTAGATGTTATAAATGGATGTGCAGAAATAAACGCATCTGGATATACAACTCAATCATTTATTGATTCTGGGTTATATGTTGACCAGTATGGAAAACAAATAATGCCGGTTTTATAGGTAGATGATTATATTGAAAGAATGAAATCTCTATACGAATAGAAGGGATTAACTAAAGATTAGGTCGATTAGCATATCTCTATTTTAAAAAATAGCTGGAAAAGAATAGCAGAAGATGGTAGAGATTTACATAAAATTATCTTGAAGCAAGGTAAGGAAACCTCTTACTCCTAGACTGAGGATAATACTAAGGGTACCTCATTTGAGCACCTAAGTGACGTTATACACGACTAGGTTTATGATGATATATTTAGTTAGGTATACTTAGGAAACGGAAAAGAATCTAGAGAACTTGGGGATGACTCTTCTCCAGTTATTCTCAAGAATCTAAATCTCTCTGCCAAATTAATAGGAAGAGACGAAACTATTACTGGACATATTGATTATATTGTAGTTAAACCAAATGGTTCTGTAGAAGTATTCAACATAAAAAGTTCACACGAATCTCCCGCATTTTGGGATTAGGCGAAGAAAGAAAAATATAGAAATGAGTTTGCTTTATTATCTAGAATACTTTAGTATAATGGAATTAATACTAACGACATTAGATTTAATGTTATTCCAGTGACACTTGGATATGATGATTAGTTTCAGAATATAAAAGAGATTACTGTTAATAGAGCAGAGTGCTATAGTCATAATAGAGGTGCATTTATAATGCAAGAATCTATGAAATTAGCTCAAAGGTTCATAGCATCTAATGCAGAAACTATTACAATAAACGACTCTTCAATAGATACCGTAAATAAGCAATTAAGTGCAGTATTTCCAAAAAGAGATATAAAAGCTGATGGAATAACATCTACTATTGAAGAATATATTGATAAAAACTGGACATATTGGACTCAAGGAGAGCAGCCAGATACTGGTTGGAACCTCACTATAGATGGAGTGATCTATCATGTAAATAGTTCTGAAGTTAAGAGTAAGAATAAGGAAGTAATAGAAATCATTAAGCAAAACCAGGATAAACTTCTAAATGTAGATAATGGAAAACTGAGTGCTAGAGGTATAGTGAATTAGATAGGAGAATTTAGAAGATTCGGTTTTCCAAAATTTGACAATGACTATTTAGATTAGCTGTTTAGTCCATACTTTGAACATTCTGTTGTGAAGGTAAATGGAAAAGATAAATACAATTATCTGTGGGAAGTAGTTAAAAATGATACACTAGATAATTGCAATATCATTATGTTCAAAAATACTCTTACTGGATAGGTCAACGTAGTTACTCTTTCTGGTTTAAACTTAGACTAGAAACACTCTTTTGAGGGTAGGGATAATATATTAGGTTTCCATTTGAATGATTTATAGGCTACTGATAATCAAGGTAGAGAATTGATGAAAGCCACATATGGAAATATAGAAACAATGAGAACAATGTTCTTATTAAATGAGATAATACCACAATTAGGTTCTGATATTAAATTAGGAGATTTAATAGTAGTTGGCGGATTGGGAGGAAAAATATAGAGCCAATAGTATCCAATACAGTTAGTTGTTTCAAATTTCGTTAAAGCTCAGGAAGTTTTAAATAAGAAAGAACCAAATCTTAAAATTAACAATAACTTTTCTACTGTGGAGCACATCTCTCCAGTATCATTATTGATAAATGAATTTTGGGATATTTTACATGAATCCCCTAATTTGGGAAAAACAGATTTCAATTCTTTAAAGGAATTAATTTCTGGGTCTGATACAGACGGATTGTAGCATCTATTAAATGGGACTACAATAGATTCTTTGGCATCTGCTGAAACTACTGAAATATAGATTTAGAGACTAGAGGAACTGATTAAGAAGCTAAATACTATCATGTCCAATTAGCATATGTCTGTATCTCCAGATACTATTATAAAGTATGCTACTGGAAAAGCTAAACTAGCCAATTCAGAAAGAAATGAACTAGTTACTGGATGCTGTAAATTGTTACTTAATGCTTCTATAGCTTTAGATAGATTGTCTGGAGTTATCAGAATATCAGAGGGAGATTTATCAGAGATGGAACGGCTACTCGCAAGACCTCAAAATATATCCAATTCATAGGTTAGAATTATTAGTAAACTATTGCAAGACGCTATCCACAATATTTCTAATAAACTAGAACCTCAAATATCAGACTTTAATTTAGCCTGTCTAGAATATTACGAAGCTAAGGGATACGGAAAAACTCGAAATGCTTTGATAGGAGATTAGGTTAAAGTTTTCAGACACTTGTATAAAGAAAAGGATGGGGAGTTATTCTTCAAGAATCCATATGATAATTCTGAAGATTTGGATGAGGATGATAGAAAGTTCCTAAAGAAAGCATTATTTGAAATAAACAAACTAAGATTTAAGGATAATAACTTTTCATATAAATCTGAAGATGATAAATCTCTATTGTCATTTATAAAAAATAATCCTCAATACTTATGGGTACCATTGGAAAAAGCTTCTTCATCTACTAGATGGAGTAATCCTGGTAAGTACTTTGAAGACTTTAAAAGAAGAGTTAGAGGGTACTGCAAAAATCCAACATTATTCTTTAAGGAAATGTATGAAGATATTCTAACAGATTAGGAAGAATCCTAGATTAATTAGGATATAGAGGATATGTAGGCTTATAATAGATTTAGAGCTTCAGAAACTACAAAAGGTAGACAAAGATTGCTAACCAGATACGGAAAGGATTATTTTGAAACCAACCTATAGAATCTTGTGATAGATTATTCATATAAAAGTCTTCAAGAAGAAGAAATGAATAAAATGTTAACTAGGGCTAAAGGCATTCTTCTGTAGTTAAAGTTAACTGGAATTAGAGAAGATGATTAGGAAAAATTTGCTAAGACTATTAAACATATTGATGACTACATTAAGACCGCAGTATTCAACAGGAGTATAATGGAGGAAAGCTCCAAGGAAATTATTGCTAGGTTACAACCTCTCAGAAAGGCAGTATCTACAGCATATATTGCAGCTAGTCCTGTTGCGGCTATCCGAGACGTTTTTGGAGGCTTCTTATCTAATGTTGTCAGAACAATGACAAAATATAGAACTGACATAGACGCCAAAGATGTTATGTGGGCGTATCAATTTGTGTTAAGATAGGGAGTCCATTCTGCCATGAGTATAGACTTACTAGATAAATTAAATAGTAAGTATCTTATTTCTAATATCAATATAGAATAGCAGTAGGAAGGTTATAAAACTAACAGAGGAGGTATAACAAATGCTGGAAATTGGATGTATGCCACTCTTAGAAAACCTGACTTTCTAAATAGAATGGTTTTATTCATGGGAAAACTAAAGCATGATGGTTCCCATAATGCTTATTCCATTGTGGATGGAAAACTAGTATATAACTGGAGAATGGATAAAAGATTTAATTTATTAGCTTCAAATGATAAGAGTGATATGGAAGCCTACAATAAGTAGAAAGCTCTGTACTTGAGCTAGATTATGAAGTTTAATGAAGAGAATCCAGAAGCAAATCTTCCTGTCAGTCTTGATACTAATTTACCAGACGGTTATACCTAGAACTAGATTGATGAAATCAAGAATTTAGGAGATACCATATACGGTTCATATAACCGAAGCACAAAGGCTATGTATGAAAATCTTGCTATAGGTTCACAGTTTGGAGTATTCTCTACTTGGATGAATGGTATATATGATGTATATCTAGGATAGAGAAGAGAATCTTCTTATGAAACTTAGAAAGTCTAGAAAGAGGACGAGAACGGAAATAAACTCTGGATAGATGATAACGGAAATGTTACCACAGAGAATACAGGAGTTCCATATTTAACTGATGTTCCATTAGTTGTATAGGGAGTATTAAGAACTTTACAAGATACGGTCTCGGAACTTTATCACGGTAGAGGATGGGAAGGAATAAAGTAGAATATTCTTAGTAATCCGATGCAGATGAGGAACTGGAGAAGAATACTGTCTGATGCTCTAGTAGCTATGTTATTGTATTGGCTATTTGAGGAATTAATCAATCCTGCATATAAGGAGCACAAGAAGGCTGGAGATGGAAAGGATGTTCTAACTAATGCTGCTATTGAACTACTATATAAAGGTAGCTCTAGTAGTTTTGAAGAGTTTAAGGGACCTCTTCCAATATTAGACTATGTAATGAATAATACTAGTCCCGCATCTGTTAAGTGGGGAGCTAAAGTCTATAATGACATTGGAGGATTCCTGTTCGGAGATACTACATTTGGAGAGTTAGTTACAAAATCTCAAGCATTACCACGTTCTCTATAGGATACATATAAAATGTATAAAAGAGATACTATAAATGGTATTGGAGAAGAATAAAAAAATAAGGGAATATAGGAAGGCATAATCGCCAACCTATATTCCCTTTATTATTTACCGCGTACCGTAATCAGTTATGTTAGTGCGTTCTTTACATACATTACATTGTACAGTTTTACCTAGTCCTATTCCAGTATGAGTAAATATTATTGAACATCCGCACGCCTTCATTCCCTTGTGCAGTTCATAGTGCTCCTTTTGGAATTTAGCATAAGCCTCTGTTTCCTTTTCATTTAGACTGTAAGTTATGGTAGGTTTAGGAACAGAAATTGTTCCTATACTCCATCCTTTTGCCTCATATACTGGTTTCTGAGCTTGTTTATCCTCTTCTAGTTGTCTAATTCTTTCTCTACAGATGTGAATAATTTTCTCATAGTCCATTATTCTAGCATCCTCTTTAGATTTTCCAGGCTCTTCTTTAATTCTCAAAACCCTTTTAACTATATCAGCATCCCACGGATTGAGATTGTATTCTCTCCATATATCCCAAGGCTGGATTTTGTGCTTACTGTAATCAGAGTTTCCTACATTATACTCCCTAACACCTTTATTCGTCTCCATTAACAACTTCGATTTTATATTCAAGTTCCATAGAATCTCTTAATGTATCCAAATCATCTACAAATATGATTACATCTCCAGAGTCTACAAAATCTCTTAATACGTCTATAAAATCAAACTCATCAAGTTCGTCGTCACATTCTTTAGCATAAGCTACTCCAGTTCTACTTAGTAATACTCTATACATATTAATTATCGTTTAAGATTTGCATAATAGTTCCGAGAGATACAGCACCAACAGTTCTCTTAACTTCTTCATCTCTGTCATTGTAGTAAATCAACACAGGCACATTTCTTATGCCTTTAGAGTTTGCCAATTCTTCCTCTTCATCTACATCATGCTTTACTATCTCTATCCCAGAGATTTGTTCAAGAGTTCTGTCTAATACCTTGCATGGTCCACACCATGATGCTCCAAATTTTTCAATTCTTGTTACCATTCTTATTAAATATGAAAATCAATTACAGAAATTTCTACATCATCTTCTACTGATTCCAGATAATCTAAAAACTCTTTTCTCCAAACATCTTCATCTTTGTCATTGGTAGTCATAGCCCACCAACCCATACTAGCAGACTCATGCCAATCTCCGTCCTCTGTTACAAAACAGAATGGAATTCTATCTTTTTCCAACATAGCATCCCAGTCTACCTCTTCTTTGGTAGCAAAGATGGCATTGAGGGGTTCTCCGTCTTCTCCTTTTTCCTTAAGAAGTAACCATGCTCCCCATCTACCTCCTTCACAATACCAATCCCACTTAGAGTCAGGATTATATGTAGACATCAAGTTCTCTTCGTCATCAATTTCATATCCCCAGTTCTTAGCTTCTTCCCAGGCATCTTCATATGAGATAAACAACCCTTTCTCTATGATTTTATTAGCTCTTTCAAGCTGTTCCTTTTCCCATTCAGTGGTAGGATTCTTATACTTATCTGCCAGCTTGATGGCATATTCATAGTTATCAGCGTGTCTGGTTTTAACCTCATCAATGGCTTCATCCTTTGTATATCTAACGTATTGTCCTACCTCCATGTTTTCATCATAGGGTTCTAACAATGTTTCAACATTACTTCCAAATACTAACCCAATAAAATGGCTCATACTATATATTTTTTAACAATTTCTGAAATCATCTTACCGTCTGCTTGAGGAAATTCTGATTTCAAATATTTAATCGCATTTCCCATTTCTTTCTTTGGAATTTGGAAACTAACCATATCTATTGAATTTTCTTCATTATAGAAATCTTCAATAAAGCCTTTTCCCTCACACCATATTTGTAATGCAGAATGTATGTCTGGCTCATTTACAGGCTCAGGAAGCAACTTTTTTAGTACTTCCAATTCATCCCTATATTCAGTTGCCAAGTCCTCTCTACCAGCCTCTATAAAGCTAGAAATACTGTCCTCTAATTTCTTACACATTTTAGAAATAAGCTGTATCTCAGCTGCTTCATCATAAGGTTTAGCATTTTTAGCAGTTTGTAGAATCTGAATTTCTGCCTTCAGATTCTTATATGCACGAAGTTCTACTTGATTTTTAGACTTCATTGCTTTAGCTATACATTCGTTTATATTTATCATTTTAAATTATTTAATCCTTCTTCTAAAACTCCATTTAACCAAGTGCCTCCATTGTAAAATTGGGCAATGTACTTGTAAGTTCCATCTCCATTACTTCTAACGTCAACCAAATAGGAAGTGTCTTCTGGATATTGAGTATCATCACATTTATACAGTTCTCCGTTTAACACTTTATAAGTATCATCTACATCCATTAAGGTTTCAGCATATGTATCTCCTTCATAAGCAATCTCATAACCATATTTCTTACAAAGATACTCACAATATTCTTCTACTGTAAGTCCTTTTGTATTAATTTTAGTTAAAGTTCCTGTATGTAATTCAACACAACTCATATTTCTAGAGTATAATTAGAAATCCAATCTCCACAACATTCACAATGTCCTAAGTCTTTATATTCTCCTAGATGCTCAATAAGAGACATCCATACATCCTGAAGAGTAGCTATATCGGTTTCTCTATCCAGCATAGCTCGTATAGATACTTTTATCTCTTCTGGAGTCATATCTGCAGTCTCTTTTCCATCAACTGTAAGTGATGTGCAAATACATCCGTCAGTATATTCTATTTTCATAATTAATTTATTACCTATTATAATCCAAAGCCTTAACCAAATATTTGATTGCTTCTAACTGTCCATATGTTAAGGATATCAGTTTATCATTTAAACAAATATCCCAACCTTCTCCATTTGCCCATTCTGTTACTTCTATAAAGTCTGAATCTTTCGCCAAATGGTCATACTTTTTTAATTCATCGCTTACAGCTTTTCTTTCATGAATTTCCATATCAAGTAATTATTTTAAAATATACAGAAGTCTTCCAGGTTCTCCAACCTAGAAATTTAGTAGGAACCCAGTTAGGTTTTCCTATTAAATCTCTAAGTTCTAATGGAGTCAAATCAAATCTCATCCCTTGAACATCATCTGGAGACAGTCCTATCCAAACTTTCATTCTTCTGAGATTCTATTTTTTCTTTAACTTCCCTATATGATATTGGAATAAAATTATTATTATCAACTCCGACATCATACTGGGTCGGTAATAGCACCCTAAGTCTAGAAATATCCAAACCATCAGCTTGCGGCCCAGAGTGAACATGGCCAAACAGTTGCCATACTCCTCTATATGACCCTCCATAACACAGAAATGGATAATGGTTTAAGTAGATAGAATTATCCTCAATTTCTATCTGCAGCTGAGGTACTACCATATCAAAATATAACATATATCCCTGTCTAAGATTCTTTCTGTCATGATTGCCTATAATGAGGTTTATATGACCATTTAGACGAGGGATGATGCTATTCCATACACTACTTCCACCAAAGGCAAAATCTCCCAGATGGAAGACCGTATCGTCCTTAGAAACCACCTTATTCCAATTTTCTATCAGAACTTCGTTCATTTCTTCTACGTTTTGAAAAGGTCTATTACAAAACCTAATTATATTGGCGTGTCCGAAATGAGTATCTGAGGTAAAAAATGTATGGTCTGGACTATACTTAATCTTCTTTTCGCTCATTCTCTTCTAGTTTTTCAGCAGTTATATTATACCCAGTTTTCATCCAACAATAAAACTTAGATGAAACCATTTTTCCAAATTCAAAGTAAAACATCTCTTCTCTAGCTAATATAGGAAATAGGGTATGCGTTACTGCCAAGATTGAAACATTAAATTTCTTATGCAAGTTCCTGTACATATTAGACATTCCGACTTGGCGAGATAGATCGAATCCCTTGTCAACTTCATCAAACACTAATAGAGTTTTCTCATCCCAATGTTCCTTGTTTTCTTCTAACCATTTACTTAACATCGCTAGACCTCTCTGACCTGTAGACATACGTTTGGTTTGGAATCCTCCGTTCTCAAGTAAGGCTTCTGCTGAAGCACTATTATTAAGACTCGTTGGGTCATCAAATTCGGCACTAATGAAATAAAACCTAGTAAAGTCAGTACTTATTTCAACCTTATTTTTGAATCCTCTAATATTACAATATCCAAGCTTAGTCTGATACACAGCGTTTGGGTCATCTTTGCTGTTATCACATTGATAATCTCTTATAATATTAACAAGAGTTGATTTTCCACACCCGTTATCTCCAGCAATCAGAATCTCTGGATGTTTACTAAAATCGAAATTAAATTCATCACCTTGCTTGAGGGGTCGAAAATCCTCAAGCATTTTTATATTAAGGTACATATTAAGAAATCAAATTTTTAAGTTTAGAGATATACTTACTATTATCCTCAGCTACTTGCTGGTTAAACTCAATTTGAGTTTGGATAGAAACAATCTCATTTTGTTTAACTTTAATGTCTTCAGCTATAGCTGCATTTAGAGCCATAGCCTGGCCATAAGAGGTCTTGAAAATATTCTTTACTTCTGCTAACTGTTCAGCAAATGATTTTATTTGTTTTTTGTTACCGAAAATACTTGAAATGTTCATAATATTAATTTTTACTTATTTATAAAATTGGTTTCTACTTCCCATTCGAAAAAGCTAGAGTCTAAATTCTCATAACTTTTTCCTGGACTATTTGCGTAAATGCCTATTAACTGTTCAGTCATCATATTCATCATTTCCGCATAGTCCATTTGTCTTCTTATTTTGGCAGCTTTACGAGTCCATTTAGAATTTCTTCCTACAGTATATACTGCTCCATATCTAAGACATCCTCCACATACTCTTGGATATAGGAAGGTGTACTTAAGAGCCTTCTTTATTTTTCTGGGTATCCTTTTATTCTCCATGATATGTGAAGCCATAAGCTGCTCCATATAAGTCCCACAAAGTTTCTTCCTCCAAGTCTCTAGAACTCCACTCTAAATCTGGAAGAGAATATTTTACTATAGCAAAATACAAGTCTACAAATTCCTCCTCAGCATAGTCAAATTCATAACACCCAGCTGGTGCACCCCATTCAGCATCTGATTCCCTAACATACTTCTCGTCTATTATTCCTAGTTTTAATAACTCTTTAGTAAATTTTTCTGGTATCCAATAGTCTGACTGAAAATCTACTCCAACTTCCTTGATAAAATCAAAACCTAGGAGTTTAGTAGTTTCTTTGTATGCTTTGGATATTTCATCTGCCGAATGATTAGCAACTATATGATAGTCCGTTGTACAGGCATGACCGTCCCCTCCTGGGTCTCCAAGCGTAAATCCAATATTATACTTCATAATTAACAAGTTCCATATTCTGTTTCTTTATAAAACTCAATCTTTTGCCCATATAGTTTCTGTAATTCCTGATTTATTTCAGTAAACACACTATAAGGCATCTTTTTATTCTGTCTAGCAAAATAGGCAGGATGATACACTTCTATAATTTTGGGACTATTTACAATATATTTCTTAAATGATGATGCTTGATTACCAAATAAGACATATATTATACCTCCATCTCTAGAACTTAGATTGTGAATTAATTTGGCAGTAAAGGATCTCCACATATCAAAGTGTGAGCCAACTCTACCAATTTCACAAGTGAAAGCAGTGTTAATCATTAAAATACCTTGCGTTGCCCATGATTCTAGAGTATTATCAAATTCTATCCTATTGTGTGGAATTTCGTAATTTATTGCAGCTTCTTTAACTATCTGTAATGAAGGCGATAGTTTATCTTCTGGGGTGTCCTTTGAGTTGCCAAACAATATTCCAGTAGCCACACCTTGTTGTGGGTACGGGTCTTGTCCTAAAAATACAACTTTACAATCTTTAAGAGGACACGCTTGAAACGCTCTAAATATGTTTTGAGAAGCAGGACACAGGGTAGTCTTGTCCAGCTTTCCTATCCATGAGACTACCCTATATAGTTCCTGTGTATCAATTACTCCCATCCAATCTCCAAAATATTCACTAGCTTTCATTCACACCATCCCTTTTTTCTAAATTCTGCATGTAGAGGTTCTGCCAATTCTCTAGCCTGTGGATGTGCACTTTCTGCATCACGCAATTTAAAGAATCCGTCCCACTGTGTAAGAGTACCAGTCATAATTAATTCAGTCTTAAGACTATTAGGTAGTACAGCTCTTGCTTGCTGAGGTTTCCAACCCTGATTTAGTAATTCCAAATATAATTGTTCGGATATTTGTAAATTAGCTATAAAATTCCTTTCTGGAGTAATCTCCCAAGGTTTAAACCAGGGGTTCCCTTTTCCAGTTAAATGATAGTAGTATTCTCCAATTAAATTTCCATACTCATCATGATTAATGATAGTTCCTTTAACTTCTTGGAGAGCTAGGCTGTCTGCCCAACATGGAATAATAAAGGTAAGCTCATTACCAAATTTGTCCTTGGAATAATTGCAATAACGGGTACTCTCCTGAGCAAAACTAAACACTCTATGCCTTACAAATTCGTGGCTTACTCCTCTATCACATACAAATCGAACCGTAATTCTTTTCTCATGTTCCTTACCAGGATTACAGATATATTCCAAATCCTCAAGCCAACCATTTTCTACTAATACTCTATAATTAGTAGTAACAAATCCGTTCCAAGTTCCCTTTTCGGCTTCTCCAGTACTATTAGCTACAGAATAAGGATTGCTGCAATACTTAAAATACTGTTGTCTAGAAGACATCGTTAGAAATAGATATACGGTACCATGCTCTAACATAGCTCCATGTCCAGACTTTACCATTCTCTCAACAAATTTTGCAGCAGAATCTAGAGTAATCTTGTCCTCTGATTTGTAACAGGTTCTTCCAGCTATTTCAATCTGTCTATATACAGTGTCAATAAGCTCTTGCCTAGCCATTTTAGGTCCTATTTCCATATCAGATGGAATGATTATGTTTCTAGGTTTCTGTTCTAAGATTTCAAAATATGGTTTAATTAGCTTCATTGTAATCCTTTGTTAGTTCATCATTAGTGTATTCATCTGCTTCATAGTCACTCATTGCCTGGTCATACCATGTCCAATTATCAACACCTGCCATTTCTAGACAACGCAACTTCCATCTATCCCTTAATAACTCTGCTAACTCGTCTTTTCTAATTAACTTCATTTCCATAGTCCTAGTTCTATACCTAATGCTTTATCCATGAAGCAATACGTTGTTCCGTCCTTTAATGTCCTGGTATTCGGCTTTATGTGTAATGCTAAAGGACAATCTTTATTAATTCCTGTAATATCTCCAGTTCTCCAAGGTTCTTTCTCAGATTTTTCTGCGTCGATGCCTATTATGAATAAGGCTTCATCCTTATACTTTGCACATTCCTTGCAAGCATGATCAGAATAACCTACAGTTTTTCCATGTAGACTCTTTACCTCTTTTGCAGCTTCTTCAGAAAGAAGGGAATTCATTATGATTCCCTCCTCTGCTATATTCCCACAAACTGGGCATAGGTAGTTTACTAAAGAGACCTCTAGTTCTTTCGACATCTCTTGCAAGCTTTATATCCTTGTTTACGAGCATCTGATAAAGATATTTTCTTAACTTCAGGATTGCGGGCCTTCAAAGAAGGACAATCCTTACTAGTATGATAAACACTGCCAGTCTTTGTTACATATACATCAGTATCTTCATAGTCAATACAACCACCAGTCGGATTTCCATTTTCGTCGCAATAAGCTCCACTATTAGCTAGAATTAACTTTCCGTTATCAGCCTCTATTACTTCGTCACCATTTTCTAAATACATATCCTCTACCTTTCTTAATGTTAAACTTTTTATTGAATGATAATCATGTCTTATATTTTGTTCTGCTTCATATTCATCTTCAGCAGTAGTCCAAACATTTTGATCATCCCCATAAGTATGTTCTATATGATATATAAATCTTTTCATTTTATTCCTCCGAAATAAGCTCTACCAGAGTGAGATTTCTAAAGGTCTCATTTAGAGACTTTCTAGCTTCCTCCTCACTTGGAGCTTCTATAGTAACTGTTTCTGCACATCTTTTCTTAAATTCTATATAATACGTATAGGTTTTCATCTTCTTAGTTTATTAAAAATTTTACTTAATATAATTATAAGCGCCATACATATCATAGCGGTGATATAATATAGCGCCAATGTAAAGAAACACAATCCTGCGGCTATAATAGCTATCCAGATTGGGCTAGTTATAATTAGTATGAGAATTACGATAAATTCTAACATAAAGTTTTATAATATAATAGGGTAGGATTATTATCGTGTATATCAATCTGGTCTAGTTGATATAATGCCAACTTCTGAGAAAATTGTTGTCTATCAAATCCATTAGATATAAGGTGATAACCATTAACAGTGGGAATTATATGCTTAATCCTATCTCCCTCTGCTCCTCTACATTCATTAATTAGAGATATTATCCTATTCCTATATTCGTCGTCTTTAGAATCTATATCAACAATCCACAACTTTTTATAATTAGAACTTCTACTGGCACCAGTAGCCCTGTCATATACAGCTATGCCCTGCCTAGTATTTCCATTCTTAATCAAGTCTGCAAATTGTTTAATAGACTCGCAAGCTATATCAAGAGTATTTCGAGGATTAATCCAAAAGTAAGCTCTAGCATTATTACTATTACACAAGTCCTTTATATATGACTCTTGTCTCAGAAATTCTTCCTTTGTAAAAAAGTAGAAACTTCTAATAGTTCTAGCACCAGATGTATAGGATGGGAGTTCTACCCCATCCTTCTTTCTTTGAATTATTTGAACGAAATAAAAATCATCTTTATCTACTAATCCATCAAATAGATTAGCTAAATATTCAAAATTGTCTACCATAAAATAAGTCGTTAAATATATTAGCACCTCCGAAGTAGTCAGGAACACATCTAGTTATAATAAGCTGTCTGAATGAATCTCCATGCTTCCTTTTAAGGTAATCTTCAAGTGAGCATTTAGCTATCAACTCATTGCTTTTATTTTTAACTATAATCTCTTTATCATAGAGTGTCTCACCTACATTATAATTGATCCTGTAATTCATTTTCTATATGTTTTTTAGCCTCACGCCTTGCTTTTTTCTTATCTACCACATCCATCATTATTTCTCCGTATTTTTTGAAATAGATTTCACCTCCCCATCCTTTCCATCCTTGAGAACCATAAGCTCTTCTTTTTCTTCTACGTTCTACCTTTCCCTCTTTATCAAGGTATGGAGTAGGGATTCTATTCTTCGGATTGTGTGCGGTAGGATGATGCTCCTTGTAAGTTCTACTCATGCTATAAGTTTTTCAATATATTCTCTATCCTCTCCTTTAAAGATTGGAATCTCATTATCAATAAACCAATAACTTCTTAAAGTTTGATTCATAGTCTGATGATATTTCTTTATACAGCAGCTTCCTCTTTTAAACTTAGTAGGATAATCATTCCAGTTAATTCCTTTCTCCTGAAATAGTAACTCTTGAATTTGATTAGAGTTTAGACCTTCCAACTGTTTGTGAGAGAAATGTGCCTGCCCAGCTGAAGAAATGCTGTTCCTCGTAGCATCCTGCTGTCTCCATAGGATACAATTAGTTACTTCCTCTTTTGGAATGTTAAAGCATCTGGCATCAAACATTGCTCCAGTCTTAAGAGAACGCTTATATGAGCTAGTTAACTCATCATCGTCTAACTTTCCATTATAAGAAAGCTCTACGATTTGCTCTTGAAATCTTCTGTTAAAAATAAGAGTTGCCATAGACGCTGCCACACTACATATCTTCTGGACGTTATAATCAAACCAGGCGTCAGTAGTAAGTTTCTGATAGTCGATAAGTACTAAAGTAATTTCATCAGACTGTGTGTATCCCAAAACACATCCCTGAATATTCGCACATAAGTACTTCATTGTTTCCTGCATAGCATTACACATAGCCCCATCAAAGGGTTTATTAAAACCTCTTGTGAATGTGTGAAATGCTTTTCCATCTAGTCTTATAATAACTGGTGTGCGTCTAGCTAAAAATGTTTTAGAACGATTCTCATAATAAGATTTCATTCTATCTCCTAATTCATCTTTCATAGCTTTTCTTTAGATATACTTATACTTCCTTCGTAGGCATTTCCAAAAATCTTATATTTAAAATCTTTATCTGGTTTTGTACAAATTATACAATAGTATGCATCTTGTCCTAGAGTCGCTTTTCCAGCATAAGAACATTTCCAACCTAGCATTTCCATCACTCTTCTTGCTGTAGAAAATGCTATATCTCCACCTCTAAACAATTCTGGCTCACCTTCCATAATTAGCGACAAATTCTCGGAAATACTTCTTATACTTTGAGTAATAATCTCTCCCCCATTAACTAGTTCGGCATTATGCCACATAAGTTCATCCTTATCATTGTAAATCTCTCTAGTAGGACTTCCATTATTATCTACTGGATCTAACTCATCAATAACTTCATAGATTTGTTCGGAATCATAACAATCAACCTCTCCATACCTAACTTTCTCAACCGCCTCCTCTATAGTATTAGCTTCTACATCATAGAAGTACCTGTTCCAAGAGCGGGACAATATATCCTCATATAGTTTAAATTTTGTCATAGCTCACTGATTAAAATTTCAGAATCCAGGTCTTTTCCACTATAGTCAACAATCTTAAGTTTCCAGTTGCCAAGGAATCTGGCTTTACATACTTCCTTAGCTATGGCTATTACATCTTCAGGAGAATAGAAAGCGTTAGTCTTATCACCAACCTTATATCCGTTCCATCGTGAACTATCTTTTTCAATTTCCTCGGAAGTAACAGGCCTTACTAATTCTATTCTATAGAATCCAGCAGCTAGAGGATTTTTCTCTTCAGCCTCATATGTTTCCGTACACATAGTGTAAGTATTTGGGCTGTCCTCTGGACTGAAACTTACTCCATCAATGATAATATTACCATAATAATGAACTGCATTCCAACTTACTCCACGATAAGTAGTTACATCTAGTGTAACAGTTCTTGGAGAATTATTTCTAATCCAAGAACCCCTAGTGATGAATCCAGGAATAGAAATATCCAGTCCTGCATCATCTCTAAATACTTCTGGGTAGTCTTTTCTATCCCAACAATGTTCAATAGCTTCTTTTATATTCATATCACCTAGGAACTACGTCCAAATCAGTTATATAAAACGAATTATCATCTATATCCTTTTGCACAAAGTAGCCTCTAACCTCTACAGTCTCTCCGCTTAAGGTGTGTATCATAACCTCTCTGTCTTGGTCAAACTGCTCTAATATTTTAATTAATTGTCCTACTAACATTCCCATATAGGATAATATTCATTATAGTGTAAACAAAACCTATATAATCTATTAGCTGCTTCAACTGGAGTATGGCCATCCCATTCATCTGCTTTCCATCTTTCAGGAATATCAAACAGATTCCAATCCTCTATTCTGTAATGATTACTTACTTGACCAGTAGGAAGATAAGCCATAACTATGAACCATCCTCCTCCAAAGCATAGCTCTCCATCTGAGTGTCTATAAGATTTATGAACCTCATATTTACCTTCTAAACTGTTAAAGAATGCTGCATTATACAGCATTCTATAATGGTAAAGTTCATCGAAGCTATGAAATCCATCAGAGATTTCACCCTCTGGAAGAAATAAATTCTTTAACCTTTGTAGAAGTTTCATATTAGAACTTTCCTTCGTTAGGTTGTAGACATATAAGTCCTTGTTCTCTCCACATCTTTACACATTTTGAACTATCGTCAAGGACAAATTGTACATTATACTTTCCCTTAATGTTTTCCTCATAGATTCTCCTTTTACAATCTGGACCAGGACTATAGTCTCCTACTGGTCTAAAGAACATAGCATCTGATGGAATCTCATTCTTCTTCAACCATTCCTTCGTAGCATCTACCACCTCAGTGGTTCCCTCTCTACCAGTGACTATAAAAACCAAACAATGTTCTCCCATTTGTCTTACTAGACGACAAATCTCTTCTACTGGTGTATCTTCTAGCATACCACTGGCACTGTTTTCCCCATAAAATGGTCTTCCAGAAGTATTCAAACAGAGAGTAGCATCCATATCTACTAATATCACAGGTCTTCCTCCATCAACGTGCTCAGCCTTATTCTTAAGCATTTCTTTAATATCAGAATTAATGATAAAGTTCCTATAGCGTCTCCAGGTTTCTTTAATGACCTTCTCCCCAATAGGATTAGGACGAGCCGCATCTCTACGAATACATTCCTCGACCGGAGTCCAAAAGTCTTTGTATTCTATATTCACATGAATACCAGTATCTTTCTCTATATTCTCACACAAAGTACGAATCCATGCATCCTCTTTAGGATTTAGGTTCATATTATCAACTACTACATCATAACCCTTAATAAGGGCAAATGTAATCATATTAGCTTTAGCCTCTGTTACTAACTTTTCTCTACTTGGAACCCAATAGTCTCCTAACATGTTACGAACATCATCATTATTGAATCTCACACGATGTTCTGGGTCTTCATGACACCATTGTTTAGCCCAAGTTGATTTACCACTTCCTTGAATACCTCTACAAATAATAAGTTTTCTCTCTTTCATTTAATCAGTATATTTTGATAAACGTTCTTTTAATCTTTCTAGCTTTCTTTCTTTTTCCAGTTCAACTTTTTCCTTTCCAAGATAATAAGAAAGCTGTTCGCACATAATCATAACGTCAGCAATTTCAGTTATAATATCATCATTACCAACTCTACCTCTTCTAAACTTACAGATAGCATTAGTAAGTTCACTACACTCTTCTACCACCATAGCAGCCTGAGCTGGAAATCCGTAAATCTCCATTGCCTTTCTGCATAAGTTTTCTGAATCAATCATTACAAATTTCTTTCATTTTATCGTGAAACAATTTAACGGCATCTTCATTAGTATAGCTTTTTTGAGCTAACAATTTACATACATAAGCTCCCTGACCAATACTTCTCCTAATCTCTATAACATCATCAAAATGTATCTCTCTAACTGTAGGAAGAGAGTTTAGAGATTCAGTTAATTTACGAGATTCTAAAATATGATACATATTATTTCTCATTAGTTGGCTTGAGCCACAAGTTAGTCTTTTTGAAGATATATTCTTCCAGCTCCGGAAGCTGACTTAGATAACGAAGTGTTCCTAATGTATTATATTTAAAACATTTAGTTAATTCCTCTCTTATTCTTTCCTCTGATACTACAGACATCTTGTCGAAGTAATCGTACTTCCTCATAGCTCTCCAAGCATCATCAGCAATAGTAAACCTTTTGGTAATAGCAAACCTTATTGCTCTGAGAATCCTCAGAGGATCATCATCAAAGGTTTTCACTGGGTCTAGAGGAGTTCTTATAATACTTCCCCATATATCCTTCATACCATTAAAGTAGTCTACAATTTCACCAGTATCAGGGTCCTTTGCAAGAGCGTTAACAGTAAAGTCTCTGCGTGATAAATCATCGTAAAGAGTTCCTGGATATATTATTGGTGTTCTAGTACCAGGAATATATCCTACTTCTTTACGCGCCATTACGAAATCTGCTATACCTTGATATTTATGTCCTTCTGGAAACTTAGCTCGTATGGTATAACAACGAGGAGTTACTAAGAAAATTTCAAACTTTTGTTTTTCTAAATAGTCCTTCAGTTCATCAAACACCAACATAGCTGGACTAGGTTGGGATTCTCGTGGGTGGATTTTATCGAAAACTTCTTTTGATGGTACAGCTACGTAATCGACGTCTTTGGATTTTATTCCTAGAAATTCATCACGTATCTTACCACCAACTTCATAGAATTTAAAATCTTCCATCATTCTCCCTTTCCATAAATCTCTCCATCATACTCTTCCCATTCCTCATCGTCGCCTTCAAACTCCTCTATAGTATAGTGATAATAGTCTCCTTCACTAGTTTGCTCCCATAATTTATCCCAATCCTCATCTTCCATATCATCTGGGTCATATCCAAATTCCTCAGCAATATCATTCTCGCAATCATAGAATTGGAAGTTTTCATAAGCTAACTGGTTAGCTATTTCGTCCAACTCATAATCATTTTCTGCCATAGCACGGAATGTATCATCCATTCCGCACCAGCTAGTACTAACGTGAATTAAAAACCTTTTCATAATTTCTTAATTGTTACTTCATCATAAGTTATACTTTCTATAACTCCATCTAAGTAGTGATATACCACATCCATTAGAGTATCTTCTGGTACGTCCTCTAAGCTAGTGTATTCCTCATCTCTACCGTCATTGGCATCTATCAGCAGTGAGCTGTCAGAAATATCAAATGTAAATTCTAACTTAAATTTCATGATACATTACAGCAAATTTTACTAAAACCAGAAAGAGAAAGAGAGCATTGCGTTACTATTGTGCCTATCATTTCACAATAGGACTTTGTAGTATTAAGCTCTTCAATATACTCTTGTAGGCTTATAATTTCATGGATATATTCAGAGTTTTGCGAAGCGTACTTCTCATAGATTTGAAGCCTACTCGTGCAACTCTTTAAGTCTTCCTCTATGCTTCTGACTACCTGGTCTATCATTTCAGTGGTGAGATTAGTATAGACATCACTGTTTCCAGCCCAAGCAATATTTATTTCATCACATATCGCTCTGTATACACAATGAGACCTACTGAAACTTACAATTTCTATTGGCTTATCTCCTTCTTTAGGAATACCATAAATATTTAAATAACTACTCATAATTCTTCTATTAGTTTAGTTAGTAGTACCTTTAATTGTTTAATAACTTCTCCTTTTGAGGATTCTGTCATGCATGACCCATAGACATCTAGAGAACCTTCAATGGATTCAAAGAAGTCATTTTCAATAAATTTACCTTCCCCATATAGTAACGTCTCACCAAAACATTTAAGAATTTGGTCATCAGTTAATGCTTCTGTTGTTATAAAATCTACAGTCATTTATTTAATATTTTAATTGCTTGCTCAATATGTTCTTTCGTAATACCATGCATATAATCTATATGGATAAAATTATCCTTTTGAGAGTATAGCATATCCTGATCGTCATCGAAGATAACGTAGCTAGTTATATCTTTTGACTCTAATACGTATTGTATTTCATTTCCTCTACAAAGTGTGCTTCTGATATCGTCATTCTGACAAGTATAGCAGAAGTGTGGAGTCTTTCCTATAATTGCATCACAATATAAGCCATTGTCATACAAATATTCACAAGAATTTTCATAATCAGACCTCCATGATGAAGACATAATTATTTTAGCCCCAGTAGCATCTATTAAATCATTTATAAGCTCAATACATTCTGGATCAACGTCTCCTCCATTGTATCCTCCAACACCACGAGTCTTGACATACCAATCATTACTATTCAAGACTCCATCAATATCTAAGAAAATTACTTTCATAATAAGCCTAAATAATTAGCTTCATAAACCATTTGGAGAAACATTGTAGGGCATATGTCCTCTAGGCCCTCCTCTAAAGTCCACCTATTAGTAAAATAATCCCAAGTATTTTCACCAGTAAGAAGCCCTTCTACATCATTAGTAAAATCATCAATTTCATCCTTAATATCGTCTTCCTCATCAATACTTCTTGCCCACCAATCATCTAAGAGTAAATCCATGTTTACTCCTAATGCTGATGCTGCAATAAAACGAGCTTCGTCGAATGTAAGATGTTTCTTTAAGATTAAACCCGTCCAAGAGCCATTACAGCTTATTACATCAAGTTCCGGTAGTTGTATCTTCATATCCAAATTCTTTTAAAAAAACTTCTATTATTTTCTGAGAATCTTCTTCAAAAATATTTTGTAAAGCCTTAATTGCATCCTCTTTCTTTATATAATCGCCTGTGCCATTAGCACAGACAATCATAGCTCTCATTGGTGTATAAGTATCCATAATTACTTAGTAACATTTGGTTCGGTATAAGAAACTGGTTCGTACAATTCCCAGCCAGTTAACCATACTGGAACAATTACGGTTTCTATAGCAACAATATCCCAAACAATGTTCTCAAAACATGCTTCATATGTTACTCCTTCAATCTTCTTAGATTGATAATTTGCCCATCCATATGGTTCGGCAACGAACTTAGTTCCGTCTGCTCTCTCAAAGGTTTTACTATCTGCACACGCAGTGCACAAAGCTAACACTGTAATCAATAAAATTAATAATTTTTTCATATAAGTACTTAAATTAGAATTAAAAATGATGCCCTAACTGCACTCCTACCTCATTACAAGGATGGCTGTTCGGCTGATTACTCTTAAGCCTACTCAGGGGCTCAGGTTTGACATCGGTAATATAGCCCCTTATTCGTTAATGAATCCAATAATTAGGCAAAGGTCCATCAGCTTCAATGTAATCCTTATACCCTTTTACCTCAGACTCTGGATACGTAGTATTCTTAGTTATATTATAAAATACTCCATCTAAACAATCTACAACATCACCATTCTCCATTATGACTTTATCTGCTACACTGAAATTAGTATGACATTTGGACATTCTAGCTACATCAGCTCCAAGATGTACTCTAGTACAGAATGGTTTTCCCCCATCAGCTAAACATTTAACTAGGACATTAGCCATATCTTCTGCTATAGATTCTGGACATTCCAAATTTATCTCATCATACGGAGTAACACATAAGAGAACAATATCAATTAAATTATTATTCATAATCCAATTAAATAGCTTTATCATTGCTAGCTTAAAAGCCATTGCCCCTCTATTCTGAATCCTATAATTAATAGATTGTTTTTCAGAATCTGATTTTCTTCTGAAATACTTAGTTACCTGTTGGACAGTATCGCAGCCTGGAGCATCACGCTTCATTTCTCTATAGTATTCCCAATATCCATCTTCTTTAAACTTCTCTTGCATTTTGAACATCCACTTTGCATCAAATATGTGTGCCCTATGCTTAGTTATAGGATTCATTAGGATATATCCATTTCGCATTACTGCTTTTCTACAATAGTCCTGGTATTCTGCAATTCCAGAAAAACCTTTCATAAAGTTATCATAAATGTTCTTCGCATCCTTCTTGTCAAACCCACTATTGACGTGTAAAGTATTATCATCACCTCCATAGAAAATAGCAAATTCAACAGCTTTCGCATTTTGTCTGTGTCCCTTATACTTGGTTTTAACTTCTTCAACAGTTGATTTTCCAAGAAGATCGGGCCAGCACATTTTTGCTACTTCACTATGCATATCTCCTCCAGACTCAAGAATATTAATCATCTTTTGATCATTAGATACAGAGGCAGTAATAGCACTTTCCTGTCCAGTATAATCACAAGAAACCCATAGATTACCTTTCTCTGAGGTAAAGCACGCTCTAGTCTCCTTATCTCTAGGAAGATTCAACACATTCACTTTGTAAGGACCTCCTCCAGATGATATTCTACTTGTATCAGTTCCTATTACATGCAAGTCTGCATGAACTCTTCCAGTTTTAGGATTTATCGCCTTCAGCCAGTTTTCTCCATAGGTAGAAACCACCTTTGCGGCTTCCTGATACCTCAAATAAATAGGAATAATAGGAAACTTATCCTTTTGAGGCTTAAGCATTTTAGCCTCGACGGACTTCTTTTTCTTCTTAGTCTTTTTATCAAAAGTATCAACTTCAATGCCTAGGACTTCAAACAGTTTGATTACTTGTTTAGAACTACTCCAATTTATAACGCATTGTGGCTTATCATTAAAACCAGAAAACAGGTCTCCTTGCAAATCTATCTTGGTAAATAAACTTGATACCTTCTTCTTATAAGCTTTCAATTTTAAGCTCTGATAAGGCACTTCTAGGTCATCTTTTGGAGAGCGTATATACTTATCCTTTAATAATCTTCTTTCCTCCTCTGCTATATCATCAGGCTTATCATAATCCATTTCTGGATAACGAATATCCCAATCTCCATTCTTAACTCTTTTAGAATCCCACTCTACTACCCAATCATTCAACTCTTGCTCAGATGTTTTGAGTTTAAGTAAATCCTTAGCCATCTTGTTTTTCCATTTAGCAACATCAAGATGAACTCCACAATGCTTAACATAAGCTAAGGATTTAGCAAACTCGCACTCAAACTCTGCAGCCAAAACTAGGTCTTGAAGCTTAAGTTCCTCCATCTGCTTATCTAGAATGTCCTCCAGATACATAACATCTCCAGCAGCATAAACAATTACATCCTCAGTAAGACCATCATTTATGATTTTACCTCGGACTGTTTTATCAATGTCTATATTAAGATACCTCTTAGCCATAGCTTTCAAAGAATAACTAAGCTCATAATAAGGAAGTTTCCCTGCCTCTTGTATAAACTCATATCCTGGAAGTTCTACTCCAAGTTCATTATACAGCTCGTTAGTTATAATCTTCGGATATCCTAAATAGATTAATTGTTCAACCAACATTATGTCATATATCTTCTTAGGATATATACCTTGAACATACATAAAGCACAAGTCAAACATTAGATTAACTCCAATAACTAGTACTCCACTTTCTAGATAGTCCTTTAGAGATCTTTTTTCACATTCTGTTAGGGTAGTCCAATCGAATACAACTTGGTTATCTTTACTTCCAAGTTGAACAGTTAATAAATCTTTAGTATGAGCATCGAGACCCATAGTCTCAGTATCAAATTGAACCCTTTTCAAAGGCAACAGAAAATCCATTGCCTTCTCAAAGGGAATATGTTGATACTTCTCGGGGCGAAAGAGAGTTTTATTTCTACTTACTAGATAAATCATCGTGACTATAGATTGTTATATTGTTAAGGACAATATCCTCATTATCTATATTCAGTTTTTCGATAACTTTATCTTTAACCAACTCTTGCATTATGTCCTCTGAGAGGTCTCCAACTACTTCAATATCTACCATTGTCCCTAGTTCAACTCCTACTTCTACCTTAACATTTCTTGCTAATGGTTCGTTATAGGGTGCTCTAGGATCGTCAGCTGCTCCTACTGGATAATTATCGAAAGTCCTCATAAGGGTCGTATGACATAGGGTCAATCAATTCCCAATCATCTGCATTCATATCTTCTCCATCAAAGGGATAGTATGTACAACTTTGGTCTGAAAAGTCATACATTATAAACTGGTCATGATAAGTAACCCCAGCTTCATATTCTCCCATAAGAACCTTCATTTGGGTAGGTATAGATTTCATCTTCAAGACATCCTGTGCAGGAATTTCTGCAGGAATCTGCATAAATACTACAAGGCTACTTTGAAAGACTCCTCTTCTTACTACTTCTCCTCTACGCAATGCTGGTAAAATTTCCTCGAATTTCATTATAATAAATTTTTAAGTTGATTAGAAAATCTACGTCTTAGTTTAGCTAATGCTCCTTCTTTCATCTGTCGGATTCTTTCTCCTCCAACGCCATACATATCGGCTATAATTTTCGGATTTACTGGAGCCATTCCAATACCGAACAGCATACAGATTAAGTCATGCTCTCTAATAGTCAATTTTGAGAGCAAATTCTCGATTTCCTTAGCTACATAAATCTTATTCACCTGTTCGTCTAAAGGGTCTTCCCCATCAGGTATAACATCACAGACTTGGCTGTTTTCCTCATCTCCTCCTATAAAATCATCCACAGATACTAGCTTGTTAGAAAATTGAGCAAGATAATCAATCTGCTCCCTAGGAATATCAGTCATTTCCGATATTTCTTCCGAACTAGGATTTCTATCGTGAGATTGTAGGAATTTATTAGTTGCATCGAGTATACTAATTACTAGTAATTGCTGAGACATTGGCAAGCGGATTTCCCTAGCCTGCCAATATATAGAGTTATAAATACTTTGTCTAATCCACCATACAGCATATGATAAGAATGCGACACCTCTTTCTGGGTCAAACTTATCAATAGCTTTCATTAAACCTCCATTTCCACTAGAGATTAAATCCATCAAAGGAATACCTCTGTTTTGAAATTGCTTAGCAATAGTTACAACGAATCTTAAATTAGATTTTATAACCTGCTCTCTAGCAACATCATCTCCCTTTTGGGCTTCACAAATAAGACGAGTTACCTCATCACTATCCAATATTTTATATTTGGATATATCTTTGAGGTAACTAGTCAATAATGAATCCGAGCGGTCGGTGAAAATGATTTTCTTACTCACCTTCTTTCACAACCTTGGCCTCTGAAATTTCATCTTTCGGAGCATTAAGTCCTATACGAATTGATAGTACAGATACATATGCTTCCATTGCTTTTAGTTGGGCAATTAACAAATCACGATTCAGATTATCTACTTCTTTGCTCTTATCGCTCAAAATAAATTCTCTAAGTTTGTTAGCACGTTCATTGACTTCATTAAATTCTCCCAACATTCTCTGAAATACAGCTTGTTCCATTTGATTAATTTTTGATATTACAAATGAATCTAGACCCGTAGGTTTTAAGGAAATTAGTTTCTTCCTTTACTATCTCATAAATTTCAATTATTATTAATGATAATATTGATCCTCCAAGAATGTATAGGGGGATGTTATTAAATATCCAGATATAATGGTTCATAAGAAATGTCATAAGCATCATCAAGAATGGACACGTTAGCAATTTTAGTTACCCCAATGTCTGTTAACTGATGATTTCCTTCATGAATATGACCACAAAAAGCATATTTTGGTTTCTTATCTAGGATAGCGGAAGCCAAAACTTCATTTCCAGCATCAACAGGAGTTGAGTGCCACATATTAGGAGGTACTAAACCACAATTATTCAACTTAGGAGCATCATGACTAATCAGTATGTCACAATTTCCTGGAATATTTTGGTACAACTCTTTTAGCTTTTCGTCAGAATACATAAATGCCCAGTTACCAAATATATGGCAAGCTGGAGTTCCATATATTCTGTATACCTTTCCATCATTACTTAGATAATCAAAGTGAGAATTATCTAGGTATACTGCCTTCCCTTCAGTAGGAAATGTAATTATAGAATTTACCCACATAAATTCTCTATTCTCAAACACAAAGTCGTGATTTCCAGCTACAAATACGACTTTTTCACAGGGAAGAGATTTTATCCAATCAGCAAATTCTGTCTTTAACCACTTCTCACACTGTGGTTTGTTCCTTTGCATCCTTAATGGAACAATATCTCCACAGATTAATACCAGCTCGCATGGTTGAATATTATCAATCAGAAATCCATGCAAGTCACTTAAAATACATATTTTCATAATTTGTGCGCTAAACCATAAACATTCTTAGTCCATCCATTCATATGTCCTTTATTGTTTCCAATCAGACATCCTCTGTTAGGGTCTACTGAATATACCTTGTGAGTAAAACATGAACCTCTAACCTTACAAAAAACTACATCTCCAACATTGCACTCTTGCCAAGTTATAGGAGTAACAAGATGCTTTTCATTACTCTTATACAGAGGCAGCATAGAGTTTCCAGGCTCACTTGTGACAAAAGACTCACCATTCTTCAGCCTCTGTATTTTCTTCAATGTGTTTGGGTTCATATTCTTTTAATCCTTTTTTAGTCATATTAGAAATAATAGTTATATATTTCTTTTCACCATCCTCTTCATAACTCCAAACATGGTTGTCGATAGCTTGGTCTATAGTCTTGTTATAATAGGAATAATCTAAGATAGCTTCCCAAGTAGCCATGCTCTTTGCAATACTATTCTTTTCTTCTTTAACTGCCCAGTTAAATATCCATAACAAATGCCAAGTTCTGAAAAACGTTATACAAATCATAGGGTCCCACTCGTGCCTAGGACTATCCCACTTATCTTTCCATCCAAGTGCGTGAAATCCTATATCAATTACTGGATTGTAGTAGTCTCTTCGAGCTGGAAGCCCAAACGTCCAAAACTTCTTTCTAAAGAGAAGGTGAGCCTTTGGACGTTTGAAATATTCTCGAACTTCCCACCAGTGATACCAGGGATTCTTATACTCATTCCACCCTGGAGAGATAAATGGAATTTTACTATGAAAGAAATAGGAAACCCGATATCTCAGGCTTCCATATTTTCTGCCAAATAAATATTCCTTAAAGTACATCTAATTCTGGATATCTTTCTATTATTCTACTAGTAAATTCTTCAAATATCTCATCTTCTGCATAGTCTGACAGCTCCTCTGAGTCTTTTATCAAACCTAACTTCTCAAGATAATAATTCATGTTATCTCCAAAGACACATTGCAGATCGAATAAGCTCATTTCCTCTCCATCAGCATCCTTCTTAGTATCTTCGACCACTAAATCAATAACCTGATCAATATCAAGAGATAACTTCTTTGTTACTACTGTTTCATAAGTTACTGTTATATTATGCATAATTTAATTTTCATCCTCAATATTAGACTCTCCCTTATCTAACTCCTTTCCTTCTTTATCCAGGAATTTAAAGCATTTCAATTTGAAAGCCTCTGATTTCATATTCTCTATTTTGATAACAATACCCTCATGAGGTACTTTATTATCGCAAGACGGAGAAGTACGTTCCATATAGAACTGAGTATCATTTGCTAACTTCTCCATAAAGTTTTCGTTCCAATGTTCAGACTCATTAAGTTCTGGATATAGAGCTTTTGCAGTTCCATAATACCATTCTTCCACTGGGGTAAGCCCAACCTTGGCACACCATTGTTGAACTTCACGAGCAGAAAACTCGTGAACAACTCCATCAACATTAGTTATAGTTACTCGATAGATACGAACCTTAAAGTGTTTCTCTGGAGTATATGCTTCTCCTTCTTTAGGAGGCATACATCCATAATCATAGTTCTTTTGGATATAACCACCATTCGGTAAGAATCCTACTATCTCATAATATGCTGTCATGCCTTTAGACAAACAAGGCTTTACTATTTTATCAGCCTCTGCCCAAACATCACATCCGTAGAATCCTGGAGTAACATTTTTGTTATAGAACTGATTCTTAATTACAGTTCTAGAGGCATAGAGATAGTCATACTTATTAAACTCTTCTCCTGTCAACCATTTAGCAATCTTCTGTTTCCAATCTAGGTCTTGCTTACACAAAACATATGCTGAAATACCAGAAGTACCATGTATTTTCTCAGTAATACTAATTAAGTCATTAGGATGAATTACATTAGGACATTTCTTAATAAGAGTTGTGTCGTAGTGGAATCTAAACTGTTCATCAATAACCTTGCTGATTCCTTTGACTTTCTTCGTTTGGTTGTTACGTGGAGTTCCTCCCTGCCCTTGTTGTCTTTTGGGAATGTACTTTTTGTTAATCCAAAATTCTTTGCCTTCATGTTCTACAATATCAAATTCAATACCTGCTTCAACTTCAATCTCCTTATTAGTTACAGACATTATGTAGTTCTGAAACTGGACTACTGGAAGAATAAAACCTTCAGACAGCTCATTCTTTAATCTGATAGCTTTTACTCTACCATTATCCTCAAACATACCAGTTTGTTCTGCGTCGTTGTTTAATTCTTTATGACGATAAAGATTACAATATCTCAGAAAATCTGGATTTATACAACAAGCCGTTGGAAAATATACATATAGTCCTGGCTGAGAATCAATCCCAGTAATGATATTGAAACCATCAATGGTACAACACTTAAGTCTAGTAACTTCTGGATTACTATGCGCTCTGAAATTTTTAATGTCTACAATCTTCGCCAAATAATTTACATTGGCTCTTTTACTCTTAGATAACTTCATTTATTCTCTATTTAAAATGGTTCTTCTGTAGTTTCTATAAACTCACACATAAAGTTAGCATACACTTGAGCCTGTGCTTCATTGAACTCATTGTTAAAGTAAAACTGAAATGCGTGAAACAGCTTGTGGTAAAACGTATTCCTCATTTGCTCGTCACTTACTGTAACAACTCCATCATGTTCTGTCTTTAGAGTTCTTGCTAACTTAATCATATTAGTAGCATCACAAAAATAACCGTAGTTATTATTAGGAAGAATTTCCTCTATAACTACGGTTATTTCTTGATTAGCTATTTTGAACTTGTCGGGAAGATTTCCTCCATTATTCATTTTCATCCTCTAATAAGTCTAGAAAGTCATCAGCATGTATTATCTCAGATGCTAAGGTACCTTCAATTTCATCAGTTGGTCCCTCATAAGGCAAGACTTCAGAAACTATGTATTCCTCTAATAGGCTTTCGCTGGGATCTTCTCCATCTAGCCATTCTATAAAATCTTGAGCATCAATATCAATTGTGTACTCTCTTTTAACCTCACAAGTCTCTTTAAAAATCAGTTCCATTCTCTATTTTCTTTGTACAGTTTATTTAGGTAATCTACAAACTCTTCTTTTCTCTCAAATAAGTCGTCTACGTCTGGAAGCTTTACCTTGTTGGCTATTCCATCATTATCATAGTACACAATGTCTATACCACTCACACTATGACACATCGTATCGCACATTCCAGCAAAGATTAGAATGTTATTTTCTGATAAGTAGTTACTCAACCAGGGAAAATCTTTATTATCGTCTACATGATGTCCATAATACCCACAATTCCAACTTTTTCCCTCTGAGAACTTACCAGAGTATTTGCTAACATAGGATAATACTAGTAAGAGAAGTTCATCTTCTTCAAAAGAACTCTTGTCAAATTCAATAGTATCTCTCATATAATCCCCATCGTTTGCATCGCACTCCACATATACTATATACAATTCCCTATTATTCGGAATAATGGAGTATTTAGCTTTCTTCAAAATATCAAACTTTTTGTATTTCATCGCGTATCAAGTACAATAAAATTATCACACATTTTTATAACATTCACTCTTATTCCTCCTTTTAAAGCTCGTGTATCACACACTTCATACTTTTCTTCTAGGAGAGAGGCGTCTTCTTTAGTAATCTTTACCCAATAGACACCATTTTTCTGTTTAGAACCATTCCATATCAGATGCTTTACTAGCCAGATATAGCGCTTCTCTACATCATTCATTGTTAATAATAGATTTATAGATTTTCTCAGACTCCTTTAGGAACAACTCTGATATGTTTTCGTCAGTAGTAAATTCCTCCATAAAGATTCTTCCGAATTTTATATTGATAATATTCATAGAAGCCATAGCTTCTCCATAAACCCAATCCTTGAAACATACATTACTAGCTTCTATTCCAGTATATGTAAGTTTCCTGAGCATACATATAGAGCATATTTTCTTACACTCTTTTCCTATCTCTACTAATTCAGTTAATTCATCAGGACTAGCCTCTCCTATATCTCCAATCTTACTTAAATAGGCTGAAAATTTGGATTCTGACTCTCTGTCCTTGTAATACACAACAGAGTATCCCCCACTAAATCGTGGGGCAGATTCTATGTCTAGAACAGCTATTTCAGAATCAGTAATAAATACATCGTCTATGTAATTAAAATAGACATTTCCTAGAAGGGTAGAATCTTCAAACTCAGTTGGGCATAACATTGCATATGCCTTTGTCCAGGTTTCCTCTTCTATATCCTGAACCTTGTGAGACGTATTAATCATTCCTATTTCGTATAAACTACACTCATCTGGAACTTGTAATTCCATATCGGCATAGTTACCTCCATAGTAATACTGTCTGTAGTTAATCTTTTTCATTTTTACTCATAGTCACGAATACACTTCAGAACAGGCTGCAATGGTGTTCCTTCATCAGATAGATAGAAATACTTAACAGTAGCCATCTTTCCAATAAGCTCTTTAAGCCTTTCTCTATACTGCTGCTTAAGCTCTCTAGAACCCATCGGCTTAGCCTTAAATTCTATACCATCTTCAGTTATTAACGTAAAACACATGTCCTCTTCTCGAAGACCTTCTGATAAGCCAGTAATTTCAAACTCTGCATCTTTATAGAATTTAAATTTAAGCATATCATTAGTACGTTTCCCGAAGCCATACTCCTTATCAGGATTTCTACATACTACTCCTTCCCAACCTTCTGATACATACTGGTCGTGGAGTTTCATTATGTTCTCATATTCAGAAACCTTTTCCTGTGGAACTAATTGCATTTGAAGTTCTCCTTCTTCCCATTCTCTATTTGGGTCAAATCCAAGATTAAGTTCCTTTTGCAACTGCTTAAGAATCTCTAATCTATCTGAGAACTTCATTCCAGGAATCATGATGTCGTAAACATAATATTCAAGCCAGTCGCAGTCAACTGCGTTCTTCTCAAGACGAGCTGCTCCACTGATTTGTTGGAGGCTTTTACCATGTTTATACAACTCTCCATCAAGTATGTAAGCGGGATGAGATTCGAAGAACTTAAGCAATTTCTCATTTCTTCTGATATGACCTGTTGAATAGTCATAATTTCCCCCTCCCCTAGAAGCAGATAAAATCTCACCATCCTTGTAGTAGAAGGAACACCTAACTCCATCAATTTTTCGGCTAGCATACCAATACTTGACCTTATTGATTGAGGATTCTTTAACCTTATCTGCAGATTTTGCAAGCATATGCTTTGCAAATCCATTCTGGTCCGTCTTGATGTCTCCATAAAACTCCTCCAATTGCGTTTCACTATAGGTTTCTGGATCATTTTCCATTTCCTTGTAACCTTTATCTAAATATTTCTTAAGCTCAGACTTAAACTGTAACTCAAGCTGCTCTCTATGCGTTCTACCAGCCTTACCCTTAGTAATAACGATTTCTGGCTGTTCTGTCATCTTTCCATGTAGCTGTCCAGTAACTCTATTTATTACAAATCCAGCTTTTTCTTCATCCCACTCTTCAGTAGTAGATAGGTATACAACTCTAAATTTACCAGTAGAGGCTTTGCTTAACAAATATTTAATCATTCTTCACAAAATTTGATTGGATAGTATTTATTCAGGTCAGAAATTATATCTCTAAAGTCTACATTCTCATTTATAGAATATTCTTCATCTACCTCACTAAGTAAATCTTTGCAAATATCAACGATAGTTTCTTTAGATATCCAGTATGATCTACTTTCATAATTATACCCTAGAAATGCAGCATCATAGCAATAGTCCATGACTAGGCCTTCGTTATCCGAGATAAAGTCATCCCAATTATTTATAAATTGTCCAAACAATGTGTCGACTATACTCCATTGAACTTCTTTAATAATTGAATCTTCAAGATCCTCTGGACATTCTGGGATATTGTCCATAATTAAACCTAACTCCCAATCAGAGTATGATTCCAAAGCTCTCTTAGTGTCCTCATAGCCAGGAAACAATCTCTCCATTATGTCTTCTCTTGTTTCTGTCATTTCTGATAGTCCTTAACAATATTCCATAAATCATCTATGGTATCTGTAGGAATTACATTCCCATCCTCATCATATGCCTGGTTTGGGTCTCCTCCGAATCCGGGCTTCTCAAACAACCACCAATTAATCCAGTCTACTCCTTCATCAGAGAAAAGTTCTGGAAGAACAACATTAAGGAAATTCCAACCTAGTTCTGAGATAGGCAATTCAAACAAATCAATACCAAAGTCACTCCACCTATCCAGTTCCTTATTATAATTCTGAGCATTCTCAATCAGTTTAATAAATCCTTCTTTAGTCATAACAATTACCTTTTTATAATTTCCTTTTTAATATCTTCTTTCCAACCACAATCACATTCCTCTGCTGCTACAGTAAATGCTTTCTCTAAATCTCCATTATCCATATATTCCGACATCAATATGTCTGTGTCAATGTCATACCTTTCGATAATTTTCTCTGTGATTACCTTTAAAGCCATTCCTTCTAGTTCTTCATATAGAATGTTCTCCAGATTGTTAGACAATTCTTCCCACTCATCGTTCATTTCAGAGACAGCTTTTCTGCTATCCTCTTTCGACATCCTATCTTCTAGTTCTAGAATACGCTCTCTTAATTCTTCTTTTGTCATGGAACTTTCAATACATTTTTAATAACAATCTCCTTCTTCATCTTACCAAACTGCTTCTCTATTTCATCTGGAATATTCACTTTTATGTCCGTCAACGATGTTAGGTATTTAACTTTATCCCTAACATCATCAATCAGAGCACCATTAGTTTTTATTCTCATTCCAATATCTTCAACCCTTCTAGATAAGCATATAATTAGTAATATATTACATAATCCTATTACTGCTAAAGCGTACACCATCATACTCCAGTATGTCCAAATCCGCCTTCTCCTCTCTCAGTAGAGGGTAACTCTTCTACAACTTCCCATTCAACAGTTTCATGCTTAGCAATAACCATTTGGGCTATTCTCTCTCCGTCCTTTATTCGTACAGGTTGATTAGATGTGTTAACCAACACTATTCCTATTTCCCCTCTATAATCTGCGTCAATAGTTCCAGGAGAATTTAAAACTGTAAGTCCCTGCTTCAAAGCAAGTCCACTTCTAGGACGAATTTGTGCTTCGTAACTCTTAGGCAAAGCGATAAATAATCCAGTAGGAATTAAACATCTACCACCAGGTTTAATCTCAATGGTAGAAGCTACTGGGACTGTAGGAATTTTTCTATCAGTGGGATTTCCCTCTTTGTCTAAGACAAACGGAGCATCTGGAGCCTCTATGAGACCTATAGCTACAACATCGGCATCAAAGAAGAATTTCTCTGGCTTTCCGTCTACTAAAGTAATTCTACTAAAATCTCCGCAGATGTCCATACCTGCTGAGAGGGAAGTTTCATACTTAGGAAGTTGGTGTCTTGATTCGTTAATTATTGATACTTTCATGGAGCAAAATAAATTCTTTTAAATAAAACTTAGCATCTATGATACACTTGGGAACTAGTCCTTCTAACTCTAAATCGTTTCTTATGGCATCCCTCACAATGGTAGCTGATATTCCTTCTTCTACCTGTTCTCTAGCCATAAGAGTCATAGATATGTAATCCTTTAGCATGAACTTTGGAAACCATGTAGTAATGATTTCATATCCATCACTATAGTAGATATTAAAAGAGGATTCTTTTATAATACTAACTATATTAGCATATAAATAGAATCCCCAATCCTGAGAGTTGTCTGACTCATCAGTTAAATCCTTAAGAGGATGTATCACACATTTATTAAGCAGACCTTCCTCTTCTAGTGCTGTCTCTAATAATCTCATTCTAATATTTATCGGAATGGGATTTCTAGCATTTATCTTATCAGCACTTCCAACCAGCAAAAGAACCTTATCATTCTCTAAACAGGCTTTTCTAATTAAAGCTAGATGCCCATTATGAATGGGCTGAAATCTAGCTAAAATAACTCCGTATTTCATTTGGAATCTTTTTGTTTATTAGTTATCTCTGTAGTTTTAATTATCTCTCTAAAGTCTAATAACTTCCAGTTCTGTCTCTTATATTTCTTATGGTCTTGTGCAAAATCCTTTAAATCAGATTTATTACAAAACAAAGCAAAAGCATAATCAACTATAATTTCAGAAATCTTTTCGTAGTTCTGCTCCTTATTTGTAGTCAAGTTGAGAATTACATCATCAATTTCTAAATCTGGACAGTTGTATTTAGCTGGAATGTAGTTTTTGTCGTTATAATAAACGCAAACAATATTTGTAAATTTTCTAATCATATTAAGCTAGTTAATTCTCTTAATTTAATAGGAGTAAATTCAAAGTTAAACCAATCTCCATCTGTGGTCTGAAACATATGAGAATCCCAATCTATTGTTGTAATCTTTGGAACTGTTTTTACAGGATTACAATTAATGATTACAGGAAGTCCCACCTTAAATGCTCCAGTAATACCATCATAGACCTTTCCGACACCAGATTTGTGCCAAACCTTTATTCTACCATGTTTAGAGTGAAGAAGGTCTTCTTCCTCACTAGTGAAATCTTTGAAGATGTTCTCCTCCAAACCCTTTATCAGAAGACACTTTTTACTAAGAATATCAGATACGTCACTCTTTTCTACCATATACAGTATAATTATTTAATGTTTTAAGTATCTTATCTATAGTACAAGTATTAGCCTCACTATAAAAAGCCATTACTGGTTCTGAATCATTATTGATGAGCACTGCAAAAGGAGTATGTCTAGCACTAAAGCCTCCTTTAATTTTAAAAGCCTTCTTTCTCTCCTTAAATAAACCTTCATGATAAGATTCTAATTCAATTAATGGATAGTTAGGAAGAATACTTTTCAGCTTGTCAACCAATATTTGACTGTCGTCGTCATACACTACTTTAAGAATCATTTCCAAAAACGCGATGTGATGTCTTTAGTTATGGGTTTTCCATAGCTATTATCTATTTGAAGCATTACTTGGTTAGTAGTTCTACTGCTGAGGGGACCTTTTTCTTCAATATATGGTCCAAGTTTTATATAATCAAAATTATTTAGATTAATACTCTTAGGTAGACTTTCTCTACCACTATACCAAGCAACCTTTAAATCTGGATAGAAATCCTTAAGGTAACTAGCTAATACATTAACTAGTGTTGGGTCTGAATCTCCTCCCATCATAGAAACACATGAAATACCAGGGGACTTTTCTATTAGTTCATCAATGTGAATTACAAAGTCGTCTGAGTATCCTTTTGGATATTCTATTAGGGGATTGCCAATATCCTCTGCCAAATATGAAGAATGACACCCCGGACAATGACATGGACAATTAGATATATTTATTGCTAAGGTAATCTCGTCTGGAATCTCCTGAAAAACTACCTTGGTGTCTACATACTTTAACATATCTCTTCTATTTTTCTATTATCAGTGTCTAATAAGAAACACCTTCTTACGTCCAGACAAGCCCATTTATCAGTGATAATAGGCTCTGACTCTAGTTGAGTATGTCCAAAGATTTGATAGCAGGTATCTTCTCTGTCTCCTTCAGAGACATCACTCCATACCATACTTCCAGTATCTTGGTTTCCACCTCTTAGAAATGATACCTTCCATAAGAATGGAATTAACTCTCTAGTAGTTAAGGTAGTAAATCTTTCAATATCATATTCTGGAAGATATGTTCTCAACCAATCTCTGGTAATGCCAGCATGGGTGAATAAATAATTTCCTTCTCTAAAATAGAGTCTAAATAGCCCTATATTTGTACTAAATAAGTTTTTGATTTCAAACTCATTTTCGTAATCATATCTAGACGCACTTCCAAAATCGAAACAGTAAGCACAATCGTGATTTCCCAACAATAGTACAACCTTGTCAGGATTATCGTTTTTGAACTTAATTATTTCCTCAAACTCTTTAATGGTATCGAGTCTAGAGATACATTCCCAAGGGTACGGATCTAGGTAGTCTCCTAAGAAGACTACCTTATCCACACTGTTTATCATTTCTTTGGCTTTGTGCCAAAACTTCCTCCCATGAACATCTGGGACAATTAAAATTTTACTCATTTATACACTTTTTGAATAAGTTCTCTTTTCAGCCTCTATTCTTCTATCCTTACCAAATGCAGTAATAGGTCTTAGATAGCCAATAATTCTAGTATACTGGGTAATATGCTCACTTCCACACTTTGGACATACTTTGATTGGAGCTTTTACAATATGTTTACAATCCTCACACTTACTGTTCGGAATATTAAATGTAAAGTAATTAGTTCCCTGTTCAATAGCAAAATCTATGAGCTTCAAATACTGCTTCTTAGATAGATGTTCTTCTAAATTAATGTGAGCTGCACTTCCGCCATCTGTATACTGATAAGTTTGTCTTCCGTGAAGTATAAACTTATCTAATACAGATGTGTCATCATGGGCATTATAGAAATAACTATTGTATAGATTCCTATCTTCAGGAACTTTATACCCGTCCTCCTTATCCCATCTATAATTTTTACCACCAAGTCCCTCTGCTGGAACAACTTCAGAATTAAATAGGAAAGGTCTTTTCTTATCGTGGATGGAATGAATCTTATTCTGCTCCTTAATAGTTCCGAGGATTAGTTGCAAGAACTCGAAATACTCTGGATTATTAGATACTTTCAGTCCTAGGAACTCAGCAGCTTCATTCAAACCATTTAAACCAATAGTACTGTATAGGTCTTTAATATTGATATATCCACCATTAGAAGAAGCAAACATCTTCTTTTCTTCCCATTCATAGAGCATAGTCTTATAAGTAATGTGATACTTGTAGACTCTATCAAGTATACCTATTAACCACCCTTTAAATTGGTTAGCTACATCATTAGACCATATTTTATGATTATAACATTTATAATAATCTTGTATAATTCTATTGATATTGAGAGTTATCACATTACAGCTACCAGTTTTGACCCCAGTCATACCAGAGGTAGGACTAAATGTATTCTCCGCCAATTCATTACGAAGTCTACAACACGAAGCTAGACTATCCGCACTATCAGAAATATAAGTAAAGAAACTATGACCTTGTGCATACATTTCTGCACACAAATCTTTGTATTCCTTATCTATAATATCTTTTCCATCATGCACCATAGCGAAAGTTTCAACTGGAAAGGTTAGTACCTGTTTCAGACGCAGCTTGTTGAACCAAGACATAAATAGTCTTTGCAACGTATCAATCGCACTCCACTCCGGTTTCGTTCCGTCTGGATAATAAAATTCTCCAAACAAGGACTCGAAGTATGTCTTATCATAATACGACACGTTAGTAAAGGGTGATTGATAACTTCTATTTCCTGCGGGCTGATTAATTCCCCAAACAAACTGCTTGAATGCTTTGAGAATACTATCTTTAATAGTACGCTTAATGAGTGAATGCTCGGAGGTACATATACAGTCAAGCTTTTCATACCACTTTTCTCCATATTCAGCTATGATATAATAATTAAGAGCAATGAAGTAACTTCCTACAGCAACTGCTCCTTTACACTGAGAAGATAGTAGAAACACTAGATTAGTAACCTGTCCACTAAACGACTGCAAATCATTAGGAGGACCAGGAGTAACTCCGTCAATATTACCTACACCTTCCAACATAAGTGGATATAATGAAACTGCCATACAATACTGTTTAAGTACGGATGTAGAAGCTTCATCATGAGTATAGATAATATGACTATCTAAGTCTCTAGAATATTGAGAGGCTAGTTCTGGATAAAGAAGCTTCAACTTCTTTTTCATACGATAGCGTTGAATTTCTCTGTTTTCGCGCTTTCTGTCTTCACTTTCTAATGTAGCAACATTCTTAGATACAACATTAGCATTTCCATCTGTTTCAGATGAAGTGGCTGCATTTTCAGAACTATTTATATAGTTGTCTTGATAACTAATCTTAGCTATGATTTCTCTAAGCCTAGATTGCTCACTTCTATATTGAGAATAAGCCGAGGCTACATCATCATAACCATAGTCTCTCAAGGTCTCAATTACAACATCTTGAATTTCTTCAATAGTAATTCCATCCCATAAATGCATATCTGATACCATAGCATTAATAACGTCTCTGTTCTCATCTGGGCAGCAGGCGTTAAATGCCTTAGATATTGCTTCTACTATTTTATTACTATCAAACTCCTGTAAACTTCCGTCTCTTTTTACTACCTGCATATTAAATACCCATTACGTCCTTAATTAACAATGTCTTCTCAAATTTATTAACCAAATCTCTCTTATCTTGGGTAATCAGGTCAGTAAATGCGTTATACACAGTAAATCCGTCTACAACATTGTCCGTCGTATAATACTTAGATTTTTCATCATAAAATAAATCTTTATAAACGTCAATCGGAGCAGATTCAGCTAATTTTACAGAACCAAATCCCATATTGATTTTAGAATTGATGCAATTATCAACCCAGTGGCCTAGGTCAGCGTATATATCATCTTTCTTATATTCCATCTCTGAAAGCTTCTTAAGCATCAAGTTAGTTTCGTCTGTCATTGACATAGCATTTCTCAAAAAGCTATAGTTAATAGCAGATTCAGGCTCTAGCTCAGAAACATTTAACATTTCTGGATTAAATACACACAGATTCAGACAAGCCATATTTAAAGCTCCTACATAGAACTTAACTAATGGTTTACGAGTATCTAGAGCATAAATCATACTGATTACTCTCTTATGATTATCCCAGGCATATTCGTCTGGTAAAACTCCTTGAATCCAAACTCTATTGTATATTACATCATCAAAATTAATCTCCCCGTCTTTAGTAAGTGATATTTGGTCGGCAGGCTTAGCATTAATGATAAAGTTATCAGTCATCTTAGATACTCTGTCTATAAACGGAGTCGCATAAGCTTCTGTAGTAAAATACTCCTTATCCTTAATTCTAGTTGCCTTTCCCTGCATCAATTGTTCAATCGTCAATTCCATTTATTTCTTCTTTTAATATACTATTAAGTATCTCTCCAGTGTCTGCCAAATCTACTCTGTCTGGCATCATCTCAAACGGTAGGTCATCTGCATCAAAATCCAGCATAATTTGCTTCATATTAGATGTCTTATCTCCCCAATACTCACTTGGGGAACTTGTAGCTTTAGATATTGAATCTTCTAAGGTATTAATTAATCTTTTAATATCTTCAGTCATAGTTGCATGACATACAAACTTCGGAGTTGTTATCAAAAACATCCCAAAGTGGTCAATAATGAATTTATTGATATCTGTATAACCAAACTCCTCCGCCAAATCTTTTAATTTTTTACTAAACTTGGTATATTGGTAGTTCTTTATTTTGAAGTAATAACCTATATCTTGAAGAAGTGCTTTCTTTAGGCAAGTTTTGTATCCTCTCATAGTCCTACCCACAACAGAATCCCCTACTTTGCATTCGTGCAATATAAAGGTTATTTTTCCATCTTTGAAGTACCATCCAAATCCATCTGTCCAATAAAACTTTAGTAGTATACATTCCCCATTAGAGGATGTGCTTATACCTAGTTTTACTGCATCTTCTAACATAGGTTCATTACTGACTACCCCATTCTCGTCCAAAGCATTATACAGGATTTCTTCACCTGTGTACCGTTTCCATTTATCCATTTAATCGTTAATTAGTTGTTACACTTTCATAATTAAATTACGTTTTATATCTATCAAACTTAAATTTATCTCAAAATAAAAAAGGAAGACCACCCTAAGGTAATCTTCCTTTTAAAACTTATATCTTTAAGAAATTAGGCTTCGATACCGAAAGCAATCCAAGTACCGTTCTTAGTGTTCTTAGAAGGAGTATATTGTGCAGTTGCTACTACAGCTTGTCCCTCAACAACATCCTTAGTCTTTACTAACTCAGCATTTCCTTTGTACTTACCGCTCTTATACAGCTCCTTAATTGCATTCTTAGCGTCAGCCTTGTTAGTATCAACCTGACAAACTACTGTCTGAGTTTCCTTGTCAATCCACTTGTAGAATGTTTTAAACTTACGTTTTCCATCGCCCTTAACATCGTCAATCTTATATGGACGCTCACGAGTGTCAGCAACAGACGATTCAACAGTAATCAAATAACCAGCACCGGGACAATTCTTACCTTTCTTTGCAAGATATTCAAGCATGAACTCTTTTACATCACGCTCTGTGATACCCTTAGTCTGTTTAGCTTTCCAATTTTTGTAAGCCTGTGTTGCATCTCCGTTTACATGGAACAATGTGCTTTCTACTTGTGCGATTGCTGCTTCTTTGCTTTCTGCTACTACTTCTACTTTCTTAAAATTCAAAATCGTTGTACTCATAATAAATAAAAATTTTAAACATAAATCATTAACATATAATCTAGAACTATTTTTCTGTATCTAATCAGTATCGTTTCCCTTACTGATGTAATCAATTATACTTCGTAATTTAGGGAAACCCTAATCTTTAAATGTTAATTTGATCTTAAAGGATGTTAAAATTTTTAACATTAAAATGGTACATAATTGTCTAGCAAAATTTTGAGTTGTTTGGGCATATCCTTGGGCTTTATTCCAAAGTCAAGGAAAGTATTACACCCATACATTAAATCCTCGCAAATGGCCCCTAGGGACTTCAGGAAGGTATTTTTTTCCACCTCCCCAAAGTCGTTACCTACTTTTAGGAGAACATCATAACAAGTTACTTTTTGACCTTTTTTCCTTAACTCATTAGTTATATAACAAGTGAGAGCAATACAAGCTAGTTTATCTCCCATATTGCTATTTAGGTAATTTAAGGTAAAGTATTTGCTATAAATTGCTGACAATTTTTCAAAGCTGATATTTTGAAGGTCGTTCATCCAGAGAATAGTCTCTATAACCTATCTGATATGCTACATACTTCAATAGAGTTTTAAACTCATGAAATCCCTCACGTAATTCTCCATAAGTAACCGGTCTAACCTTACTATAAAAGTTTGGAATAGTAGAAACTACCAAGTAATTAGCTTGGATTTTAGGATTCTTTAGGTGATAGAACTTCTCAGCACATAGCTTCAGAAGATATAAATACATTGCAAACTCTCTACTGTAATGAAACTTCTTGATATTATTGTCGATTTCACTGACAATCTTACCAATAGTTTTTATATCATTCACTACAATAGTGTTAGTCTCCGTATCTATGGTATAATTATCTAATTTGGACTTTAAGTGCAAAATGAACTTCTTGCCGTTGGGACAAGTAGCTTCCACGTCCAATAAAATAGCTTGCTCATTTTCAGAAATAGGTGTTTTAGTTATCCCTTCAGGATGTAAAAGTTTCTGTACTTGCTTATTGCTATTTAATGCAGTCACACAAGATTTTACAATTTCTAGTGACTTATTATCAAGGTATATGATTTCCTTATCCTGAGCCAAATCAAATTCTTTAAGCTGTCTATTCTTCCAATAATTGGTAGACGCTTCAATAACAGACTTAGCTAGGTCTTTGGTAAGTTTTCCTTTGTAATATTCGATTTTATCTGAAGCAGCCTTCACATCATCAAATTTTACGTCTCCTTTAAGGAAAACTGGATAAAGCTCATTAGCCATTGCTCCCAACTTAGCAGTCGGTTTACCAATATCTTCTGAAAGCTCAAAACTATCTGGCTGTAATACGAGTTCGTGTACAGCACTACCAAGCTCAAATGCGGAAGAGAAAGTATTTTTAAATCCAGTAAAAAATTTATCCGGATTTCCATCTTGCCTAGGATTAATTAATCCTAAACGAGAATTACTTACATATCCACTATATTGCTCGGAAAAATACACCTTATCACTTATCTTCTCTAACCTTAGCGTGTCTAGCAGAGGTCTAAGCTTGATGTCTTTTAATTCCATCCTAAAGTCTCTAATTCTAATTCATATGCAAATCTAATTTCGTTAATATCTAAACTATAAATGCGAAATAATGAGTCTCCATTCTGATTATGAGGTCTGTCAATTAACAGGGCTGGAAGACCAGAATTGATAGCCATTTGTACATTACTAATACTATCATCAATTAATACATCGCATTTGCCTTTTATCAAGTCAGCCTTATTTCCATGCTGATAATACATTTGATAAATAGGTCTTATGGGTAAATTGTATTTAGCTAGACAATTCCTAGTATAAACCTTACTGTTTATTCTCTTTGTGGCATAAATATATGGTTCAAAATTTGGTTTCTCTAGCAAGGGTAAATTTTCCCAAAACTCCTTATTATAGCGAAGACTTACTACGTTCCGTGTAATTACGTGTTCAACTAAATCAGATTCCCTTGGAAATAGAGCCTTGTAAGCTCCCCAAAAGTCAAAGATAGTATCATCCAAGTCTAGTGCTATTCTCAATGGATTACATAAATTCATTTATCTCAGATACTTCTCCTAAATATATCCCATGTTTATCGGCAAGTTCTTCGCAGAAATCATCATAATCCAGAAGATCATCTAAATCGTCGTACTTATTTATATACATACTCTTTATTTTTTCTTCACAATCCTCGTAGCTTCTAGCTACCACTTTACCAATTCTACAGACTTCATCTGTATGCCATGGAAATAAATATGTGTTCATAACTCGATTACTTCAATAACATTTAATCGCTTCTTAATTAAAAGTTCAAGGTCTTCTCTATCCACGTAGACAAAGTGACTCTTTTTCAAATCAGATAATGTAGAGTCAAATTCTAGAGAAAATGCTTCCTCAGTTCTCCAATTCTTCTTAGCTGTCCTCAAATAGAGGGCATACTCGTCATCAAAGTCATTAACTACACAGTTCTTAATCGTAGGAATTGGACCTTTAACTATTAACTTTTTCATTTCTTAAGCAATTCATAAAAATATTCTATAGGTATTACAGCTACTTGACCCACGCTAGGTGCCCCGTTCTTTCCTGCCTTCTTCCAACATATACAGAACGGTTTAGATTTATCACTACAAGCGTCCCTAATGTCAAAATAGTTTGGCATATTTTGGGTAAACTTGGCTTGGATATTAACTGGAAGTTCATTGTTCATATCAACAATATCTATTTTGTCAGCATCAGCCAGTTTGTTCTGGCTTCTACTAGATACACATCCTTCATATCCAACATCTCTCAATTTATGAATTATTTCTAACTCATATTGAGAACCTTTTTGTTTACTTTTCTTCGCTTGCTTACTTCTTCTAACTGCAGGATCTGCCCATTCAAAGGTAATTCCATCTTTCGATTTAGCTCCAGAGCCAGGTTTATTAGCCCTAGCTTTAATAGAGTTTATCTCTAAGCCAGTTACTTCTGAGGCTTCTTCTATAGTTTCGAAGGTTTTCTTTTCTCCATTTTTAAATGTAGCTGTAACACTTGTATTAGTCTACTTTTTCATTCCGTTTATTCTATTTATTTTTTCATTAACTTTACATCTCTAGGGTTTCTCTAGTCAATAACGAGTTGCTCATTTATAAAGTCCAATAAGTCTTGTGTATTTACACACGCTCCGGCTGGAAGCTCACACCTATATACTGTCTGTCTAGGAAATTTGGATATTAGTGCTTCTTCGTCTCCAGAAATAAAGTTTTCTCCAGTATCATTAATTACTACGTAAAATACCATTTCTTTTAAATTTGTCAATAGTTAACTTAATCAACTCCTGAGTAGCTTTTCTTCCATAGTCCCTATAGTAATCACTTATATCCTTAGCTCCTGTGTTTCTGGGAATCATTGATACGATTAATTCTGGATGTTGTTTCCTAATCTTATTAGTAAAACGAACTCCAGTTAGGTCATTATCATATAGCAACACAATGTATTTGAATCTCTGCTTTAATTCTTCTAAAACTTTGTCAGAAACAAACTGAGTCTCAGAGTTGGGAGCTATAGCTGGTATTCCTAAAGAATATAAACACATTACATCTTTCATAGACTTAGTTATTACTACCAGTTTTCCAGTCTTAGCTAATTGTTTATAGCCTTGAATAGTCTTAGTAGAAACATTACCTATGAATCTAAACTCCTTTCGTTTTGGCATATAAATACGCCATTGCTCGATGTTCTCTTTCTTCCCAAAATAATATCCATAGATAGGACTATGTTGGGCAGACTGTGCATATATATTTCCATTTAAGAATACAGTACTACAACTGTATACCTTAAACCTATGTAGAATATCTTTAGTAATACCAAAGCTTCCCCACCACTTCAACTCAGGTTCTGAGAACTCCTTAGCTTCTATTTGGATGAAGGTTTGTTTTTCTTCCTCAAATTTCGGCTGGATTTTTACTGCAATCTTCTTTACAGGAGAATCCTTAGTATATCCAAAGTCCTTAGCTATAATCTTTAAAGCAGTGTGATAGTTACAATTATACTTTTCCATAACTACCCCTTCGAATGTCAAACATTTTCCGGAAGCAAAGTCCTTAAAATATAAGTTTCCAGATTTTCCTCTAAAAAAGCTGCAGGTGACATGACTGTCACTACGCAAAGGAGACTTGAACAGTCCTTTCTTAACTGGAATACCCAGATAATAAGTCATGTAAGTCTCCTCATTGTTCTTAGATAGAAGAAATTCCTTAGTAATTTTGGGTTCAAAAGTATAATCAAACATAGTCACTAAGGAATTTATGAATTACTCTACTAACAAATCATTATAGCAAGTTGTCAAGATCGAAGTCATTTCCTGGTGCAGCATCTACACCGGCAACATCTGCAATCGGGTCTTCTGACTTCATTTCGGTAGGCTTAGCTTTCAGATACTTCTGACGTTCTCCCTCCTCATAGTCAGAGAAGAACAGCTTGTCACCAATATAGTTATCAGAGATGAACGACTCACCTTGTTTGTTAATACCTACGATACGAGGTATATCAGCAACTACTTTACCATCACGGTTTCTACCAATCAACTTCAACTTAGTCTCTGTACCTTTAACTTTTTCAGTTATAGTAATCAGAGCCTTAGCTACATCATCGAAGCTCTTAAATTTAGAGCTAGCTGCTTGCATCTTTTCAAATCCTGCAGGATTGAGAACCTGTGCAGTCTGCTTAACTACAGCCATCAAAGTCTCGAAGTTGGAAGGCATGATAACCTTTCCACCATTCTTACTATCAAACTCACGTCTCTCATCATCGCCAGCTTTAGGGAAGAATTGGGTTACAGAGAAGTAACCCTCTTCGTTCTCAAAGTTGATTGCTAGAACTTTATAATGAGCCGTTGGATCCTTTTTACCATCAAATTCTTTGATTTCACATCCCATGAATTTTACATCATGGATGTTCCAAGGAGTTAAAGGACGACGTGTGTTTCTTACTGCTGAGTCTGCTGATATACCAAAATTAAATGCCATAATTAATTCAAATTAAAATCAAATTTTTCTAAGTCTTTGTCATCTTCGTCTATGTTTATATTATCTAATGATTCTATATCGAGTTCATTCTCAATATCAATTATCTCATCAGGTACAGAGTTTTCTTCCTGTATCTTATCTCCTACTAGATAATAAATTCCTTTATCCTCTGTAGGCTCTAGTTTAAAGGTAGTACCATAAGCTGAGAGCTTTTCATTAGCTGCACCTCTATAACTTACAGTATTACTCTTCGTTAACTTGTTTCCACTTTTAGTTCCGAAAGCGGCATCAGTTCCAATAATAGGAACTGCTTTCTTATCCTTCTTCTTATACTTGATGTCTACTCGACAATCTGCACAAACCTGTAATAGGTCTACAGCTCCCTGAGTTAATATTAACTTGTTGGAATCAAGCGTAATAATAGGATCTGGATTAGCATCTACCTTGGCTGCAGAAGCCTTAGTAGATGTCTTGGTAGCACTTTTCGTTGCCTTAGTGTCAACAGAAATTTCTTCTTTCCCAATATAGGTGATTTCACCAGTTTGTTCATTCACCTCGTAGTGAAACAGTATGTCTAACTTCATTACTCTCCTTCATTATAAGCGTCAATAACATGGATAATCTCATTCAAATCATTGTCAATCTCTAGGTCTTCAAACATACCAAAGGATGTCTTAGCCACACAAGTACCATCATTATTAGTGATTAACTTGTACTCCATTCTACCAGAATCTCCCTCACTTACCTTAGTGAAGAAAATATAAGTAAACAGACCTTCCAGTGTTACCTTTTCAGACAACAACTTTCCAACAGTTTTAATGACAAACTTAGGATTTACATTGTCTCCAACATTCTCCGAGTGTGTCAAGAAGATCATCTTACAATCCTCTCTCATCTTTTCTGAATATCTCAGAATTTCCATAGCGTGTTGAGCTAGCTCACTAAATTTGGTATAACCAACTTCTGTTGCTCTATCAACGAACTCATAAGAGAGAACATATTGGAAGTCATCGATAATTACCTGTTTAATTTGAGGCATCATCTTGTCAATAATTTGAAGAATTTTCAGAATTTGATCCCATTTGGAACTAACGTAATAGTTACCACTTACGTTCTTTCCCTCTATTTTAATAGGGATATACTTCTTTTTCCATGCTCTAAAGGGGAGCGGTTTACCCGTAGTACTTATAATAAAAGTCTCTTCGGGATTAAGATTTCTTAAACTTGTACTCTTTCCAGTACCTGATTCACCTACGATAGCAATTGTTTCAGCAGCCATTATTCTAATGCAAAATTAAAGTTTTCATTTGAATCATCTAATTCTGTAATATCATCTAGCTCCTGTTCTACTATAGAACTACTATCTTCTAATATATAATTCGGATTTGTATACCTTTCATAATCATAAATCTCATCGGGCTTTGGAAGCTCGTGGAACATATTAATCCAGCCGAAGAAGTTCACTCCAACCTCAACATCACAATCACCATATCGGTTCTTAAGTACCATTATGCTTCTAAAATAAGAATTTAGATGCTCGATATTATAATGTTTATAAGTTTTCAATCCATCCCTGTGCGGATTATACAGTGCAATCATGATATTACAATCCTGCACAGTATTACCAGAGTCTTTAGCATCATGAATAGTAAACGCACTCTTTCCCTGCTTAAACCTTTCAATGTTTCCTTGCTCTCTATTAGCTTGTTGTATTACTACAGGACTAACGCCACACTTATCTCTAAAGAAGAGAAGATAGCTAGAAAGTAAGTCTATGTCAGGTTTAGTACCAACTAGACCAATATGGTCTACTACAATATTATAGATAAGATTAGGATTATTAGGCTTATATAGAAGTCTTGTCTCACTTTCAGAAAAAGTTCCCATTTCTTCTAACCTAGTTTTCAAGATAGCATACACCTTTTTTGGAGACACTTTCTTGTCATAGATTTCCAGCTTTTTACTAATCTTATCTACCCAGGGCATACATTGCTTAACTAGATCATAATGTTCCTCTGACAAAATATATTCCTTTTCTCTTGAAAGAATCTTCTTAAAAGATAATTGTATTCCATACGTTTCGAAGATGTATATGGATAATAGCTTAATATATAAGGCTACTTCTCCCATCTCTAGACTAAAATATAATACCTTAAAATCATCATCATCAAGATGTTCCATTAGTGGTCTATAAACATAAGCATAAAGGGCAAATGAAGTTTTACCTGCACCAGAGTTAGATAGAATCAGTGTGTAGGTTTCCCTAGTAACTCCATCAATAATACTCTCTAGTTTAGGAAGCTTCATAGATATACCATGATTTAACCCCAATCTACCTCTATCAATTTCATAAAGAAGTTTCTCAGAAATCATAGTAATCTCATGGAATCATAATTAACTCCGCCTTCATCTTTTAGTGCTTCAAGTTCTTCCCACTTATGGTCTATTACAAAGTTAGCGATAGTGGTACATAGAATATTATGCTCTCTAGCCCACTTTACTAGCTCTATAATTTGATTATGAATTTCTGGCTTCCATCTGATGGTCCTACCATAAAACCTATAGAAGTCTTCGATGGTATCAAATTTCTTAGACACGCTTCTAAGACCCACTTGTGAATTATTAACTATCCCGAATTGAGGATAGGTATCCCATAATTCCTTACCTAGCTCAAATGAGCATTTGTAGAAATCTTTAACCACATTTTTGTTTAGTGGAATATCTAAGGGATTAAATACACTTCCTTTTTCAGGAATTTTATAGGATTTATGAATAATTCCAGCATTGCGAAGCCCAGTTAATAGTTCTATTGTAAAACCACGAGCACATACTCTAGAGGAGAAATACTCATGGACAATTTCTGGTTCGTCGCCTTCTTGGGCAATAAGAATAATTTCTAACAACAACAACTCGCTCGGATTTATACTATATTTCTCACAAAACAGAAGCTGTTGTTTCAATTCAAGATTTCTCACGTGTACAAATTAATAGATTTTCTACTAATCTATACACTAAGTCTAGTTTACCTGTTAAGGTGTTAAAACTTAGTTACGTGATAAACTTTAGTCCTCAACTTTCTCGTTGGCGGTTTCAAGAAGTACTGCATAATCCTTCTTTAATTCCTTCAACTCAGATGTCAGTTTACTAACTTTAGCTTCTAGCGACTTACATTTCTTAGTAAGTGCAGATTTCATCTCATTATACTCTTTCTTAGTGTAATAAGTTTCCATAATTAAAAACGATAAGTAAAATTTTGTATTTTTTTCTTATAAGGCTCATAGGGTTCTCCCCTTAGAACTTTCATAAGATTCTCTTCATCAATAGTTATATAATTCACTCCTTCATGTGACTTCTTGTACCATTCACACTCTACAGTGTTTTCAATAACAATTGTGAACATTTCAGCATACTTAGTAGGTTCTTCCTTACGTATTACCCTACCAGTTCTCTGCTTACTCTTTATAGGACTGGAATCTAGACCAAGAACAATACCAACAGATAAACCCTTACAGTCCAAACCCTCATTAGCTAGCTGGACGCTATTAAGCACTCCAGAGCTAAGTGTGGAAAATTCCTCTATAGTTATTCTGTTTTTCTTTTTACTCTCTCTTCCAGTATAAACGTATCCTATACCTATGCTTTCAGCCATTTTCACATTAGCTGAAAAGGTAATGATTTTCTTATCGGACCTATACTTGATTATCTCCTTGGCTATTTCTAGCTTCTTAGCATGATTGTATATGAACTTTTTCCTACTCTGCAAAGCTCTCATAAATGCCGTAGCATGAAAAGTAATTTCTTTGAAAACTTCTTTCCTATCTAGCTTGCTGTTTCGGTTACATAGTTCGTCCCTATACTTAGCCCTATTGACAAATCCGTTTTGACCTAACATACTCATAACTAAGTCAAAATCAAAGTTAAAATATTCAAAATGTTGAACAAACTCCTTGTTATATTTTCTATACAAGTCTATGTCGTCCACCGTTATTATAACTTGATATTCTGAAAAGTTTGATACCCAACCATTGGCTTTGGCTACTTCTATAGAAATATTATCAATCTCTGGACAGTATTTTTCTATGATACTGTGCTTTCCATCGAGTCTCTCTATAGTAGCAGTTAAGCCAAGAATAAGTTTATATTTTACCTTAGTAAATACAGAAGAGAAAGTATCAGCAGGACATCTGTGAATTTCATCCAGAATTAGAAGGTCACAATCATACCCGTTCTTTGCCATGGAATTAATAATTCCAACTTCGACATTCAATCCATATCCCAAACTGTCTAGGATTCCAGACCATTGTTCTTGCAAAGTAGAATTTGGAACGACTACTAATACCTTGATAGAAGGATACTTAGAAATAAGTTTTCCTATAATAATAGTAGCAACCCTAGTCTTTCCATACCCAGTACAAGCAACTATTGTACCTCTTCCTTTGGACTTAATCCACTTTTTGACGGACTCCTCCTGCCGCTCATCACGAGTGACAGGAGTAAAAAGGTCCTTCATTAGTCTATATTTCTAGTGATGTCCCAACCTTTAAGTTCGGCAACTTTCTTAATTTCTTCCATTTTGTCCTTCCACTGTTTGGCTTGACTTTCACATTGATTCTGGAAGCGATAAAGAACCTTGCTCGACAACAGTCTCAACTGATCACTAGTTAAGTTTGCATATTTATCTCGTTTCAGTCTACACATCGATCTAAACTCAGCATAACTTAATCCAGTATCACAGATTTTAAGAGCAATAGAAGGATTCAAACGAAGTTCCTTACTTACCACCAAAAGTCTATTGACAGCTTTACCTGTTACAGGGTCTTTACGATACAAGTCCTTTTGCATTTCTTGTTGTGTAAACCAAAGTCCCATCTTGACAATGAAATTCAACGTCAAATGAGAGTTATCAAACAATCCCAAAGAATCCAGACAAGCATCCATAACTAGACTTACAGGTACTTCTCTAAATTCTACAGGGATACCATTAAGAATATTTCCAATAGGATAAACTTTAATAGCCTCATTGGTCAAAATCTCTTTATTATTCTTGATGGTAATTCTCAGGTCTTCTAAACAGCGAGTGTTTGTGTATTGTTTCTCAGCTCTAAGCCATCTAATAAGAAGCTCTGCTCGACATCTCTGTATTTGGTCGGACACTATATCGAGTAATGTTAAACGACCCGGATTCTTGGTATCCGAGTTGTACAACATTTGTTCACAGTGGTTATAGAAGCGCTTCAGCTGGTCATAATCAGCATCCACTAACTTTATTTCCTCCTGGACTCCATTTACTTTAGGTCCTTTCCATACATAGCTATTAACATCGTTTGCTTTATCATTCAAAGCCTCTCTCAGCTTATCTCCTAATACAGTCATAAATTATTCTTTAAAAATACTTCATAGTTCATCTAATTTTAACGTTAATCTAATAATATTTGTCCACATTCTAGAGACGGTTTTTCATGAATAAATTTCAGGAAAATTATGTTTGTCTCCTTATATGGAACGAAATCTGTACCATCGTACCATTTATCGATGCCTTCTTCTACATATCTCAGAGATACATATCCAACATCACCTAATTTCATAGAACACTGGTTCCAATTCGGAAATCGAACACACATTATGTCTTTATAATCTAGATTATCATATTCTAGACGTTCAAAGACATAATTTGCATAACCCATTCCGTCCTCACATTCAGCTACAAACTTAACATGGTAAGTTACTTCTTTGGTTTCCACACCTCAAAGGTATTAATATCCTCGAACTTCCTGCAACCATAAGAGGCAAAGTCCCCTTGTAGTTTGTCCATATTTGGCAAACAGGGATAGTTCTTACACCTAGTACAGCTACGTTCAGGATGTTTATAGTGAAAACCATCTTTGTCCTTAAACATTACTTCAGTAATAGGCATAATAATATTAATACACATGAGCCAGCAGCTCCATATTTGATTACGTTCTGCTTCTTCTTTAAAGACTTATTAAGACCTTCAATTGATCTATTTTTATCTTCAATTATGTTTCCATAATACAGTAACTGGACTCTGCGAACAGAATCCGTTTTCTCCCAACTTTTGTTTATAAGTTCTAAATTAGTTATTTGGCTCTTCAATAAAGGAACAGTTTCTGACAACTTCTGATGTTCAGCAAATATCAAATTAGTTGTCTTTAACTGTTCGCTGGTTATTGTAACGGTCGATGTATTCTGAGAAAAAGCACAAATTGATGCTATCAGAACTAGACATAATAGTAGACACTTTCTCATCATACTCCTTGTCTATATATTTAATTTTCTCAACAATGGAATCATTAACTATATAAATGCTATCTCTAATGATAGAATCCCTCACAATCTCTTGCACATTAGGAGTGCTAGGATTACTATCTCTCTTAGGGACAGACAAATATATAATTATTAATCCCATTATGACAATTAAAATATAGCAAAACTTAGTCTTGTTCATTTATCTCAATACCTGCAGCCTTAGCCTCCTCTACGAGCTTAACGCATCTGACTACATCTACACCTTCCTTCATTGCCAGTTTCACAACAAGTTTCTCATTGTCAGAGAGACCTTCCACTTTAGCTTTTAGAGCTTGCTTTTTGTCAAAACGAGCTTTCATCTGATTGTAACCCTTGATAATTCTCTCTGGATTCTCTTTAAGGAAATTAACCTCCTGCTTCAAGAAAGCCTTTACCAAGGTCTTACTAGCTACTCCTCTATCTCTAGTATAGATAGTAGGACATTTAGGGTCGTGCAAAGCTTTATTGTAGGCATTGGCTTTACCTCTCTCCTTGTCAAACGTATCAGTCGGGTGACATACACTGATACCAACAGATACGACTCTGCAAACCTCTGCGTAATCTGGATCGTCCACACAGACAAATTCGTCCATTTCGTTTACCCAACCTACCGCAAGTTTGCAACCATCCTCACTCTCTTCTGGAGATTGGCTTAAAGCACACGCTACAATCTTGTGTTCCTCACCCTTAAAGTCTACAAACGAGTCAATCAAATACTCAGCTACATCCTGTTTCATTTTCTACAATTTTAAAACCGTTATTAATTAAATATTCTTCTGGAGCAAACTGTAATTCGAAAAACCTATGCAGTGAATAGTTCTTTCTCTTTACAGAAATTAAATTTTTCTTTTTAAGTGTGATAGGTTTATCAGAAGAATAATACTTCTCTTCCATGAGGGCTGCTCCCCATCCCCACATTTGATAAACCGAACTACAGTAGATAAACTTATCATGTGTATATACAATCTGTTTATCCTTCTCGTAAGTCTTCCGTAAGGTCGTCATAAAATACTTGAATAGTTCTAAAGATAAACTTATTCTTTGCTGAATTATAACATTCGTTCCAGCTACGATTTTTGTAGTGGTCTAGAATTTCGGAAGCTCTTACATTATAATATATATTTCTGCAAAAGCTTTCGTCCTCATCACATTCAGCAGAATTTATTGTATAATTTCCGATGCCAATAGCGTAATGATAATGGCTTCCAGAAATTTCACTAAATCTATCTTCTAACTCATAATCTTCGTATATTATTACTCTAAACTTGAATTTGTCCTTACTAAGAAGTTTTGCCAGGCAATATGCTACATAGCAGCACCCTCCGGCATTAATATCGTACTCTTCATCTAGAAACCTACAAAGTTTATTCAGCCTCTCCGCTAGAATTTCTTGTACTTCCGTAGATTTGGAGTTCAATCTCCTCCTTTGCTTTTTTAAACTCATCCAAGTACTTACCTAAAGTTACAACTTCATCTTTTCCGAATTTTCTTCTAACTGCATAGTGGATACATCTCTCCACTGCAGACTCTAGCAGGAATCCATATCCTACTACCTTGAACTCTTTTCTCGGATTTTTACCACCAATGTCGCATAACAACTCCAAGTCGAAACGAGGAGATGAATCGTTAATTGGGGTTAACCTGTAAAATGGGCCTTCAATTACCATCTCTTTTTTGAATTACTATCCACATACATCTATCACTGTTAAATTATTATTACTAGGCTTATATCCGTAATCACAATACGAATTAGTTATTATAACACGGTCGAAATTGTTACATAGGTTTACCAAGCCTTTAATATTTACAGCATGACAAACCATAATCTCGTACTTAGCATCAGGATATCTTTCTTTAAGAACTTTAAGTTCTCCAAGGAATGTTCCTCCAGCATCGCACAAATCATCAATAAAAGTAAAGGTCGGATAATAACAATTAACCTCTCTTCCAATGGAAAACTCCCTAATTTTACCAGTTTCCAAATCTCTCACCTTATTGAACACAATATGTCCCCAATTATTAGAGAGAATTTTGTACCTTTGGTAAGCCCCAGCATCTGGGAATACGATATTAGATTGAATATCCAGATGCGATTCAAAGTTAAACTTTTGAGGATAACATCTAGTTCCTAACAATCCCTTAGTTCTTTCCGAATGGGGTTCCAAAATCATAACATAACGATAGTTCATAGTATTCAAGATACTACAGACCACCTTTAGAGAAAATGGGCGGTTAAAGCTCATCACTCTATCCATACGCATGGACATTAAATAGGTAATAAACAAATCCCACTCAATCTCTTGTCTATCAAGAATGTCTCCGACTTGAGTTAGAATAAATAATTCTTCAGCAGAAGTAATTCTACATATAACCTTTACTGAATCTTTCCTGTCAAATTCGTCAGGAAAACTTATCTGAGGTTCTCCGTCAGGAAATCTAGTGAGGTTATACTTAATCTCACTCTTGTCCAAGTTAATTAAGTTTAATAATTTCATCTACAACATATTTTAAAATTTCGTAACTTTCTTCCAAGCCCGCTCTATCATCCAATAGGATATTATAATAAGGCTTATAAGATTTAGGTAATACAGAGCTTTGATTTATCTGTAGCTCTCCATCTGGAGCTAATCCAAGCATATCATAGACTATGGTAGACTTTCTATGTGATTCACTAATATCTTCATCACAAGTAAATAATACCAGTTCAAATCCTAGTCTAGCACATCTTTTTAGCAGCTCAATAACACAACTATAGTCTCCTCCATTATTATGGTAGTCAAAAATAGTGTTATCATAATCGAAAGCGACTATTAGCTCTCCATATTTCTTGTACTCTTCTAATAGTCGCTTCTTGCAAGCCTCTTTTCCAAATGGATGGTTAAAACTTTCCATAAAGCCCTTCATTAATCCGCTGTCTAATTTCTTTAAGAGTGTACTCCTTTTTAAGGACGCCATCTTCGAACACAGTCTCTAAGCAGCCTCCGCTTTCTACCTCAGGAGTTACCTGGTCTTCAGCATAGTAAACGCCATTAACGTCCTGATAGACAGCAATTAGACCTTTAAGAGAATTTTTAGTTCCATCATCTGTTTTAGGATGTTTGAATATTTCTTTCAATTCTCCATTAACTACACAAGCAGTAGCTTTGATTGCAAAGCCTAAGCTATCTCTACTTGCATACTGATATGAAAATGAACCTACTCCTAGAACAAGATTGCAAGCTGCCATATGAGCATTCTCAAGTCGCATATAGATTTGCTTCTGACGTTCAAGAGTGATAGAATCACCATACAACAAACCTATTTTCGTACTAGGATAGCGATAATCCTTAGAAGTAGTATTCCATCCAAAAATCTTACCAAGCATATAATAAGCACCGTAGTATTGACCTTCTGAAACTTCTACATACTCAGCATCATCGTTAAATGGAGCGTAGCAACAATAATACTTACCCTCTTTCATTCTAGTATGGAAGTGAGGATTAGTTCTTAAACCACAAATAATATCAACAGGGTCTCCGCTATCTGGACGAATAACTACACGTCCATCACGAGCCATAATATCCTTCTTTAATTTGGGAAGGAAGTTTTCAATAACATTCCAGAAGTCCCAAGTATCAGAAACTATAGAAACGAACCCAGATGGATACAATTCGTTAATTAATCGCTTAAAGGTTTGAAGTTCATCCTCTTCTCCACCAGCACACATTACAGAATGTTCTGTAGCTGGAACAGTGGCGGCAATTAATTCATTGTCAGAATTTGCACCATAATATTCTTCTAGAGCAGCAATAGCTGGAATGGTCTCACTTCCAACAAACGAAGTCATATGTGCCATACCAGAAATGATAGCGGCCTCTAAACCAGCCATTCCTCTCATAGAGAAGTCATGACACAAGAAATCCAGATTTACATCTTCTGGAAATCCAGTATGTACTGCGTGTCTTTTAAGTTCATTCTTATAGAGTCTTGCTCTAGTAGCAGAGGTGCAAGGCATCCACAGAGTACAACTAATCAAAGTCTCTAAATAATTAGTTAACCAGAAGAACTCTGACTTTGTATTAGTAATAGTCATCATAGGAACCCTAATAGGGCATATTGAACCTTCTGGCAACGCTTTAATGCGAATGGGAAGATAACCCAAATCATATAGAGCTTCAATATGTCTGTATCCTACAGACTCAATTCCCACGAAATTATGGACTCTCCGATAAAACATTTCTATAGCCTTTTCTTTAGGTAATCCAAAGAAATTCTGATTAAATTCATCAATCAGATACTTCTTAATTAAATATTGGATTCCGAATACTACAGAACCTTCAGTGGCTTCTGGAAAGTATTTGTTACTTCTAGGAGTCCAATTACTGTAAACTTGTTCAGTACCTTCTGGATACATTCTATGGTGGCCCAATTTATAGCCATCTGTTGCATTAATTATTTCCATTCTAAAAATTATTTTAATAACTAATTGTTAATAAACTTTTCATGCCTTTACCACTAGCTAAATTCTTAAAACACTGAGTGATAAATTCCTTCGTTTCTGGATGGATAGCCCTAGGAGAATTTATATACTTAATCCACCAGTTATATTCTCCTTGAAAACTATTACCGTTGTATACTTTACCAGCAGCCAGATAATCGCATACCAATTCTAGAGCATACTCTTTAGGCATCTTCACTGGAACACCGCCAATGTCTAGCTTAGTTACCCAGTATTCATAATGGTGTGGATTTCTTCCTCTGTGATGTAAATAAGACCTAGAATATCCTAGAATTTCTTTTTCCTTGTTTAAGGGAGATGTGTCATCATCGTAAAATTTTACAGAACGAGAGAACTCATACCATCCGAATTTAGATAAGTCGTGCAAGATGCCCTGTTTGTATAAACCTAACTGAAAACAGTAATAAGCTACCCAAAACTTATGTCTAAGTATTCGCCTAAGATGTCTCAGTGTTATACACATACATTTAAGAATTTCCATATCTTCTTCACTATTCTAGTTAGAAAATTATTTCCTCTTAGATTGAACTTATGTGTATATCCAGACAACTTGTCTGGATTCCACACAGCATGAACTATATAGAATAAATATCCTACTGTGTATAGCATAATGTTCAGTACTGGGATAAATCCTAGGATTAGTATTACTAAAACTAGCCACACTGGAACTTTAAGGTCATAGTCTTCTTCTATAAGTGCCACACTTCTGCTATACCCATTGTAATAAACGGTTACATGGGTATCTTTCAAGATAAGCACCGTGATGATTACCATCACAGTGCATATTACTAGATACATCATTTGTTATTAGCTACGTCTTTAAATAAGGTGGGAACCTGACCATAAGTAGGAAGTTTTCCATCCCACTTCTTAATCATATCCTGCTGAACTATGAGAACTGACAAAGATGCTGAAATCTTTCTATTATATTCAGCTTCTGCATCACCCTTAATCTTAAGAGCTTCTGCCTCTCCTTGTGCAGCTGCTACTTTCTTTTTAGCTTCTGCCTCAATAGTCTTAACTTCATTCTCTGCCTTCAAAGCCTGTTGAATTGCAGCATTCTTAGCATCAATAGAATTGACTAGCGTCTGTGGATATTGAAGACCAGAAGTCATTTGTTCAAGCTGAAAATTCTCAGCCAAGAGTTCCTTTGACAGTCTATCTTCTATAGACTTCTCAAACTCCTCACGTTTACTTACTAGTTCATCAGTAGTATAGTTATTCAGCTGAATGCGAAAAGCATTCTTTACGTAATTATACAAAGTAGTGTTAATTACCTCTACAATATCTTCCTTTCTATACTTCTTAAATACTTCTGGTGATTTCCCGTCAACAATCTTCAAAGAAATTGTAGGGTCTACAGTAAATGATGATCCATCTTTAGCATTAATACTGAAAGGAGGATAGTCCACAGTCTGTACGAATGTAGGATATTCATATACAGCCGTAGTAACAGGATTGTACCATACCGCACCAGTAACAAGAGACACATCGTCTACTCCTTTACCATCTCCGTATAGATTTACCTTGATGCCTTCATAACCAGCATCAATTCTCTCATAGCCACAACTAGATAAGCCAAACACTAAAGTTAATACACACAAAATCTTAATAATTGTCTTCATTTTCCTTATTTAAGTAATGTTTCTTAATATATTTGAATATCCTATAAACTAAACTTGGGATTGCCACTAGTAATAGTAACAACCCCAAGATATTTGCAGCATACAATGATTCGGATAATAACCATAAGCTGATGTTGTAAATTACAACGATTAATAGAACGGCAACAAATGCCTTAATTAAGTTTTTCTCGACCGTAGAATAATATATTCTCTATTGCCGCTTTTATTATACCATAGTAGTACATTATCCTCTGTAATATCTACATACGGGTCATAATAAATATACGCGGCAAACATTATGCACACAATTATAAACGCAATCATGATTTATCGAGTTTTAATAGACCCAGGTCTGGTAGTTGCAGCCTGAAAGTCTTTTCCTTGTTTATCCCACCATGCTTGCTTTGCTTTTAACCAAGCTACTTTTTTCTTATACTTCATTGTTCGGAAATTATTACGATACGATTAAATTCATTATCTCCAAATTCAGTGGTAATTCCGCATCCCTTAACAACCAATTTATCCTCTGGAGCACCATAGCTAATCAGAGCCTTCTTCATAGATTCTGCCCTAGCTACAGCAAGGTTATTATTAAACTCTTCTGGACCTTCTTCCGAAGCATATCCCTCAATCACATAAGTTTTTCCACTATTAGAAATATAGGAAGCTAGTTCTGAGACAGCCACATTGGAAGTTTTAGAAATCTCTGAAGAATTTTGAAGGAATTGAATTTTTGGAGTCAAAAGCTCTACTTTAGTAATTTCGATTGTGTCCGTCTTAACAATTTCTATTGGTTTACGAGCCATAAGTTCCTCATTCTTGGCTCTCAACTCATTAATAGAAGCGTTTAGGCTTTCAACCTCGGCATCACTATACAACTTCATAATTGGAAAGTCCCCCTTGCTAGACTTAAAGCGATAGGTAGCACCAATATAGACGTTAAACTCATGATTCAGAGGAGAAGTCTTGGGAAGTAACATATACTCAGGAGTAACATTTAATGCCCATCTATTAGAGATATTAAAGTTACATCTAACGGCTCCACGGGCGGATACATTATTATAGACATCTCCATAAGTATGATACCAACCAGCACCAACGATTAGTATAGGCTCAAACAGACGCCTATCTCCGTTATATCCACATATCAGGTTAGTAAGATTGGTAGTAACGTTAGCTGTCAAATTATGTGAATCAAAGAATGTTTTATTTCCTTGGTTCATTCCAGCCATCATGTCTAACTCCAAGCCAAAGATAGGAGTAACCTCCTTACCAATAGCAATGTTTACTAGTACATCATTTGGTTCTGCCCAACTTCTATGGTTATCCCAAATAGTAGTTCCAACATTACCAGAAATATACCAGTTATCCTTCATACTTCCAGTCTCAACAACTTGTGCGCTAGCAAATGCACACATCAAACACAAACAAATAATACTAAAAATTCTCTTCATAATTAAATTAGTTAAATTAATCCCACCAAGTTCTCATACGTTCAAACCTAAGTTTATTGTACAAGTACCAGGCTTTTTCTCTTCTCAAATGGTCTTGAAGAATAGGCTTACTCAAATCAAGATCAGCAGCTTTAGGCCAGAATCGTTTCCAGTTCTTAATGTTTATGTGCCTATCTACGAATCCTTCAGACCCAGGTCTGAAATCACAATGATAGGCAGAATCTATCTCTAGAACAATATCTAAAAGTCCTAGTGCGAGTTTTAGATTCTTTTCAACAACTTCGTTACCTTCAGCAATTCTAGATACTTTGAAGTATTCATACATTCTAATTAAAGCTTGTTTCTCTAGGGAGAGAACAAAACCATAATCAAACGGATAGAACTTCATAGCCTCTTTAATGAGTCTCTTGTTTTTGTTCTTTCTTAGTTTCATATTCTTGACTTGCTTCAACTGCTAATTTATCTGCTAAATTATTCATCTCAGAAAAGAAATCAGAATTTGAAGTATGTCCCTTAACCCAACAAAATTTTATGTCAGGGCAAAACTGGCTTGCCTTAGCAAAAACCTTGTCATATAAGTTCCACAACTCTACATTCTTTTTTCTTTTCCATCCTTTTGTAGCACATCCTATGACATACTGAGAATCTGAATAGATAGTAAGAGATTCTATCTTACGGCTTACTGCATTGAGAGCATATATTACAGCTAACAACTCACATTTGTTGTTAGTAGTATTTGGAATCATCTTGCTAAATTCATAGGATTTTTTCCCATCAATTACGAATACAACTCCTACTCCTCCTGTATTTCTAGATGAACTAAAAGCTCCGTCAGTAAAGACCTCTAAATTACTCATTCTGAGTATTAGTCCTGAGATTAGTTCCTAGTAGTATTGCTATCTTTAGCAGGTCGTCTTGGTTATCACAAAATATATTATCTAAAATATAGTTTGCGTAATCACTTATTCTAACTCTCTTTCCTACAGCTCCATACTTCCCATTAAGCCACTTAATTTGTGGAATAAAGTCTTCCAAATTATCTCCAAGATGCCTCAAGGCTTTTCTAATAGAGACTGGAAACCACATTTTTTCTTTTATCCAATCTAAGTGACAATAACCAAAAGCAAAAGCTCTACTCAAATCCTTCTGAATGAATTCATCTAGCTCGAAATTTCTCTCATGCCTTCCTAATTCCTCAAAATCATCTTTTAAATCTAAACAGAACACTTCATTGAACTCAATCATTGCTCCAAGATTCTATAACACCAATCAACTCTAGCATACCATATCTACACATAGCCTTAAATGGCCCAGTAGATATAGAAACAAATGTTGATTTACTGTTTCTATAATTTCTTATTACTTGCGTAAGTAAGTCTCTAGCTAGTGTTCTCAGGTCAGAAATAGATGGAACTCTATACTCTCCAGGACTTATATACATCCTCCAAGGAGACTTTCCTACACATTTTCCATCATCGTCATATGTTCTATGACTCTTGTCCCAACTCATATATTCTAGAACCTTGTCAAAGTCAAAGTTCTCCATGATGTAGTTATACTGAACATCAAGAGGTGGGGCATCACTGAAATTTCTTGTCTTCTTTACTTTCATTTTTATAACATTCAACGAGACGTTGCAGATTGGGAAGTTTGTCAGGTCTAACACTGACAATTAAACCTCCTTTCCGCAGATTGTAACTCAATTTGATTCCGCAATGATTAAGAATTTCAATAAATTCTTTCAATGCGTTACCTTTCAATACATTTCTATAGACTAGCTTCTGACCATCTTGATAACCTTCACGGTAGTATTCATTCGCAACATCGGAAATAAGCCATCGTCTAATGGGTGAAACCTTTTCTAGGAGTTCACTAACTCTAGTTGCGATGAAATCCATACTTACTGAATACTATCGTTAGATACTATAGAATCGACAGCAGTTGTGTCTGCAACATTCTCAACGACTACAACAGAGTCTTCTGCAACTACAGTTGCCGGTTGAGTCTTGTGTGTGCAAGCTGACATAGCAGCAACTAACACAAAAAGCAATAGTAACTTCTTCATTTTCAATAATTTTAATTAGTTAAACATTTTATCTATCAAAAAAAAGAGTGGTTCCAGTATCTGTGCTTCTCAGATACTTTCCCCACTCCTATCACTCCGAAGAGCTTGTACCGTTATTAGGTCGGCCAACCTCCCTCTTCATCTTGTTGAGAATTTGGGATAATAGTCACCAAGTTTAAAGATTACTTGTAACTGAAGCAAATGCTGAAACCCTTAACAGGGCTTCGTAACTCCTCCAACAACTTGGTTGGTGAGCTATAGTAGGAAGCTAACACGCAGGCAAAGATGAAATCAAAGTCGAAGACCTGGTCACACTAGCGAAGACTAAGACAAAGACTCTCAATAAGAGAGTAATTTCAAGATTTTTGTGAGACCAGCGAATGTGTAAGTCAGAAATCCTTAGATTTCCAAATAAAGATTCATATATTATTCCCAACGTATATATAAATTGTTAGCTTCCTACAGAAAATTCCTCTAATTACTTAGAGGAAGGATCGCCTTGTTTCCTAATCTCTTCGAAAATTCCTAGAAGATTCGTTGGCAAGGTAATCTTTAGTTGAGAGATTCTCTCCTGTTCAGACGTTCTCCAGTTATTAAACTGACTTCTAAACTCTTGCATTTTAGAATTATATCTCTCATAGTCAGCCTTAAATTCTGCTACTCTATCTTGATATTCCCTTTCTCTAGTCATATCAAGTTTATTTACAGTCTCTTTAAGTTCTGCCTTCATAGCGTTCAGTTCTTTTTCATAAGAACGATACGTATCTTGAAGAGACATAAACATCGCATCAACATCCTCTACCTTAATAGTCGGGTCTTGGTAATAGAGAATTAAGTCTCTACCAGTTCCTTCCTTGTAGATTGGGCAGTTTTCAGCGGCATGAACATCTTTTCTAGCTTTGCTAAAAGCTCCTTTTGGGTGAATATATTTCCCATAAGTAGAAGCAAACGCTTCAAGTCTTAGGTACTTGTTTCTCTTATTGGCATCCCATGAATCCATTACCTCTTTTTCATCCGCCTTAATAGGTGAATCTGGATATTGAGGTTGTTCTGGAATCTCAACATTGTTTTCTCTAGCCCATTTTTCGATAGAGCAAGCAGTAGTATAGGAAATCAATTCCTCCTTTTTCTTAATAGCCTCCCGCACCCAAGCACAGAAGCTATTCATTTCCGCTGACTTTTCTAAGTCGTCCTTAATAAAGTCTAGGGAAGTTTGACCTACTGTCATTAATTGCTTCTCCCCACCTCCTATAGAGGCTACAAACACTTGATAGAACCTCACGCTATTCAGACGCTCAGTAGCAGCCTGAATCATTTCCTGCGCAACATTAGCATAATAGTTAGCAGATGTAGAAGTCAATCCTTCGTTTCCAAAAAATACACTTTCTTTCATTTTGTTAACTTATCAATTACATTTACTATAGATTCTTCTCCAGCTATGAAACCAGCTCTATGAGCGTTCATAATAAGTTTCTTCAAACTTTCTAGCTCCTCTTTTGACTTAAGAGTATTGCTAGTATAAATCTCTACTAGTTCTTTTATGTATCTTTCCATATTAAAACATTTTATAGTACCCGAAGTGGGACTCGAACCCACACGCCCGCAATGGGCATCAGAGCTTAAATCTGACGTGTCTACCAATTCCACCATTCGGGCATATGGTAGCTATTCTCACGAACCGCTACCGAGAGATAACCCTAAAGTATCATTTTTCTAATCTTCTTACTAGATTAGTCTCCGAATTGTTAAATTCAAAGTTAAAAACTGTTAACTTACTTAAATTGTAGACAGGTGTTAATAAACTTATCAACATCAGTCTCACAATCAATATAGTTTGGAGTAACTTTTTCAAAGTATCTTAGATTAGCTTCTGTACCAATTAACCCAAGCTCTTCAAAATCGTAACCCTCTCCATGAACATCAAAGGGCAAGCCAGGTCTAAATACTAACCAGGCTGTCCCTTTAAACTCACAACAAATACAAACTGTTAATCCACTTTCCCTCAGTTTGTCTAAGATTTGCGGACTAACAGTCTTTAATACTACACACTCACCCGAGTTCGGCGAGTCTCCGTTTGATTTCATCTTCGGACAAGCTTTCTAACTTCTCAGATTGTTTCTTAGCTAACAGTTCCGTCAGGCGAGCCTTTTCAGCAGCCTTATTCTTAGCTGTCTCTCTATCAGCCTTCTCTTTTAGCTTATCCGTTATAATCTCCTTCACAATATTGAACTTCAATTCAAGTTCGGTATTGCTGGGAGTATCATTAGTTATGAAAGACTTTCTTGGACTTTTAGCTAGTTCCTCATCGTAAGAAACGGCTAATTTATCCAATACTGGCAGGCTCAAGTCCCACAAATCTTCTACACTCAGATTACCTTTACTAGTTGCGAAACGCAACTTCATTTTTGACGCTTGTTTAAACATAATTAGAAAATGATTTTAAATGATTTATTATCAACTTTTACAACAACATCATTGTGTGATGTGCTAGAAAATCCCAATCCACTCAACTGGTCATCACTGTACTCAGCTTTTGCTCTAGAACCAAGAGCTTCAAACACTCTTCTATGCTCCTTTTCAAGGTCAGCTCTCAGATATTCATTAAAGAAACCTCTAACAGGGTCTGGATTCTTGCATCCATCTATCATAAAGAACAGATGCTTGTTTCCTATAGCGTTGCCTTCCCAATGATTAGGAGAGAACATAATACAAGAAACCTTCTGGAATTTCATTGTATCAATTCCCCACTCGTTAGTAGATTTGAACGATGTAGAACCCTCTTTAATAGTAGGAGTCATGGAAATGTTTCTTTGTCCATCAACATGGATACGAGCAACTTCAATGTATTCCTTGCTCAGAACTACTTTTCCATACTGGAATTTGTGAAGTTCTCCATTAATCTCGATTTCTATTTCGAAACCAAAATCAATACTTTCCCTCTTATAGAAGTTATGCACTCTTACCACATAATCTCCCGGTCTTAGTCTGCTAGGGTCTGTCCATATGATGTTCTCAACAGCATCTCTAGTTTTTCCGGAACCTGCATTCATGTCAACATCAAGAGTTCCTCCAGTATAACCAGTTTTGCTTCCATAATAGATTTCTCTTCCACCAGGTTCGGTTACATGAAGGTCAAGGTCATCATAGTTAAACCAGTGAAGAGAGCATCTCATGAAACCGTCTACATTTCCACCAGCAGCCTTTACCTTCTCCTTGAAGGAATCGGCTACAGAACCATTATAAACCCAAGCAAAGTTGTTATTCCACTTAAACAACTGTCCAGCATCCGGATTTTCAGGAGCAGTCAGAGTAACAAAGTTGGGAATGTGTCTGTTCTCTACCAAGATAGAAACCTCCTTAGCTCCCGGAAGTATATTCTTGACAAAGGCATCAGCAGAAACCTCTTGGGCTTTGGTAAACTCTTTTGGGTTTACTGTAGAAGTTTCGGAGAGCATATCAAACATTCCTCCCTTCATCTTTGCTCTAGTATCTCTATTTACGAATAGAACATCATTCACAGAAATATCTTCCACATGAGCATGACGACGAGGAAGTGCATCAGTAAGACCTAGCTCTTCTACCTTCTTCTGAGCGGCTTCAATTTGTTTCTTAGTAATAAGAGCAGTAGGTCTCTTATAGTTAGCAGGAGCCATGATGTTTTCATACGCTCTTACGGCTTTCTCCAGATCTACACCATTGCTTAGATCAATAAGTAAAGTTCCCATAGCCGTATTTCTAATCTTAGCTATAGGAGACTTAAAGTTTAACCAGCAATAGTTAGTTCTTACTTCTGGACTCAGAGTTTGAGCAGTAACTAGTGTTCTTCTAAATTCCTCCAAACTCTTCAAGAACTCTGCACCTCTATAGAGATTATTTCCTTCTATAAGCTCAATAACAGTTTCAACTGCCTCCAGCTTAAGCTCGCTGATAGAGCGTTCAAATACCCCAGCTCTTGCTCTGACATCTCCCCTGTAACCGGCAGCAGAGTCAAAACCATGAACTCGCCTGTTGAACTTGAAGTTATTCGGAATAGTTACGTACAGATGTGTCCAAGTTCTAGTTGTTCCATCAGGGAGTAGTTGAACATTATGGTCACAACCATGAAATTCGTTCACATCTTGAATGAAGACATCTCCTATTCCAGCTTCCTTAACTAATTTAGCTAGAGCCTGTGCTGTTTTCTCGTATCCAGGAGTGTGCACATCATCCCAGAATGTTTTAGTCTTATATGTTTGAGGGTCAATCGCTACAACTTTACCATAATGCCGGATAAAAGGTTTACAGGCATTGCAGTTATGGTCTTGTCTAACGGTTTCATCTTCAAACGACAGAAGATAGCCCATCCAAAGGAGGTCTTTATCAACATTAGCAACAAACAGGTTTTCTGCAATCATATTATTGAAAGCAGCTTCTACATCTTTCTTAAAATTCTTAAATTCCATTTTAAATCTATTAAGTGTTCGACTTTTTGTTCATTTCTCCTTCTAAATTCCTAAGAGTTTCTATACTCTCCTCATAGAACTTATCCTTACCTAATTCACAGACTTTGTAATTAGATAATATTTGCTGGAATCGCAAATGTGGACTACATTCTATGATTTGAGCTAGTCTAGTTAAAATCTTAAAGTTAGCTTGTTTTCTAAGCTTAATAGCCTTTTCAATCTGGGCTTCCATACTTGTTAATAATATCTAACTCTAATTCTTTAACTTTACTCTCATATAGAGAATCTTCAGCATATCCAATCCTATCTAGGAACCTATAATAGTCCTCTTCTGGATCGTACCTACTTAGAATAAATTGCTTATAAGCAAATACACAGCTTATCCAACTGTCAAACTTGAAATAGGACATCGTTCTTGAATTATACAATCCGAACAAATTATTGTTGTCCTTACAAAGTTTAGACTTGAAGTTACCAGATTCTAGAATAGCCTGAGCTGTTATGATAGCAGGACTTGGGAAATCATAGTGTTTAAGAGTATTATACAATACTTCCTCATTCACCTCCTCCATCAAATAGAATGGATGTTCCGGCATCAGCATAATTTTCTCCTCTGGAAACCTCGCAGAATGTATCCAGTGGTGCAAGGAATAACCAGTTGCAAATCCGAATACAATACTAATCATTAAAATAATTAAAACTCTCTTTTTCATATCTCAATAGAATTAATAAATCTTGCATCATTACATAGTTGATAAACAACTTTATCAAGTTCTGGGACATAGACTATATAATAGTAATCAAAGAATTGGTTATTATCTTCGAACCCTATAATTATCCCTTTATGTCCACTATCTACCACACAGTCTCTAAATAAATATTTTGAAATATCTTGGCGGATGTCATCGTGGCCTGTCTGTAAAGCTGATATACCCCAGTAGGAAGTATTTGTACCCCTAACTTCCTTTCCTAATAAGTCCTTATCGTATGAAATCTCAGTAATCATGATGTTTTCTCAGGCTTATCCTTTTCTATGTTAACTACTATCATAAGCTCGGAATTAGGATTCTCACGATTCTTCGCCTTCCTGGCATCTTCTTCGGTATCATACTGACCTATAATGAATGGGATATTATTTCTGCACTTAATCAGGTAGTATTCCTTCATTTTTCAATTCCAAAATAACTCTTTAATAATTCTATATTCCCTTCCTTAAGATGTCTTATAATAGCTTTTCTCTCCTTTTCATAGAGAATAATCTTGCTTTCTAAGATATTTATCTTATGGTTGAAATTATTCTCGTATTCCTCTAGAGCTTCGGCAATGACTTTAATCGCAGTACAATCCTTCATCATACTCTTCGTTATAATAGTCCTCGCTTCCACTATCGTCTCCGATAGGATTTTCCCAGCCATACTTTTCCGCAGTAGCCTTAAATAATGGCAAATACATAGCATAGTTATCCTCTGGATAATCCTCTAAGCCTTCCTCAAGAACTCTATTCCATCTAAGAACTACGGCAAACATCAGACTTGCAGAAATGCCTCTCCTGTCAAGAGCTTTTTCGAATCCGAACTCTACATCTTCTTTAAGTTGGACAAGAATATTCTCTCTAGTCCACTCTTTGGGTTCAGGATAAGGTTCATCACTATTCCACTTAAAACCTATTTTCTCTAACTGTTCCTGTGTCAGAAATTGAGCTAATCTAACTCCAAATCTATCGTCAAGAAATACAGACCATTCTTCGTAATTGTTTACGATTTCATCTAATGTTTTCATTATAATTCAGACAAATAAATGTTTTGAGGATATTCGTTAAATACTAGTAGAGTTACTGGACAAATCCAAACCCTATCGTTATAATTCTTACTCTTACACAAGTAAGTAGCTCCATTCCCATCTTCTTCAATCTTAGATAGAACAATCTTAGCTACAGAGGGATCAACCATCTGCAACCTAACAAATCTATCATCAAGAGAATCAAGAAGATCGTCAGCCCCACCAACCATAGCTAGCTCTCCTGGGTCTCCATCGAAATCTGGCCACCAATAAAACCAGACTCCTCCCACTTTTACAAATTCAAATGTTTTTCGCATTAAACACAAATTAAATTAAACAAAAAATACCCCAACAACTTTCGCTGCTGGGGTACATAGTAACGCCAACGGGATTCGAACCCGTATGCCAAGAATGAAAATCTTGTATCCTAACCCTTAGATGATGGCGCTATCCAGATTACGCAATAAGACTATAAGCTTCTTGCAGTAATTTAATAGTTGGAGTCTTATGATTATCTACAACAATTATCTTGTAAATGTTCAAAAACTCATTGTAAGTCAATGAAGTACAAGTTAAGAAAATCTGGACATCCTCATTTATAGAGCCATTACTTAACCCTAGGTCTACTTTTACCATGCTAGGTAATGTTCCAATCTGAGAAATATCCCAAGTTGATTTAGCTCTTCTTAATACTTCTCTCTGCTTTGCAGTAAGATTTTTCTCCTTCAATCTGGATTCAATAATATTTCCATCAAATTCTAAGGAATTTGCATCTGGATTTGTATTATTTAAAGCCAGTTGAATCTTCTGTACAGCAGAATCTTTCGGCTTTGGTGCAGAAGTAACAGACTCTTTAAGTCCTTTCATTATTTGCAATGATGGAATAAAATCCTTGATTTGGTTAGCGTTCCAAACTAGAAATTTTCCAGGACTGTCTTTAGTAGTCACTATATACTTAGTTCCTCCGTTATAAGGAACAAGAACGTGCAAATCTGCATCACTATTTTTACTCCAATGGTCTGATACTCGTATTTTTACATTACCTATAACAAAATAACGAGAAACAGTGGTTTCAGCTTCGATAATCTCAGAAGCTGTCGCTAATAAATACTTTTCTAATCTAGTCATAATTAATCTAATTAATAATAGATCCCCCACTCGGATTCGAACCGAGGTCACAAGATTACAAATCTAGTGTTCTGACCAACTAAACTACAGGGGAATATAGTGGAGATTTCCACTATTTACTAATTCTAACCTCTGCGGGAATATACTCATTAATAAAAGTTTCTAGGTTTTACTTCGGGAACCTTGTGCTTACTGTCGGGGACCGCATCCTTATCCATCTAGAAGCCTTGCCGAGACTGGGGGATTCGAACCCCAACCTTCACAGTGCCGAGAGTACCAGACTCGAACTGGTGACCTTCGCATAGACAGTGCACTATTCTACCACTGAACTAACCCTCGGTGTAACTGGATTACTCCAGACTAATTAAACCCTTCTCTAACATAATATGGTGATTCGGACATAACCATACTAAATTATTCTCATTGTTAATCTCTTTAATAAGAGTGCCTTCGTCAAATTCTAATATTCCTTTAAGATGATGTACTTCAAGTATTGCATCAAATTCATGATTATGACAATATTGACATACTTTCTCACGTTCGGAACTTTCTAATACTCTACGAGCATTAGTCCTTATTTCTTGACATTTAGATGATAAGTACTTCTGCCCAGATGTATAATAACCTAATGTTTTGTTACCAATTCCATTAAGTTCTTCCCAGCAACTACGACAAATTTCTGAATCTTTATGCTTAGGTTTACCACATCTAGGACATATCTTGTTTTCATCGTGCTTTATCCTACCTCTATTATTGTAAGAAGCAGCACACGAATGACTACAAAACTGTTTCTTCCTCACATCTGCGACCCTCTGATTATCTAGTACTTCGATTACCTTACCACATTCCTTACAGTGGTTAGGATTCTCATAATACAATTTAAGATATTGTTCTCGATTCACAGATAAGTTTAATTAATTTTAATGACAGTGTGATATGCAAGCCATTACACCACAGCCTCGATATTTAATCCCAATACCATATTTCTCTGCTCATGGCAAATCTCATAGATATTTTCCTTCTAACTTTTTAAACCACTTCTTTCTGTAACTTATAATATATCATTTAAGTAGGGCTAATCAGACTTGAACTGATAACCTCCACATTATCAGTGTGGTGCTCTAACCAGTTGAGCTATAGCCCTGTCATGTGGACCTAACGGGAGTCGAACCCGTGTCCAAACAACCCTTATTACAAGGATAACGTGCGTCTCATTTTTATTACATCAGCTAGTGAGTTCTAGCATTTAGATAGTTTTACTAGATTTACTCTAAACTACACTATCGGAGTTCTAGAAACTAGTTTACAAACCACCAAACTGGGCTGACCAAAGTCAACTCTCCACCACCTACTTTTTAACGCTAAAATAGGAAAACGAGTGTTTGTGGTGAGTCAACCACGCAGGTACACATCCCTTCTGTTTAAAGACAGCGGAGATTCAGTCTTACTAACTCTTAGAGTGTTCTGATTAAAGATATACCACGGATTATCGTCCGCACGCCATTAGCGGTATACCTAACCTCTTCTGTTTCTAGGTCTCTCCAGTAACCCGACTTGATTAATAGTGTCTATTAATAAGCCAGCAGCTTAGGCTGCCATTCTTACAGGTGCAATTTCTGCAGTTATTTGTTTTCGTCGTTTAGAGAGATTGCGCTCTACACGTCCTTATAATTTGTAATCGCCTGTCAAATCCAAGTAGGCCCATGTTCCAGTTTATCTCTGATTAGAAAACTGGAGAAAAGAAATTATAGCATTATAGTTGAGCCAGGAGGCAAAATTGTGACCTTACAAGTAAGCAAACGACGCGTATCCTCAACAGTAAACAGCTTAGGATAGCATAGACCGCTACGCCCACCAATGATAATTAAAGCATCTCCGTACCTCTGAACTATAGTTCCAGGCTCCATTTCCTCGTCACAGAACCAATTTACAATCTCAGCTACATCTCCATCTTTCATATTTGTAAGATGTGTTGTGATTGTCTTATTAATTACTTTTGCCATGTAAACACTGTTTTAATATTTCCTTAGTAACTACTCTATCAGCTTCTCTAGATAGCTTATCCAACTTTTCTAAGTCAAACTCGCTAGACTGGAACTTAAATTGAATCCAAGTTGGTTCACTAGGTCTATAGTCTAAATAAGTCTCACACTTATCAGTTCCCAAAACCTCATGCACCATAGCTAATATACGTTCACCAGCAGCTTTAGTTTTTACGAATCCAGATAAATCATATCCAACACCTCTAGAACTCCAGTATTCTCCTTCCTCTGGACGAATGTCTTTTGGTTCCCAATGCCAAGGAGAAATACCTTTTCTAGGATGGTCTATTCTTATAGCTTCTTCCTTTACCCATTCAGAGTTTGGGTCAGACGGATTCTCTGGATAAGCTCCATACAAACACTTCATAGTAGGATTATCGCTCCTTACTTCAAAATGTATACCACAGTGCCTACAAGTACCAGAAGTTAAACCTCCTCCAGATACACAACTACCTTTAATGGCATCACAACCACAGTTGGGACAACCCCATTTTAGGTATTCGTCATAAAGTATTGATAACATTATTTATTGAGTTTAAATTCCACTTCTTTTAGAACAACATACATTTTACCATCCTCTTTCTGTTCAACACAATTATTAGCTTGTAAAAAACTAATTATAAACTCCATAGGAATATGGTAACTATCAGTAACGAGCATACCACCATCAATATGATAGCGTTCTTTTCTTTCTAATCTAGTGGGATTACCGTTTATAGTAATCTCACCAGAATATTCATTGTCCTTATCTGGTTTTATCCCTTTTATATAAATAGAACATCCAGAATCAGCTAGATAAACTTGTTGTATTACACTCATAACTTAGGAACATCAGAACGATTATCATGATAACCTTCGTCTCCAACAAGTTGAGCCAGACAACCATGCATATAAGGAACAAGCTCAGGTTTCTCCTTATAACACCTGTATAGCATCCAACTCATGCTCATAGAGTTTCCACTATGACCATTATCAAAGTAAGGAAGTTTGTCTTTGATAGCCTCAATCAGCCCAAATAAGCTAGGATATTTCTCATAGAAGGCTTTACATTCCTCCAGACTCATTTCTTTGAAAAACTCAGAGAATGATAGGGCTTGCTTTATACAAGCCATTTCATAACCAAATAGGTCATTTTCTTCAAATGTACCATCACCAGCTTCAACGAACAAACGATTGAAACGTTCGATTCTCTCCTGAAATTCTTTCGGAAGAGATTCCTTTGTAAGATTCTTGAAATCCATAATCTAATTTTAATTGTTAAAAATAACTTAGTAACGGGAGTCGGATTCGAACCGACGACCTTCAGGTTATGAGCCTGACTAGCTACCTCTGCTATCATCCCGCGATATTACAAATGCTTTTTAATTAGTTTACAATGATTATACTCTCCTCCCCAGCTAATAGGAAACTCTTTTTCCTTAGCCTCTTTATACTTCTCTGCCTGTTTCTTGTCTAAGAAGATTTGGCAATCAGTTTCATAATTTTGAGGAGCATTAGCTGGGTGATAATTTACTACAACTACATATACTTTCATAATTTTTTAAATAAAGTTTGTGGACACGCAGGGACTCGAACCCTATCTTCCGGTGTGCAAAACCAGCGCTCTAGCCATTTGAGCTAACGGCCCATTTTTGGGATTTTCTTTTTAATTGGTGACATACCCATAAATTTCCACTGTTAAGATTCCATAACTTAACAACACCAGATAAGTTTTTTTTGTTTGAATCATGTTCTAGTAGCATAAGTTCGCAACCATGCTACTCTCTCAGTTCATCGACTATCGTGTCAGAAAAGGTCTCTATGATTCCGCAGGGACTGGCTTCAACTTAAACCCCGAATGGATTTTTACCTTGCCAGGTCAGGATATTATTACGTTTCTAGCACTCTGAATTGATTTAGCCTGTTTAATCTTATAATCACGAACTACTTCTTTCATATAAGAGTTAAATTCCTTCATGTCTTTCCATGAAATCTCATTAGCTAGTTTTGGAGTTTGAAACATTTTGTACTTTTCTAATAGGTCTTTCATTTCTCTCTTTAGTTTTCAAAGCATTTTCACACGCTTGTTTCTTCATTACATATGGACAATCACAATTTCCACTGTAGTACCAACAACAATAATCACACTGATGCATAATCTAATATAAGGTCAATAGCTGGGGCACATGGACTCGAACCATGATTCTTTGATTAACAGTCAAAAGTTCTGACCTTTGAACTATACCCCAATAGTTAATTTTCTCCACGGGTGTAGATAAGTACCCCTTTGGTACTTACCTTTTAGTAGTATCTTTACTCTAGACCTCTATAAGGAGGCGGAATAGTTCCAGAAACTAACCATGTATAGCTCTTAGAACTCTGTTCAAAATACCACTTAGCAGCTTTCTTCACAACATTAATTACTTTCTTCATAACATCAAAGTTTAAAATTGTTAATAATTAATCTAATTCAGAGCCACAAAAGGAGTTTCGTTGCGGAGGTAGGATTCGAACCGTTTATGACGATTTCTAGGTTATGAGCCTAGCGAGATGACCACTTCTCTACTCCACGATATTGGCAGCTACTTTACATCCGCTACCCAGGGATGCCTCTATCACCAGTGAGGCACGGACTATTCTAACCGTATAGCACGACTGGTTGGTAACGTCTCCAGACACGGCATTTAGACTGAAAATGTCGAAACAGTGATTTAAAGATTAAATAGGCTCTGGAAGATATTTCCAAATATAGCCATACTATGATTTGGTTTTATTCTTACAGCATCCTATAATATGACTCTATGCAGATTTATTGTCAGTAATTCCGTTATTAATTAACCATTCCTAAGCTTCTCTGGAACCAAAGAATACCTGTATAAAATTACCTGCTAAGTCATACTAAGCAATTAACTTTGCGTTACTTTTTCTAATTTTTATATTATTTGCCTTCAAAACTTTGTAAATAGTGTCTTTACAGCACCCTATTTTTTCTTGTATCTAAGAACTAGTATATCCCAATCTAGCTAATTCTACAATTTCACTATGATTGTATAGAATAGTGCCATCTCCTCCTTTAGAGGCATTGTACCCATTAGAACCATAAGTTCCTAGCTCTTTTATCCAATAGATTTCTCTTTCAGATAATTCAGAGTTACTATCTACATATTCCAATTCCTCTATCATAAAGTTCTCAACACCATACTTATTCATGGCATCATATAAAGGTCTTTTGTTGCATCTTTCTTTCTAAAAGTCATAACAATGTTCCTTCCAGCGCTCTTCTATAGAAGTAGTAGTTTTTCCTACGTATCGCTTGCTATTAATTAAATTTGTAATGCAATAAATATATGCCATATTTTTAAATTTAAAATTAGAATCCGTGGAGGGATTCGAACCCTCATTAAAGATTTCTCTTTTCAGTTTTGCAGACTGATGGCTAAACCATTCACCCACACGGATATTAAGATTTAAAGTACTTCTCTCTAAATGGGATATTAAATAATGAATCATTAATATCCTTATCAGTTATTTCCCTACCTAGAGCCTTCTCCGCACATTCGCTACAGATAAACACATGGTGGTCTGGATAATAATCTTTACCTCCCCTTTGTAATAAGAGGAGAATTTCTTTGCAGCTTCTTTTTCAAAATTGGTTAGCTTAAAGTAATTTATTATCTTGTTCCAAACCTCATCAATAAACATTGGAGAGTTATGGTCTCCATAATAAAATTCTTTATTACATACTGTACACTTTATTTTCATAAAACTTAAATTTTGAGTAGGTAATGAGAATCGAACTCACATCCTCGGCATGGCAAGCCGATGCACTAACCGTTGTGCTATACCTACAAATGTGCAGATAGAGAGACTCGAACTCTCCCCTTCAGATTGGAAGTCTGACGTGCTCAAACCATTAACACCACATCTGCATAAGGAGAGTTATACGATACTCTCCTAAACGCTATCTTAAGATAGTAATTCCTGTGCCTCAATCTCGCCGATTATTTTAGTAACCGCAATCTTGAACGGATTTCCCTTAGTCTGGTCAAACAGATGTACATCACGTACCTCGTCAACCTTGTCAGGAACATTCACCTTTCTTTTCCCTCTCTCTATGGTCTTCCAAGTGATGACTTCGCACCGTTTCACGTCATAAACGCTATCGTTGCGGTCTACATAGACCCTGAAGAAGTTCTTCTTATGCTTCACAATCTCAACTCTTTTAAAGTTTTTGATGTTAGCATGAAATTTCAAATCGCATTTTCCGTTAGGTAAGAAAATCAATTCTGCCATAATGATACTCCGCATAGTCGGAGATTCAAAGTTAAACTATGTTAATTCCAGTCTTTCGTCTGGCACTCCACCTCGTTTTAACCAATAGCTACTGTTCTTCACTACTTGAGCTAAGCTCTAAACTGGGATAAAGGTATTATTCTATATAAATAAATGGTTTTCCAAATTCTTGCCTGAAAGACTCAAGCCAGCCTTCCATTTCCTCATCACTATCAAAATAGATAGACTCATCATGTCTCTCAGAGAACTCTAGAATAATATGCGGCTTCTGGTATACTATTCCATCCTTGTAGAAGGACGTTCTCTTACTAATTGATTCGAGCATCCCTTTCTCAGAGTAAGTCCCAAAGCATGGGTCTAGAAGATACCAATAGTCAATATGTTTTTTCCAGAATAAGAATTTAGTATCTGCTATTCTATGCTTCCATTCTGGATGTTTTCTAGTTTTAAAAACTAGTATCCTCTTTATTAGATTTCCATTAATATATTTATCCATAATTAATCCCAATATTCTGGACAATCATCTGTCGTTAATAATCCTTTCTCGCATAGACCTCCATCATAGAATATACATGATGAGCATGAAAGATTGTCCCTGGACTCATATTCCTGAATACCTTCCTGGATATCTTTCTTAGCCTTATATCTATCTTTTCTATTCTCTTTCTTATATTCGTACTGCATCATCTTACTTCTGTAGGGAGAAGTGCAATTCTTAAGCATTTTGGCATACTTGGAATCATTAAGAAAATCCGTAATTGATTCACAAATTCTCAGTGCTCTATTTCTGAAAATAGGAACATTATACTGAACACTGGCTTTAATTCCGTTTACCGGGATATAGAACTTCCCGCAAGAGTTATAAACTTTTTTAGCTCTAGAAATCCACTTTCTTTTAGAAAGCTCTCTTCTTAATTTTCTGTCCATAGGCAAATAAATTAGTGTAGAATCTGGAGTGGGATTCGAACCCACGAAACACGGTTTTGCAGACCGTTCCCTTAGACCACTCAGGCATCCAGACATAAAGGGGAGACTAGCTCCCCAGTTTTTAAAGTACCAAAGAATCGTATCTTCCTGTACGATACAGAGATGGTTTACTGTTAGGATCTTTAATCCACCAGTAGTTAATTTCGCCACCGTCCTTAGTAACAATAACATTCAACTTCTTGTCAATAGCGATAATCTCGTCATTGTAGAAGTCGTCTCCTACCTTAAGATTGCTGAACTTGGTAGAAGAATAGATAAAGTTATACGACAGGCTGTGGAAGTTATGACGACGATACTCATAGTATTCGTTGAGGGCTTTTCTTTCCTCTATAGTACAGTTATCCTCGTCATCAACAATAGGCTTAGGTATAGGATTATTAAATCTCTCAACAGCCTTGGAGAAGTTTTCAATAGAGAACTTATTCTTGTCTTGTTCAATTTCTCCAGTGTAAGCGTAACCTCTGATACAAGAATACTCATACTCATTAGTTACTACGTTGAAGAAACTCTTAGCCTTTTTCAAACCTTCAATTCCATGAATGTTAACTTCATTAACTATAGTTTTGAGAATATCAATAGTTGATATAGTCAAAGAATCAATGAAGTCAAGTAAATCTTGACGTGCTTCTGGAACCTCCAGGGCATCGTCTAGATATTCGTTTACAACCTTCAAATCAAGATTTTCAAACTTCTTGACGTAGCGGATTCTAGACGGACGTCCTACCATATTCTCGTTGATAGACATTGCATTAGTAGTCAACAAGAATACCTTACGATACTTAGAGTTATAAACTCCATCCATAATTTGGAGGATTGTAGAATCCGACTCGCTGAAGTTCTTTTCAAACTCATCTAGGAAGAGAACACAGTCTCCCTCAATACCAGAGAGAAACTCAATCATAGATTGATTATGGTCTCCCATATCCTTTACGATAATAACAGGAAGGTTCAACTTATTAGCTAATTCTTTAGCTGTGACAGTCTTTCCAGTACCTTTTGTACCAGTAAACATGATTCCCAAGTTTCCTTCTGTGTTATTATAAGTTTTGATTACATGGTCTATGAAATCTTCCTGCAGTCCATACATCTTGTACGGAAATACGAACTTGTCTGCATACTTATCCAGGTGATAACCTGTCATTGTCAGACTAATACTGTAAATACCAACCGGAAGAGATTCCGAAACCTTGTAACCTGAGCCTACTTGGGTGTATGTAGACCCGGAACACATCCAAACTTTGTTCATTTCTTTATTTTTAATTGTTATTTAATATGAATGTTTCAGAACATTCAGTTAATTAAAGTTCTCCACTGTCTTTGATAAGTTCTTTAGCCTTATCCATTCCAGCTTCGTAAGCCTCCACAACATACTGTATAGCAGTTTTTGAATCAATTTGATTCATGGAATTGCTACTGTCTACCAATTCTTGGATAATTTCACTTAACTCTTTCATAATCTATAATCGAATAAAAGTTGTAGGGTAGGAGGGACTCGAACCCTCACACATTTCTGTACTAGATCCTAAGTCTAGCGCGTCTACCAATTCCGCCACTACCCCAAGGTTACAATTCCCCGTCTCTTATTTTCTCAGCCATAGTACACATCTCTTGATAATACTTGACTACCTTATTGAACAATTCTTCAGGAACTATTGTACACTTTTCACTTTCCTGCCCAGGAAGCCATTGACGATTTATCATTCTCTTCTTTTCAAGACTTATTCTAGTTGTATTGCTATCTATGAAAACTTCATAGAAATCTTCTTTAACATCTTCTCTAAGGGCAGTAATATCTTTAGTTATCTTGAAATAACCAAATGATTGTCTATTGAAGTTTATTTGAAAGCATTTTCCCTCAAAACTTTTTAGAAGTTGATTATTTTCTTCTTCTTTTAGTCTCCTTCTTTCTGCTTCCTCTCTAGCAATATTATCTAAGTATTCACAATACTCTTGAAGAGAACAGCCAGGATGTTTCCTGGCATATTCTTTCATTGGACTTTCTCTTGACCACATTATTTCACTAATTTTATTTCACAACAAATATTGAGTTTGGGAATAGAAATCCACTCGCATATTCCATTGCTATCAACTGGTTTTCCTCCATTGATTGTGCAAATAGTAATATGTGGTTTAGCATTTGCACAAGGCAAGTCTGGTATAGTAACTCTAAAAGCTATTGCTTTGTTAGAGAAACCTATTCCATTTACTTCTACCATCCATGATTCATCAATCTTCTTTACAAGAGAGTCATATATCTCTTTGTCGTTTTGATTTCTGTGGAGCAGAGTACAATGGTCTAGATATAAAGTACTTCCTCTTTGAAGGACCAGATTAGCTATAATAGGATTAGCAAAAATGATTTTCATAAGCTCATTCCTATTATGTTCATTTAAAAACAATCCGAAATACTGATAATTCATAAATTCCAATTTTTAATTCTCTAGTGGACCTAGAGGGCTTTGAACCCCCGACCTCCTGATTATGAGTCAGTTGCTCTGACCTGGCTGAGCTATAGGTCCGATTTAGTCTCACTATCGTAGGACTATAAGCTCCCAACGTCCGACTGGCTACGGAAGGTTATTTACCGGTCTAATAACCTATTCTACTGTTAGTTCCTGTTCGCAGACATATTCAACTAGCAATTCATCATTACCAAATACCATAATCTGCAATACCACAATTTCCGGCCCATCCTTACTTAGTCTTGGTCTACTAGAGAATGCATATTCTGACATAGGAGACCTAGAATGAAATCTTACGAATTTACTTCTAGGATGAGACCTCTGGATTATTCCGCTACTGGGAGTATTTAGAGATACTTTACTAGTTATCTCCCCAATATTGAAAGAAGTTACGTTAAGCATAAGCACTTATTGATTGACATTTAAATATTATAGTTTTACCAATAATATCATCAGGCTTTATATTAAACTTAGAAAACTCCTCAACCAGCTCATTCATATCTTCTACAGAATATGTCTCTCCAATAACTCTCATATTATCTAGAGAAGTTTGGAAGTTCTTCAGTAGCTCTGTAAGTAAACAGCTATTAATTATTACTTTCATTTTACTATGATTTGCTCTTCAGGTTTTAACTTAGCTGGAGCATCAGAATGTAATTTACCACATCTTACACACCAACAAACTCCAAATGAATTTTCTCTCACTTTACATCTGCCTTTCTCACAGATTTTAACTACTTTTCTATAATTCTTCTTATCCATAATTATATAATTTAGAAATACAGCCTTACTACCCTTATGTTCCTAGTTATTCTTTAGCTAGCTTTAGATTATTACTAGGTAATACCGCAACGGATTTATTCAGCTGACTTTACCGCCTCTTGGTATGCAAGGCTAGGTCTCCCTAGCGAAGCTGTATTTAGTTGGGCTACCAGGACTCGAACCTGGACTCTCAGAACCAAAATCTGATGTGACTACCATTACACCATAGCCCAGTTTAGCTTAACTATTCTCTCGAACCGTTAAGCCCATATTTACCATGAAAAACACACAATGCGTGGGACGAGGCAGGATCGAACTGCCGCTATCGTCCTGGATTTTCAGTCCAGCGCTCTACCTACTGAGCTATCGTCCCATGTAATTAGATACTCAAATCTAATACTTTTTTGTTCCACCAGTTAGTTAGATCTTGTAAAGAAAACTTAAATTCTTCCTCAAATTTTTCTACCGGAACAGTTTCATCTCCTAATTCTATTGCCCATCTCCAGCAAGCTTCTGTTTCAGCTACGTCAATAGGCTCTTCCATTAACCAAGTATCATCCATAAGCATATCAAGAAATGACTTATGAAGAGACTTAAAGATTTCAATTCTTTCTTCCATAACAAATTTTATTAAGCGGAGGCAGCTGGATTCGAACCAGCGGGACCCGAAGGCCCTCCGTCTTAGCAGGACGGTGGTTTAAGCCACTCACCCATACCTCCAAATTGCGAAGGGGCTTTTGTTATACTTTACTATTGAAATTGTAAAGCCCCTTCGCTGTGAATTACTTCACTTCTTCAAACTCAGTTGTTTCAGCTTTCTTCTCCTCCAACTCTTTCTTGCCGAGAACACTTTTCAGTGTATCAGCGAAAGGTATAGAGCGAAGCAAGTCGAACGCAGGATTCAAGTTCTCAGCAGTTTTAGCCATGAAGTTACCAGCGGTATTCTCGTTACCATAAACAGTAACCTGTCCAAGGTGAACGTGTTCAAACATCTGAGCAGATGCTTCTGCAATACCTGTCAACTGGTCAACTGTCTTGTACTGAACCACCATTTCAGGAGTCAAGCCAGATTCAATCATCTTCTCAACTGCCAAGGCTGGAGCCATTTCGATAGCTTGAACCTTATCAGCTTCTGCCATCAATGATGCTCTCTTACCTTCAGCTTCAGCAAGCAATTTCTTGCGAGTACCTTCTGCCTCTGCTTCTAACTGCAGTTTAGTAGCGTCAGCTTTCGCTTCTGCTTCTTTCAAAATCTTTGCAGCTTCTGCTTCTGCTTCCAATACCGCTTTGGCTTTAATTGCTTCTGCTTCAATAGTTACTCTCTCTTTTTGTTTCTGAGCAGGAACAATCATTTCAGCTTGAAGTTTTGCTTCCTCTGCCTTAGCAGCAGCTTCGTTAACCTCAATCTGGCGTTCTTGTTCTGTTTTGGCTACAGCCATTCTTGCTTCTACTTTAGAAGTACCAGCTACCTTTTCTGCTTCAGCTTGTGCCTGTGCAGCTTCTCCTTTTGCCTTTGATACTTCAATAGTTGCTTTCTGCTCAGCTACTCCAGCTTGCTTGTCAGCTTCTGCAGCCTTAATTCTCTTCTGAGACTCATACTCTGCAGTAGCAGCTTCTTGCTCATTAATTGCTTTCTGAGTGTCTGCTTCCTGCTTTTGCTTAGCTTGAGCAATACGAGTTTGCTTCAGAGCTTCAGCTTCAGCTTTCTTAGAATCTGCTTCTGCCTTAGCTTTAGCTACATTAGCTTCTGCTTCTGCGTCAGCAGCAGCTTTCTTAGAAGCAGCCTCTGAAGCGGATTTCGCTACATTAGCTATTCTCTGAGATTCAGCTTCAGCTTTAGCTGATTCTGCTTGAGTGTTTGCACGAGCAATACTAGCTTCTTGTTCCGCCTTCTGTTCAGCGATACCAGCTTGTTTGTTCTTTTCTGCTTCTGCCAAGCGAATAGCTTTCTCCTGATTAATCTCAGCAACCTTTACTTCCTGTTCTTGCTTAGTTTGAGCAACTGTAGTTTCTCTTTCCTTTTCAGCATCGGCTACGGCAATCTCACGCTGTTTGTTGGTTTCTGCAATCTGAATATCTCCTTTCTTCTTCTCTTCTGCAATGTCAGCCTGTGCCTGAGCAAGAGCTTTAGTTGCAGCTTTCTGACCAAGATTCTTGATATAGTTTGCATCGTCCGAGATATCAGCGTTGTTAATATTGATAATACTGAAACCTACCTTGTTCAACTCAGTTTCAATATTCTCTTTTGCCTTGCCGATAAATTTGATTCTATCAGCATTTATTTCCTCAATCGTCATTGTTGCCATCAAGCTTCTCACTTCACCAATGAGAATATCCTTGATTTGGTCTGAGATTTCAGAAGTTTTAGCTGTTAAGAATCTGCTTGCAGCGTTTTGCATTAGTACTTGATCGGTTCCTATACCAGTAGTTAATGTCACAGGAATCCTAACCTTAATCATTTGGCTGGATACTCCCTCTACCATTACCTGAATCTGAATAGGTTTCAAGGACATTTTAGCCCAGTCTTGAATGACAGGCATTACGAATGTACCTCCGCCGTGGATGATTTTAGACGGCAGTATAACTTCCTCCGTTTTACCAGTCTTCTCGTTAACTACCTTCTTCTTTCCTGCCTTACCAAATACTACCAGGATTTCATCACTAGCACACTTACGATACCGAGACAAAAGTCCGATAAAAGTTACAACTACTAAGAGTACAATAACACCCGCTACAATAAGAGTTTCTGTTGTCATCTTTAAAAATTCTTTTTAGTTAAAATAATACTTTCCATTCTCAAATTTTGAAATTCTCACTTTGTCCCCGTTTTTATACGTCTTATGCTCTTCTTCAGCATAAGCTGACAATTCTTGAAGCATTCCATTTATCTCAACTAAGATAACAGAACTACCACCAGAAATATCATTAGGGATAGTGATTGTTCCAATTCTCCCAACTAAGGCTTCACCCTTTTCAGGAATAACTTGATGTTGGAGTTTTAAACAAAGTTTATATAAGTAGTAAAGTATAACCACAAAAAGAATACCGCATATTAATGCGATTAAATAATCGTACCATTCTATAGAATGAGAAACGGAATGCTTAATACAAAGCCATCCACTTGCTCCCATTACAAAATGTACTAGTCCTTTAAAAGAGACAATATCACTCACATCCATGTCCAATTCTCCATCTAAATCTACATCTAAGTCAGTGTCGCCACCAAACCAAGAGAGTATGAACTGAACAATAAAAATGCCATACGAAATGGCTGCTAAGAGATAATAAGTTTCGCTCATTGTAATTTACATAACCCTCCTTGAGTCGTATTATGAAGTACGTAATACACTCTCCCAGGAACGGAGACTCTATAGACATTCATGTGACTATTAGGGTCGGTATATACCTTTATAACCGAAAAATGATTTCGGTCTTCCCTAGAAGTAAACGAACAATAGACTGCCGTAACTATTGCTACAACAGCCATCATACAAATTAATCTAATTCCCTTCATAAGTTTTTAGTTATTGATATTTGCATAGGATAAAGGATTCGAACCCTTACTTTCGGTTTTGGAGACCGACGTGCTAACCGTTAAACACCAATCCTATATATTGCGGAAGGACAGGGATTCGAACCCTGGGGACGTGTTACCGCCCGACGGTTTTCAAGACCGTTGCAATAAACCTGACTCTGCCACCCTTCCAAAAGCTAGTCTTATGACTAGCTAAGAATCATACCAAGAAGCAATAATACACAGAATATAGCTAGAATACACCAGCCTATAGCCTGGATTGCTCCTCAGCCAAATATACAAATCATTGAAGATATAAAGAATACAGCTCCTCCTACCACACTTATCCAACCTCCAGCATCTTCATCGTTTTGGATAGTTTTCCTCTACCAGTTAGTAGCATAAATACTGATATTCCTAATAGTATGGTGCCTACTACAATTCCAGTTATTGCTGTTTGTCCCAGGTTGGATTCTGCTATTCTTATGGCTGAATCTTCAACTGCCTTCAAAGTTTCATTAACGGCTACTCCAATCTCCTTACCGAGATTTGCATACTCAGAAACTTCCTTGATTTCACCCTTTATAGCCTTCTCTGTTGTTATCTTCTCAATTTGAGTTCTAGTCTCATTGGGTAACTTATCATAATCTTCCTGAGATATAGTTATCTGAGAAAATGCTGCTACGCTCATCCAGAGCATAGCAAGCATAATTACAAGGAACTTTTTCATTAGTCAAGCCATTCAAATTCTTCACCCTTGAAATGTCTTGCAAAACAAGCATCGAACACTAGCTTTCCAAACTGGGTTGATACGTATTTGGCAATCTCTTCAGATTTGCACGCAAGCATCCCGACAGCGGAATCGGCAATGCCGACGTCATAGTGAGAAGAGAAAGAGCCGAGACCCGCAAGGCCGCCACTAGCCGCGCCGCCGCCCACCAACGCGAATTTCTCGCCCTGATAACGGAAGTGACCAATGACTTCTGCATCCTTCGGAACTGATTTCATTCTAAAGAAGCGAACCCAGGGATACCATATAGTACCAGTTAACAGATTGAACTTGTGACCTTCATTTAGCGCACCCAAGACTGTCTGCAACTTAGCTAGAGAATTTACAGATCTATTGTAGTAAATAGTATCTCTAGTAACACACCCTAGATAGTTTACAGCATCCTCATAGGTTCTTATCCGTCCCATAATGTTTTCTGGAACGATTTCAACATTGCCAGTTTCGGCATTATAGATGGGTTTATAACCATCTGGACATTCAATTTCAATTGTCTTTTTCATTCGTTATAATATTTAATAAAACATGATTAGGGTGTTATAGCGGACTCGAACCGCTGACCTCTACAGCCACAATGTAGCGTTCTGCCAACTGAACTAATAACACCATCAAATTATTCGAATAGCGGCAGCAACTTCTTTCCTAGTATCTTCACCGCTTTCTGTACATCAGCTACAGTTCTAAAATAAACAACACCTGGATATTTTACGTTTTGATGCATAACGACGTACACTCCTTTTATATCAGTTTCCGTCTTTCCAGATAGAGAAGAACCCCTTCCAAGGAAATAACCGCTGTTACTCTCTGTTTTATTCCAACCATTGTTTAAGTAATTAGCTACTATTTGTAGACAAATTAGAGACTTAGTTTGCTCTGATATCCCTAAAGGTAAAAATAGCACATCCCAATCCTTTTCAGATTCTAATATTTCTCCAAGAGAAGGGACTAGAACTTCTTCGCTAAAAGCGGTAAGAGCTAATTTTTTCAAGTCTTCATTGCCACCCTCATACCATTTACGTGCCTGTTCTAAAGTTATTTCAAGGCAAGCTTTTGTTTTATTCATTTTATTCATTTTATTTATTAGTTTTTAATGGACACCAATCTGGAATTAATACCCTTTCGTAAGGTCTTAACATTCCTTCAATTAGTTTATTCTCAGACTCCTTACAGAGCGCTTTCTCGTCGTCATCATTGAACCAGTCATTAGGATCTGGGTCAGGAACAATTAAGCAGTGCGGACATTCTCTACACTGCTTAATTTCTTTTTGAAATACTACACTAGTACCAGATTTCTGGTAAGTATCCTTCTCCGTACTCATAATTTGTCATTTTGTAATTTCTTTAAATTCGTTTATAACTGTTTTTATAAATGGTTTAATATCAAATAATAGTATTACAATAACAAATATAGTATTTATTACTGGTAATGCCATTATTGCGAGTCTTCTAACTGTAACAAATCGTTCATTTACTGCCATATAAAGGCCAACTATGTACGTGCTTATTACGTATATAAATGCTGAATATACAAATATCATCATAATATATTGAAATTAGTGTGGGATTGGGAGGACTCGAACCTCCAGTCTCAAAAGAGAGCAGATTTACAGTCTGCGCGGCTACCAATTACCGGTTACAATCCCGAATCGACCTAGTAGAGACCCTGGTTTCCTCATTTAAATATGACTAACCTTTATGCAGTGGGTATACATATTTCTAAAATCCATATCCTAGGTCTCGCTAATAGGGTTTTATTCATAGATAGATTGATAATAATCTATCCAATAGTCTGCCTGCATATCTTCGAAGATTTCTTTGAGTTCTTCATCAGATAGCCCTTCATATTTGTCTTCCATTATATCTTTCTCCTATTAAATAGTCTAAAATATTCGTCAGAATATACGCTGCATAAGTCCTTATACTTTTTTGGCATAGGATAATCAAAGTCATCAAATGCAGACTCTTTAATAAATCCATCATGTAGAGCCATATTTGCTGTGGTAACAGCAATATTACAATTACGCTCCTTTCCCCAGTCAACAATGTTACTCATAACACTATTAAAGTATTCTGTATCATTATCTACTTGGAGATAGATTTCCACTCTGCAAATTGCAGGATTTTTGAATCCTTGTCTACCTTGTCTAAGAGTTATCTTAGATACGAAATTCAAGTCTAGCAAATCTGCTATTCTATCCTTAGCTACAATTCTAGAAATTCTTATCATCTTTTGGTAAGTTATTTTACATAATTGTGGGATAGGTAGGATTCGAACCTACTAAGCCTAAAGGCAACGGATTTACAGTCCGTCCCAACTCTCCATCGTTGGCGCTATCCCATAAAGCAATTAACAGATTTGTTCTAATTAACATAGCTACTACAATTCTTCCTCTTGGCACCCCAAGTCCTCTAGTAGCTAATAGCCGCACTAGTGCGTGGTAACAATTTTAAGGGAACTCACCTCTGTTAATTGGAGTAATCAGGGATTCATCTACGTAGGCACCCAATAGACATTATCTATTCTACTAGTGAATGGTGATTACTTCGTCTGGATAGTGTGGCTCGAACACACGACCTCTGCATCCCAAATGCAGCGTTCTACCTACTGAACTATATCCAGGTGTAAGTATGTGTTTCACAACAAATACTCACTGCGTAAGAAAAAGAAAAATTCAAGAAAATTGCCTGTGACTCCGCTGGGATTCGAACCCAGGACCCCCAAATTAAAAGTTTGGTGCTCTAACCAACTGAGCTACGGAGTCATTTTAATGATAAAGTATCCCGTGAAGGATTCGAACCTTCGACCCACAGCTTAGAAGGCTGTTGCTCTATCCAACTGAGCTAACGGGACATCGTGTTCGCTATTATATACAGCGAACTACGTTCTTCTTAGTTAATAATTGTTAAATCTTCTCTTCGGAAATAAGCGCATTACCGCACGTTATTCTGTCAGCATCTTCTTCTTTAGAAGGAACAAATACGATAACATCCCAACCTTCTTCAAGTAAAGGCTGTTCGAATTGACGATAAACATTATAATCAGAGTAGCCAGTTACTTCAAAACCATTCTCAACTGCGGATGCAGTTTCATGAATAGGGGTTATTTTCACAATAAACTTCTCTTTATCGAAAAGTCTAGATAACTCCTTTGCATCCAGAATAGTCTGTGCAGTAACTGGGAAATTCAACGTATACTTTCTACCTTTCGGCATAGGTAAACGACTAGCCATTTCAGAAATAGTAGCTAATGAATGACTTTTGTTGTCAAATAACTCTCTTCTCTGTTCGTCATTAGTAGAATTTATTGAGAATTGAAGACCTGCCTCACCTCCATAGAAATCATTCTTGATTCCACACCAAGTTTGTATGAAGTTCTCTAGTTTTCTATTAGCTCTAGGAAGCATAGTAGAAACTACTGGATGGACAGTCTTAGCTATCAATCCACAACTCTTTACTACTTCTTTTAGAACAATCCCAAATGCTAGCACATTATCGTTCCAAGTTGGCTCTCCCATTCTTGCGAAATGCACATTGAATCTGTCAGTATTCCTAACAGTCTCATTCTTGATAATGTTTCTTATTTGCCATTCCATCTCTTCAATAGAAACGTTTCCATGGAATCCAAATTTCGGAACATCACAGAATTTGCATTCCATTGGACATCCTTTCTGAGTGGAAATAGTTGCAACCCACTTCTTACTAAGGTCAACTTCAGTATTAGCTACTCCGTTAATCTCCTTAGTTAATCCTAGGAAATTAGCTTTGATATTGTTCTCTTTTCCATAGTCTCCTACGGTTAGAAATTCAAGTTTATGTTCTGTATCAACATAAATCTTTCCTGTGTGAGTAAGTATTGTCTTCATTGTTCTTCAATTGCCTTCCAAATGATAATTAATATTATGAATACTACTATATAGGTCATGGTACAATCCTCCAATCCAATCTATTCATCACTATTCTGAATTTGTTAGCTTCTGACCAGCTACGGAAAGACCTAACGATCTTCCCGTAACTGTCCAACAGATAATATTTCATACTTAACTAGCTCTCCATTAATATGAATTGTACAAAGGATTATATTGCCTACAATAATCATAGTTTCCACCATAATTATCTCACCGTTTATTTCGGTGATTCTTCTCATTATTGCCATAAACTAAATACTTTTTTTGTTAGTGGATAGTTTCCTCTCCACTTTGTTGCATACTTAAATACACGAGAATCGCCTGTACGACGCCAAGTAGATCGAAATAGCGGGAATAAAATCGCCATAACGACAAGTCCAAATACTAGAACAATGAAAGTTAAACCTTTCAGTATATGTTCTAATAACCAAACGGGTAAAGTAATGCCCCATCTAACAATTGCTAATAAATCTTCCATATTAGTTCTCAACTATCAGAGTGTTATGGATTCTCAATTCCTCTTCCGAAATCGGAATTAATTCTCCAAATACTCTTATGTATTTTTGTTCTTTGATTACTAATGATGTGGTAATTTCAGTGATTACCTCGATGTTAGCATTGTGCCATCTCTTTAAATACTGAGAATGTATTCTTCTAGACAATTCGTAGTTGTCTGAAGATGCTATTCTCGCAGCTTTGAATCTTTTTCTCATGGTTTTCTTTTTAATTCGTTAAATCTTTTTCTTGCTAATTTTCCATTCACAAATGTTTCTGTAACTGTTCTGATGCCTTCTATGTGAATGGTATACTCGAAGGCGTGGGTTCCAGTGAGAGTTATCACTCTTCCCCATGAATCTGTAAATCTTGCGCGAACAGTTGAATCGCAGTGTAATCTGTTGAATTTTCTCATTTTCTTTTTCTTTTAATCCTGACTACCTATTTCTAGGTAGTTTCGTCTTAATTTTCAAAGACTCATCAGAGGATCTTCATATAAACCCAATTTATACAATTGCATTATTTCTTCATCTTTACTTTTAGGGTCTAATATAGAAAGACCTTTTCTTATTTTTTCTAATCTTTCTAAATTGTTTTTCCTCGATAAATCGTTCATGCATGTAACTGCACTGAATCCGTAGTCTGTTTCAGTCATTATAAATAGTCCTGTATCTGTGACAACTGTAGAATCAAATATTTTTCCTAAGCAAAAATCTTTGCAGATATTCCTTAGTATATTATCTAGTCCTACAATTTTAAACCTCTCGTTATACCTATCTAAAAAATGACGTGTAAACTCCAGTACTGTAGTATCAGTAGAATAAGCATATATTCTTTTGCCACATTTAGTAAATACCGTATAATTTAAACTATTTCTACTTAGACATTTCCATACTAAATAATATCTGTTATTTCCAACTTTCATCTGAGTTATTTCTCCAAAGTGTGGAAAAGTCATTTGATTTTTCATTTTCAACAGTATTCGCCTTTTCTTTACGGCCATTCTTTCTGCAATTTTATCTATTGAGTCTATATCGCGGTTAAATTCCCTGACAATATCTTTACCTGTCATCGTATCTACAATCATAAATTACTATCTATTAAATTATTAAAAGTGCTGTTTTACTTCTAAGCCAGCAAAGGGCGAAGGACTTCCAATTCTCAGTTTAATTCGTATCCAAATTTTCTAAAAGCTTCTACTACTAGAGTCAATGTATGCTTTCCTACATTTCTAACTCTTAGTATATCTCTCTTTGAATACTGTTTAACGAAAGTACTTAGAGTTATGGTTACGTCATTAGTAACAGACCTTAAAGCATTATTTGCCCTAACATCTAGCTCTTCAAATAGAACGTAGATAGGAACATCTATTTGCTCCTTCTTAATTTTCTCTGTCTCGTAGATTACTCCTAGAGAATCTAACATTTTCTTATAGAGCTTAGATTCTTCTGCATTGATAGACTGTTCTTTAATCTTGATAATTTCCATGATAAACATTTTTATTAATTATTACTAGAACTATTAGTTTCAGCTTGAATAGCTTACTTATCTCCTAAACCACGTAAAGGTTGTTCTTATCTTAGGAGTAGAGGCACCGCTGTGCCTCACAATTGTCTCAGAACTTTCCTGTGCCTATAGCCAAATGGCTATTTTCGATTATATAGTGTATAATCTCACAATACTTTGCCTTATCTCTCGATAAGACATCTCTCCAGTATCAAGGAGCATACTGTTTGGTATAAGAGATGCTCTGCATTAGTCTCTGGGCGTACCCATTATAGTCCTTAACAGCAAATAGAGCCTACAAGTAGCTGTAGTCCTCAAATACTAAGTTCCCCACTCCGGGTTTGAACCAGAATCTCCTTCTTTAGAGGAAGGCGCAATGCATTATACTAATGGGGAAAACTCTATCTTGGCAACTAGTATAAGATAGAGAGTTATTCAACTACTTAATTCTCAGTTTCCTATACTGAAAATCAAATAGCTACGTTACTAACGTTCACTAAGAATATAGGTAGCTAATCCATATTCTTGCGACTGAGTTCGAGGTAGGAAATATACCCTTATGAGGTATCCTCTTATCAGCTAGCCTTATTAATCTAGCGGCTTATACCAGGCAACTTCTAATACAATTGCATAACATATAAAAATATGACATACATGGTCTACTGGTATGTCAGCAGTACTTTCATATATTGCTATAAGTGACCAATCTTATAGCTCAATCCTCCTTACTCATGAGATAAGTTTGCGAACTCTCATTTTCATTAATAGCAGTTATTTTCGGATATTGGGCTATCTGCGTAACCCCGCTTTTTGTTGCCTTTTTATAGGCTAATGTTAGAGTAAATAATCATTGTAGTATGAGTTATAAAACTCGTCCTACTGGCGATTTTTTGAAAACTGGAAAAAGTAGGAAAATCTGCCTTTGAGTTTGTGGAACATTCTTCTCCTTACTTGCCCATATTTTCTTTTGTGAAACTGAATTTTCAAAAGAAATGATAGTCTTTCCTATCAGCCAGACATAAAAACTAAAACTACTACAAAAGTTAACTCGGTTTTGATTTTTTTTTGTTTTGTTGTTGATTTCTCCGTTGACCAATGTTCCAATGATGGAGTTCATATGGGCATTTTATTTATACTCGTAATACCTTAGAGTTGCACGTTTGACTTATTTTAAATCTCGTTGTGCGCTGAGATTAGCTATAAGATTCTGCTACACTCTCACTTATTTATACACGAGAGAGTCGTGTTAATCTACAAAGACAATTCTTATTACTTTTGGAATGTCTTCTTCTGACTTTTGATAAGTCATAACCCATGCTTCTGAAGTTTTGCAATAAACTCTATCAGCTTTAAAGTTTACCTTTTCTCCAGTCTTTAGGTCATAGATTATTCCCCAGCTATACAAACACTTTTTCGTTCTGAACTTTTTTCTCGTGTCCATAACTACAAAGATTATTTGTATATAAAAGAAAGGGGATTTCTCCCCAATCTTTTACTCGTAATCCTCAACCTCAAGTTTGTAAGTTCTCTTGGTGTAAGCCGGAACTCCTCCGTGTGCTTCGATGTCCTCAGAGGTGATGCTCTTTACCACAAATGTTACTTTATGGTCAATGCACCAAACAAGGAAATTTGCATTTTCCAAAGGAGTAGAACCAATAGCAGGAGCTTCGTCGTCGATAGTTACGCCAGCGAAGTGTTTAGCTCCGATTGATGCACCACTGTCAGTTGTGAAAGTGATAGGCACAAACCTTGCTTGTCCTTCTCTTTGTGTATTGTTTGTCAATTCCATTTTGTTCATAGCAACAATCTGGAACTTATCGCCCTTCTTCAAGCCGACAACAACTGAACGTTCATTACCTTCCAAACCTAATGCGTTTACCACTGATTTAGCACGTTCTTCTACGCTGAGATTACTGTTCTTTAATTCTTCGAGTGTCATAATACTAAAAATTTTTAATTTGTTAATACTGTGAGTTACTTTTGTTTTTGTTTTAGTTTTATATCAATATACAGGGGGGGACTAAAGGGGTTGTGGGCACGCGCTACAGCCACTATGTAAGTTTTTCATAAGTAATACCTATCCTCATTTTCGTCTTAATGTAAAATACTGACATTATGCTGGAGTTAGTATTTTTGATAATTTTAACTTTGACCCTCCGATATTTCTGAATATTCTTGTATAGATAAGTAATAACATTAAACTGAATAAATATGAAAAGAAATTTAAATGTACTACTGGCGGTAATAAACGCCTATGAAGAAAACGGAGAATTTTCTCATTTTAGTGGGTCAGAATTAAATCATAAATTTGGATTTGCTACTAAAAACATTCCGCAGATGTTAAAAGATTTAGTAGAACTGAAATATATAGAAAACCACACAATAAACGGATTTTATAATAGATATAAAATATTAAAACATATAGACTGTCCAGAATTTATATTAGACGATAGACTTTCTAATTCTCAGAAAGATTTCTTATTGAGATGTGTAGAACAAAATATAACAGAAGACCTTTCTAAGAAAGAAATGGCTAGGAGAGTAAATGGGAACGAAAATGGATGGAATTTTTCACGTTCAGTAAATGGAATCTTAGAGACATTAGAAGAGGATAGTTTATTTAATATAATTGGCGAATTTAATATAGTGAAAGGACTAAAACCAGAAAATGCAATCAAGACAGAATTTGGATACAAAACAAATAAGAATATTAAGAAATTAGAATCTAATGAAAAAACTCAAGATAATATGATAGCTCAATTTCTATTAAAGAAGTCTTCCCAGTGTAAGAGAAGAAGAAGTAAAGTATTAGAATACAATCTAACGTTAGAATATATAAAAGAACTACTATTAAAACAAGAGTATAAAGACTATTACACTGGATTGGTGCCAGAAAATTACGAAGACTATTCCTTAGATAGAATAGATAGTAATTTAGGATATATAGAAGGAAATGTTGTAATTACAACCAATAGAGTAAATGCCATGAAAAATGATATGTCTACAGAAGAATTTAAAAAGCTAATTTCTGACCTATATAATAACATCACCAATTTTTAAAGTCGGAATTTATAATAACCCCAGGGGGCTATTTATATAAAGTACCTGTACCGACTTTCCCCTTAATATATAAAATATGTATAATATTTGAATTAGAATTTTTTAACTTTGCGTTTAACTTTTCGGAGGTTATTGTTGTATATAACTAAAAAGAAAACAATTATGATTACAGACTTAGAAACATTGTTAAATTAGGACTAGTTTAAATAGCTAGTTGAGGCAATTAATACGAATCAAGAATATTATATGTCTGGTAATGGGCTAACTATTAAGTCCGAATCTACCGACGATTCTTTGTTCTTATTAATATCTTATGAAAGATAGAAGGAAGAAAGCTGTCTAGCTAATGAAGAGGTAGACCAATTCCAGAAATATTTAGAATCTCTAGATGATGATTTATTTATAGATGTATGCGAATATCTAGGAGAGCTTGAAGTTCATAAAATACAAGAATGCTTAGAAAGCGGCAAGTTAGAAACAGTAAGAGCTGGTATTGCTAAATTTAAAATGGCATTGTCAGATATAGCTAAAAAGAGAATTGAACAACTGAAAGCTTATGTATGAATAGGTTGCTCAAATGAGAATACTATTAGCTAATATCAATGCTACTATGCAGGCTTTATTTCACGAAAATGAACAATTAAGAAAAGAACTAGAGAAATTGGCAGCAGAAAATAAATCTCTAAAAGAGAAATAAATACTGCCCTATGGTGTAATGGTCAGCACAGATGACTCTAAATCATTTAGTCTGGGTTCGAATCCTAGTAGGGCAACGCCAAAATTAATAGTTATGATAAAGTTAAATGAGAATTATGCTGTAACTCCAACAGGAGCTAAGACCCTTATTATTGAAGAGGGAGATGATTGGAATAAAGTTTGCGATAAGGTAGTTGGATGTAGATTTGATTACATATTTGTACCTCAAGAATTTGAGAATCAAGCCTGCTACTTTCTTCCACAAATAAGTATTCAAGGAAAGCAGATAGGTAAGATATGTACTTATAAAGTAGTGAAATGGAACAGTGTGCAGTCGTATTGAATGGTAATGATGTTGTCAAAGTTTCTAATTTAAAAAGAAAGTATGACAAAATAATGAGTAATCCCAATATGAAAATATTGGAAGAATGTGATAAGGAAATGCTAGATGAGAAATACAACTACTGGAATAGAACATTAAATAGAAATATAGAAGAGGAGAAAAATGAGGAAGCAAAACTTCATCATTTTAGGAATCCAAAAACAGGTTGCACTATAGCAAGTATCTATCCAGATTTAGAGGAATGTAAATCATATATAAAAGACTGGATGGATTATGTTAAACTTGACTGATAAATACAATGAACTAACTAAGCCAAATTTAAAAGAGTTATCTGAAACTATACTCCTAGCAGCAGAATCTTTAATTGAGATTGTTGCAGAAGAAGGAAAACAAAATGAACAATGGTTTCTAGATTACCTAGATGAATTAAATAGACTAAGTGTAATATACTAAAATATATGGATAAAGAATTTAAATTTGAAGTCTTTATTAACGGCCAACTAATAAATATGATAAAAGCCGGATATTTAGAAAGTACACTTAGAAGTGTTCCGGAGAATAAATCATTACTGATTGATATATGGAATGTAGTTGACAATTCAGTTAGAAATCTAATTAAAAATGGACTATATAAAGACACTACACTAGAAAAAGCAATAATTGATAATACATTTGAGGGATATGATAGACTTTAAAAAGACATTGACAAACTTACATAATGAATTTCCAGAATTTGACTTGGATACATTATTTAAAATAGTAGATGCTATAGTAGAAACTTCTACTCCTACAATAACCATCCCAAGTGGTATTAGATAGCCATCAGATAAACCTTGGTGGGAGGATGGTATAAATAGAATCACTTGTACTTATGATACAAAGTATAATGTTAAATAAAAATAGGCGAACCTAATCTCTAGGCTCGCCTATTTTGTTATATAATATAGTACCAATCAGTTCTCTCCATGACTCCCTTTTCTCTAAGCTATTTATTATCTAAATGATAATCTCCGTTTCTGAAATTCAATTCCTTTTTAGAATAATCCCAATAAAAATATCCTCTCCATCCAGGAAGTAAGAGAGTACGACCTGTTGCCGCGTGTAAAGTTGCTTTGTTATAGTCCATGTTACTTTTTAAATATAAATAGTAAATATAGATATATTCTTAATACAATCTCTTTAATGCACTTAATAATGTTTTTCATCGTTTCTTAGTTTTAATAAATCCATAAGTTCCCTTCTTTAATCTAGTAGTAGGAATCCATCCATTATCTAGAATAGACCTATGTCCACTCGGTTTATGTATCTTAGCCCCATCTTCGTGTTTCCATTTAGAAGCATTTCTAGCAAAATTAGCTCGCTTCTTCTAAAGAGGGGTAGCGTTAGGATTGTTTAGTACATGCTTAGCGTGTTCTTGTACAGATTCTCCTGCTGCCTTGGCAGATGCTGTAAATTTGCCTCTGTTCTTCTCTTTAATGTGAATGCCCGACCCATTTTTGAAAATTGGACACCCAAATGTTGTAATTTTCTTACTGTTAGACATTTTTAATATAATGTATTATTTATTGATTTGTATCTTACAAAGAATATTAATATACTTGAAAAGTATCAAATAAATATAGATAAATGTGATAAATGATTAAATGAATTATGACTAATGGACAAAAGTAAAATTACAAAACAAAATGGGAACATAGCTTTTGAGGAAGAAGCTCATATTTATTATGATGTTACAAAGCCAGAACAGAAGTTTATATCTGTAACGACTTTAATTCATTCTTTCACCCAACCATTTGATAAGGAGTTCTGGTCAGCATATAAAGCACTAGAGAAACTCTTACCTAAAGAAGATTGGGCTATAGAAAAAAAGTCTTTGTTGAACACTAAGAAATTTGATAAAGTTCTACTTGAACTTCATAACATTACAGAAGACGAGTTTAATAAAGAGCAACAAGCTATCTTAGATGCTTGGGATTTAGAGAATAGAAACTCATGCGAGAGGGGAACTAAAATCCATGCAGATTTGGAAAACTCTTTCTATAAAAAGAAACAGAACATAGACCTTAGTAAATATCAAATAGGTGGCAAGTTCGAGTGTATAAAAGACCACAATGAATTAGATTTAGAGAATGGTGTATATCCTGAGTATTTAATATCTAGAGTATCGGATGATGGAAAGCTAAGAATAGCAGGACAGATTGACTTATTAGTTAAAAGAGGAAATAAGATAATTATAGGAGACTGGAAGACCAATAAGAAAATAGAAACTAAGAGTTTCTTCAATTCTAAAACCAAAACTTCTGTTAAGATGAAATATCCTCTAAATAATTTAGATGATGTTAATTACTGGCACTATACTTTACAATTAAGTACTTATGCTTGGATGATTCAAAAGAAAAATCCAGAGTTTGAAATAGAGGATTTGGTTTTGGTACATTTCGACCATAATGACAATATGACAGTATATCATTTACCATATCTAAAAGATGAGGTTATAAAAATGCTAGCCTTCTATAAGAAGGAATCTATATTGGCAGAAAATAAAAGAAAACGTCAACGTATTGAATATTAATTATGACACTAGAGGAAATAGAAGAAAGATTTGAGATATGTAGACACTGCCCAATATGTGACCAAGATAATGGATTATGTAATGGGCATTTGTATCTAAATCCAAAGAATAATGATATAAGTATAAGCCCTAAAGAAGGGTATATAAAGGGATGTGGATGTTTACTAGAGAAGAAGATTCCAAACGAAAAGAAACATTGTCCAGCAGGGAAATGGTAATCTATGGAACTCCTATATTATATAAACCAGATAAGCATTATATACTTACTGTCCAAAATATAAATAGGGAAACAAAGGAGGAAGATATGATATGGAAATGGATTAAAGCAATATTTACTAAACCTTTAACAATATTGAAAAGTATATATTTCAATATATTCGGAATAAATCAAGATTTGACAACCAAAAGATTAAAAATTTGTGACGCTTGTTCCCATAAATTACAAACATCTGTTGGGGAAGTGTGCGATGAATGTGGTTGTATATTAGAGAATAAAACAAGAATTGAAGATGAACATTGTGATTTATGTAAATGGTAAAATGAATTATGGAAACTTTAAGAACAGAATTAAACAGTAACGAAAAACTAGCACTATCATTAACTGGAATGGAAGGTACGGGAGAACATTTTATTTTAAATGGAGAAGCTGCAGACCAAACATTATTAAGAGAAAAACAAGAGAAGTTTAATACCTCAGTAGATGAGTTAGAAGATAAATTCTCTAAACATAATCAGGCACTAGAGGATTACGCTAAATCATTATCTAACGATATGAATGGAGTTGAAATTATGCCGATGTATGGGTATGCATTAATTAAACCCTTTGAACAAAACCCATTCCAAAAAATAAAAACTACTAAAAGCGGTCTTATTACTGATTTAGGTGGATTTACTCCTACTTATAAATCTAATGAGACTGGAGAAATTGAAGAAGAGCAACAATTTATTAAGGTAGGAACTGTGATAGAAGTAGGACATAAGTGTGAGTTCTTGAAGCCTGGAGATATTGTATTTTATACAATAGCTAGTGAATGTATGGTTCCATTCTATAAACTAGGATTTGTAGTAGTTAATGAGAATAGAATCATGGCTGTAGTTAATGAGAAACTAACTGAAAGAAGAGACGAATTGAAGCATGGAAACAATTGATGAAAAAGTTTATTTTAAGCCTGGGGATTGTGTTACTTTACGGTAGTGTAAAGTAATGCACTCTCCAGTTATGCTTGTTCTAAGAAGAGAAGCAGCTTTATTTAAAGATAACCAAGGATTACGAGGACTAAGATGTAGATGGTTTACTGATTCTGGATTAATGCAGGAAGCAGTATTTAATACAAAGGATTTAATTAAAGTAGAAGAGTAATGGCTAATTAGGAAGAATTACAGAAGGCATTCATGGCATACTTGATACAAGATGCCCAAGCACAAGGGATACAACTACAATCAGAGCAAGATTTATAGGCTTACGCTGAGTAGCTTGGAGAAGATGGAATCAAAGCCAAGTATCAAGAATTTATGTAGAAGATGCAAGGCGGAGTTATGGCTAGACTTGGAGCTAAACTAGAATACTATAAAAAATTAAAAGGAGTATGCCCAGAAGGAGAGGAACTTGTTTATTTTAAACAGGGAGGAAGAATCTGCAAAGCTTGCCAAAAAGCATAGAAAGGGACTAAGGTTACTAAGAAAGCTAATGAAGTTGACAAGTTCAAAGCTGGAAGAGCTTAGTATAAAAAGGATATGAAATCTGCAAAGGATGAAGCGTCCAGAGATTCCGTATCAATTAATAAATATAATGACCAGGAGGTTATGGCGAACAGGGGACACAAGGGAAATTTCAAAAATGGAAAATGGGTTCCAGATAGAACAAAGTATGCTAAGAAGGATGCTTGTGGTTCTAAAATGAAAGTAAGTAAATGCGGTTCTAAAATGAAATAAAAAGATTAAAGATGTTAATGTTAATGATTGATGAGTATGAATGTATTTAATTATAACACTTTAACTAAATAGTTAGAAATAAATGAACCAGAGCTTCTTCTAGTTAAAGAGTTTAAGGCTTTGATACAGAGAGATAAATCTGTTGACAAGGAACGAGTAACTAGAGAATTATCTTACATTTATCTAGCTATTGATTGGAAGAGTCCCTATAGCCAATATTCAGAACATGAAAGACATGATGAAGCTATTAGTGACTCTGGACTATCTGAATCCGAATTTAATGACCCGTTATTCAGGGAAGCCTGTAGAAAATACCGAGCATTGTAGGATTCTAACAAATCAATAAAACTTCTAGAAGCAGCTAAAAGAGCAGCTGACTAGTTTATTGATTATTTTGATACTATAGTAGATTTAAATGAACGTGATAATAATGGCAAACCCGTCTTTCAAGCTGAAAAGGTAATGAAAGAAATAGCTACTCTTCATAAAGTTCATGAAGAATTAGTAACACTAGAAGAGCAGGTTAAGAAAGAGCTTACAGAACAATCTACTGTAAGAGGTGGAGCTACAGACGGCTTTGACCCAGGAGACTTTTAATTATGCCTAGAAAGAAAAAAATATTACCTGAAGAAATCTAGAATATAGTAGATTAGGTAAGAGAGAAAGAACAAAAAGAGGATGCCAAAGAAGCTAGAGAACTAGTATAGAAGATAAGAGAGGAAAGGAGCAAAAATGCTGATTATTGGGATGTAAAGAGAGGAGATAAGATAGAGGTATTTGATCCTACTTTATCTTATGAAATAACTGGATATAGACCAATAGATGAAACACACGGTCTTGACTTCGACCCAGATTGGTTTACTGAGACCAGAGAAGTGTATAGAAAAACTGGAAAGTATTGTCCATATCTAAAAGATAGTAAGAGATATAATGAGTTTTGGAAGGAATAGTATAGAAGATGTAAATACGGAATGACTGTTAATGGTTATACAATTACTGGAGATAACTATTTCTTCCTAAACTTCTACTAGCTTCCTATTATTGATGATAACAAGGCATCTGGAGAAGGAACAAGTAGTGACTTTCCTATATTTTTCGCATCTCATTATATGTTCTTTCATTATCTATAGATGGCTAGAGTTCTGCATAAACACGCAGCTCTTATGAAAGCTCGTTCTATTGGATTCTCTGAAATAAATGCATCCTTATCTGCAAGAATGTATTCAGTAATCAGAAGAAGCAGAGTAATGATTACTTGTTTTAATGATACCTTCCTTAAAGGTACTTTTAGTAAGTTTGATAATGCTTTAACATTCTTGAATACTTGTACAGGAGGAGGATTCTTCAAACTACGTTTGATTGACCAAGACTTAAGAAAGAAGTCTGGTAAACAGATTAAGGTAAACGGACAGTTTGAGGATGTTGGATTTAAATCAGAAGTAGTTGGAATAAATGGAGCTAAGGCATCTAATATTCGTGGAGACCGTGTTGACCTATTAATATATGATGAAGCGGGGTCTTGGCCCGGACTAGATACTGCTGTAGTGCAGGGACAAGAGCTTTGTGAAGTTCAGGGTAAACCTCGTGGAACAATGTTATTTGGAGGTACTGGTGGTGATATGGGTGCTCCATTAGCAGGTCTTAAGAAGATATATTACAATCCAAAAGCTTACAAAGTTCTTCCATTTAGACATAATTATACACAGGATGGGACTACTATTGAAAGTGGGTTCTTCATTCCATATTTTGTCTAGTCTCTAAATTCAGAATACATGGACCATAGAGGTGTATGTAATACAGTAGAATATAAAAAGTATCTATAGGAAGAGCGTGACAATTTATTAGCAGTTCCAGACGACTATCTAAAGAAGTGTGCCGAACGATGTTGGAATGCAGAAGAAGCATTTAATCTTGAAGGTGTTAACAAGTTCAACAAGATTCTTATTGCGGACCAGTTAGCTAATATAAGACTTAAGAAAATAGGACCAAGACCAGAATCTGGATACATAGACTATTTCTATAAAAATAATAAACACACCTAGGATAATATAGATGGTTTTAAATGGATTCCTAATATTAACGGAAAAGTAAAAATACTTGAACATCCTGTATGGTCTGATTTGTATAAAGAGTAGATGGATAAACTTAGATAGGAAGCCGAGGAAAGGGGAGAAGAATTTGAATCTCCAGCGTACAAAGAAATGCATGATTTATATGTTGCAGGAATAGACGGTATTGATATAGGAGCTAGTCAAACTTCAAAAGAAACAAGAGATCCTTCTGATTTCTGTATAACTATAAAAAGAAGAGCATTTGGTCTAAACGAACCGTAGTATGTTGCTATGTATAAAGACAGACCTAATGACATTAGAGAAGCCTATAAAATAGCTATGTGTTTAGCTAGATACTATAATTGTAGAATAAACATAGAAGCTACCCGTGTAGGTATGATTACCTGGGCTAGAGAAAAGGGTTGTTTAAACTACTTTATGAAAAGACCTAGAGCTACTCTAACAGACGTCAAGAATGGAACTACTAAATAGTACGGAACACCCGCTACCAAAACTATTATAGAACAACATACTGATTTGACAGCAGCCTTTATTGAGGATTTCTGTCATACTATATGGTTTGAAGAAATGTTAGACCAATTTACTGGATATAATGATGAGAATAAAGGTAAATTCGATATTGTAGCAGCTGTGGGAATGACAGAATTGGCAGACTAGGAATTGTCAGGAAGATAGCCAATGCTTGTTGAAAAAGAAGTTGAACAATTCCAAGATTATGGTTATTATTACGACGAGAGAGGAATCAAAAGATTTGGGGTTATACCAACTTCTAAGACTTTTGAAACTAACATACAAAAAAATGAATACGATGACCCATACAGAATTGAAACAAGTGATCCTAGGTTATATGAGAGACTTGTACAAAATGGAATACGTAGGTGGGCTTGAAATTCAGAACCTAGATCCAGTTGGTTATAAGGTATCGTTTAACTTTGATAGGTCAGAGATGCCTTTAGTCATTATAGCTGATTTACCTGATGAAGAATTTCTCCCATTTATAAAGGAAGAATTAAGAAGTAGGAAGTTACAAAGAGTTAAATACTATAATGCAACTAAACTTCCTCCAGAACAGCATAATTTATGTTATGAAAGAAAAAGAACTGATAGACAAGACGAACGAGGCTATTGCGGAGCTTGTATATGATAAGTACGAATTATAGAAAGCCTATAATTACTATAACGGAAAGAGAGACCCAGAATAGTTTCGTTACCTGGAAGAAAACTTTGGAATAGGTAGTCCTACTTCTGTAGAATTTACACCATTACTAAAAAAGCACGTAGATGCTCTAGTAGGGGAATATCTAGGAACCCCTATCCTTCCGAAGATTTCTTGTAAGGATTCAGATACCATTAGTAATATCACCAGAGAAAAATAGTTAGAAATAACTAAAGGAATAGTTAAATTTCTTAGAGACCATTTAAGTAATTCTATTCTGAAATTTATCGACGGAAAAGATATTACAGATAAGGCCGTGAAGACTTAGTTAGATAAAATTATTCAAGACATTGATTAGTCTTTTATTTCTCAATATGAGATAGCTGCATAGAATATTATTCATTATATTATGCAGTCTAGAGAAACCGATTTAATAACTAAACTCCGATAGTTACTTACAGATTTATTAATTACTGGCTATACATTTTTCAGAGTAAAATCATCATCTTCTGGAACTAACATAGAAATAGAAGTTCTGAATCCTTTAAATACTTTCGTAGATAGGAATCCAGAATCTCCATATGTTAGAAATTCGTATAGAGTAGTAGTTAGAAAATGGATGAGTAAAAGCTAGATATTAGCTAAATATGGAAAAGAAATCTCTAGAGAAGATTTGAAAAGACTAAAAGATGAATGGAGAGCTGATGATTCAGCTGCAGTTTATAGAAGAGTTTATGGTGACACTTGTACTATAGTAAATGAAGACTAGAATCATGAAACTATTCCTGGATACCCAGATAATGAATATAGTGCTCATAGATTTTAGTTAATTCCTGTTTATGATGTAGAGTGGATAGAAACTGATGACGATTTTGTAATGTAGAGATACAATACCATTAGAATTGGAGAAGAAATATATATTCTGAGAGGTCTAGACAAGACTGTTATGAGGTCAAAAGATAATCCTAATTTCTGCTCTTTGTCTGTAAATGGAGTATATTTCTTAAATCGCTCTCAACAACCGTACTCTCTGATATTAAAGTGCGCACATCTATAGGATAGATATGACTTGTTAAATTATTATAGGGATAACCTGATAGCTAACAGCGGTACTGCTGGAGTAATCATGGATATGTCATTGCTTCCTACTAACCTAGGCGTAAAATGGCCAGAAAGAGTGTAGAAATGGTTAGCATACAAGAAGGGTGGTATCATGTGGATTGATTCCACTTAGGAGGGAAGAAATGATGGAGCGCAAGCACCTAACTAGATATACAATGGATTTGATGATACCTTAAAAGCTTAGGCTGTATAGGCTATTGAATTAGCAATTCAATCAGTAGAACAAACTACATCATCTATAACTGGAGTATTTAGAGAAAGATTAAATGGAATAGAAACTCACGATGCTGTAACTAATATTAAGCAAGGTGTTACTAACTCTTACATAGTAACCAAGCATTATTTCTAGTAGATGGACCTAATCACTTGTGAGATATTATTGGATAGTCTAAACTAGGCTAAAATAACATATAAGAAAGGATTGACTGGTACTATTATACTTGGAGATAAATACTAGCAGATATTTACAGCGCTTCCAGAGTATTTTACGGTTACTGATTATGACATCCATATAACTTCTAGCTCTGAAGTAATGGAAGATTTACAAACTATTAAAGCTATTATTCCAGAGTTTGTTAAAAGTCAGCAAATGGATCCTGACATCATATTTGAAGCACTAACTGCTAAGAGTCTTACAGACCTTAAATACAAGGTTAAGAAAGCAGTATAGATTCGTAAAGAAGAAAACAATTAGCTATAGTAGCTATAGGAAAAATTGGAAGAAACTTCACAATAGGCATAGCAGTTACAGCAAGAACTATAGAAAGCTTAGTAGAAGATAGAAAGTTTGGATGAGTAGAGATTAGGATTAGAATAGCAGAAAATGTAGTTAGAATATAAGGTTAACTGGCTCAAAGCTCAATCTGATTCTACATATAAAGATAGACAAATGGATATAGAAGAAAAGAGAACTGAAATAGAGTTGGCTTAGCTTCATGATGGAAATCCATATAATGACAAAATAAGACAAATACATTAATATGGCAACTGGAACAATTGTATATAATAAGGATTAGCAATAGATTTATCCTATTTCAGATGGTTCAGTAATTATTAGTAATGCTTCTGGTTCTAAATCAAATGTGGAAGAAGATTTAAAGAAACTATTTAAATAGGTGTCAGACCTTTCTGGTTCTAGTGAGGCGGTAAATAATATTATTATTAAGATTCATTACTTACCTGCTGATACTGCTGAAGAATCTGAGATAAAATTATCTTCTAAATAGTGGACTGATACTTTTGAACTTCCGACTGAAGAGAATCCATACATCTGGAAAAGAACTAAATTTACTTTCTAGGGGGCTGACGAATCTCAGGGAACTACTATTTATGAGATTGTAGCAAGCGATGTTTCTACTATTATCTAGAATATATACACTAGAACTGAGGGAATAACTCCAGTTATTGAGTATAAGTAGAAAACAGATGAGGAGGGAAATCCTCTATATGTAGATTCAGAAGGACATGAAACAACGACTGTTACTCTAACTAAAGCGTATGACTATAATTATTATTGGAATGGAAAACCAGCTGGTAAGTTAAATAGTCTACCACCGACCCCTGAAGGTTAGTCATATACATGGACAGACTATCCTCAAGATATTAGTTTATCATTTAGTTCAGTTTTTATGTCTAGACGTATACGACAAGAAGGTAAGTGGAAACCATTTTCTACTCCTGCTCAATATGGTCAATGGCCTACTACTGAGTCTTAATTATTATAATATGGAATTTAGTATTGATATACATACCCAGATTAACGGGGAAATAACTATTGAAGACTTTTCAAAGGAATATGGATAGTATATTGATGAAGATTTAGAGGTAGTAACTTCCTATGATTCTTATAAGTATAGTGAAAGTGCTACCCTAAATACTATCATAAAAGTTAGTATAGGAGATGCTACTTTGATAGACGTACTTCTCAATGACCATACAGAGGATTTAGACTCTTGTACATTTAAGGTGAAAGAAGATGGATATTATGTAGTAGACCACATAATTCTTCCTAATATGAAATGGTATGAAAATTCATCTGATGAATACAAGGAGTATTATGAAACTATCTATATAACTGATGGAGAGAAACTATATAAAGAAGTAGATGGAGAGCTAGAGGAATGTACTGTAAAAGAAATCCTTGAAAGAAATATAGAAGGGACTACTATCAAAAAATGTAAGGTAGATGTGTTCTTTACAGGAAATCTGCAATAGTGTTATATTAACTACTGTAAGAAACTCTTTGACTCTTTATTAAATAAGTGTTTAACTAGAGAACATGATGCAGATATATTTGCAAGAGATTTTATCTGGATGACACTTAACATTATAGATTATTTAATAGGCTTTAAACAATTCATGGAAGCTGAAAGATTGTTAGCAATGTTCCGTACTTGCGGTGGATTCTGTAACAATCACCATGAACATAAACGTATAGGTTGTGGATGCTCTTAAAAGAAAGGCTATTAAAAGGTATGAGGATTTCCTTAAAAGGGTTAGAAAGGGATATAGACCAGATTATTAGGATATTTTGAATCTAATTTGTTTTATTAACCTACCCGTAAAATTAGATAATCACGAATTTATTAAATAGCAATTATTGAATCATAATGATACAGCCTATTTATACTTCGGTAAGCAATGCTGATATAAAGCCTTGTGGAAAGAAAGGACATTTAATAAAAAGTGAACCTATACCTCTCCTAAGAAACAACTATCTTGGAGAATATAGAACTGAATTAGAAAGAGCTAAGGTTAGAAAGAATCTAGGTATCGCTGATGAGTAGAGTCTTCTTTGGGGAAATATAGAAGGAACTATAGAAGCCTAGAAAGATTTAGTATAGTACATAGAATAGAAATGGACTTATACTAGTGATGTTGCAGAGAATATCAATACTGTAAAAGATGCCTTAGATTATGCTTTATTCTTTATAAGTTAGTACAAAGCTAATACAGAAGAAATAGAGGAAATAAAAGTTGATATAAGTAATATCAGAACTTCTATTACTGTACTTAAGGAAGAACTTGAAGAAGAAATTGAATCTAACAGAACTGGCATAAACAATCTTTCTGAGAAAATAACCTAGATTAATGAGGCAATAGAGGATATTAATGAGTCTATCAAAAATATAGATGTTGACAAAAACATCTAGAATTGGATAACTAATAGTCTAAGAAACTCCAAAACCATAGAAATAAAGGATGATAATACTCTAGAAGTAATTCTATCTTAGTAGGAGGATAATGCAATACATCTGATTCAGTAGGAAATTCCTCCAGTAGAGGAGGAAGGAGAACCTTCCACAGTAGTTCTACCTGGAATATATGTAAAAGACCTGGAACCATCTCTAACAGAGGTAAAGGAAGAAGTTAAGGGAGTATAGGAAGCTTAGAAGAACACTGATTCTAAAGTAGATTCTAATACTGAGAATATCACAAATATATAGACAAGTTTAGAAACTATAGCTACTTATCAAACTGAACTTCCAGATGATACTACTTCTACTGTTATTCAAGGAACTACAGTTGAAAAATTGAAAGGAAAGCCGTTTAATGAGATTATAGACACTCTATTATTTCCTACTGTTGTTAGAGATTTGGTTTATCCTTAGTTGTATTATAGCTTCACCTCTTAGATTGTGGAGGTAGGATCCGCTTTACTTACCCCTACTTTAACATTTATAAAAAATGATGCTGGAGAGGAAACTGGTAGAGAAGAAACTATTACCTATAATGATTCTCCTGTAGAATCTGAAACATATGATTCTATCGGTGTTTATGTGCATTCTGGTACCGTAAATTATGCTGCTGGAGAATATCTTATTAACAACAAGGGAGAGGTTACAGACAAGAGGGTGGAGGCTGGTTCAATATCAACTACAGCATAGGTGACTGCTACCTACCCTTGGTATTCTGGTAATACAGATAGTTTAATCAAATAGAGTCTTGTTCCATTTGGACAATCTTCTGGAATTATTACATTTTCATTAAGTGGAAAGGCTATTATAAAATTACCTGGAAGTAATACTTAGCTAAATTCATTTACAGTAGATGGAGGACTAGGATACCTAAATGTTGATTTAAGTGGCTGGGAAACTTCTACTGAATAGATAAATGGATTTCCTTATAAAGTATGGACTAAGAAGGATACTTATTCTTCAGCATTGCCTCATCAAATTAACTTTACTTTATCACAATAATGGCATTTAAATATACAGGTGATGCTACATTAGGCGTTGCTTTAACCGTAGAAACTCCTAAACCTCTTGATAATAGAACAGTAGTCGATAATTTAGACGAATTATATTCTATTCCGGAGAAATATGCTTATCAAGGCATGACCGTTTCAAATATAGATAACGGAAATATTTATATGCTAGTAGATAAGTCTAAGATTAAATACAAAGAAGGTTGGAAAGCTTCTTATGAATCTATTTAGATAATCACCTGTACAGAGGCTGAATATAAGGAATGGTCTGAAAATACCACAGAAGATTTTAAACCTATAGACGAAAATAAAACATATCTTCATGCAGAAACATATTATTATATATATGAAGACAGCCTAGATGATGATTAGTTTTATTTATCAGCAGAATGGGGTAAAAAGATAGAGGAATAGTTGAAATAGAAAGCTCTAAATACTACTGTCGTACAGATTAGAACGGATTTAGACTAGACAATCTCTAACCTTTCCAAGTATGCTACTCTTGAAGAGTTAACTGAGAATTATGCCCCTAAAACTGATCTAGATTTAGAGGACCCAGAATCCTTGTTATCTAAAGCCTTATCTAACCATTATACTAAGGAAGAAACTGATGACATATTTGTTACCAAAGAAAGTCTTAGAGGAGAAGGAATGGAAGGAGATGATTTTGTCTTTGTTACAAAGAAATAGTATGACGAAGACCAATAGGCTATTCAAGATGAGCTAGATAAGACTTTAAAGGTAGATGGAGATGGTTCCCTAGAAAGTATTACTGTAGGATAGATAAAGTCTCCAGTAGTAGAAGGGAAGGATTAGCTAGTAGTAGATGTTAAATCTGATGGATTGTTTGTTGGAGAAGACCAATTCGCCATGATGTCAGATGTTCCTAATCTGGTTACATTAACTGAAGAGGAATATTTAAAACTGGTAGAAGATGAGGCTATAGAACCTGACACATATTACTATGTGTATGATGTAACAAATGATGCTAAAGTCTATATTACTAAGGAGTACTTAGATCAAAATTACCATACTACACATCAGTATTAGTCCTGGGTTGCTACTAATTATTACTCAAAGACATAGATTGATGAAATTGTTTCTGGTTTATAGAAACTAGGAAGCTACGTTACTACAGAAGATATTAAAGCATACTACACTAGCTCGTAGGTAGATGAAAAGTTTCTTACAAAAGAAAATGCTCAATCTACATACGCCACTCAATAGTCATTAACCGACCTTTCCGATTAGATAGCAGAGGAGTATGTGACAAAAGAAAGTTTAAGAGGAGATTCTCCCGAAACTGGTGATGACGATTTTATATTTGTTACCTAGAAGAAATATTAGGAAGATTAGGATGCCGCTTCTAAGGAATTTAGCACAGAGCTTCTAAAATCAACCTCTATAGAAACTTCTGATATTACTATTTAGAAAATTGTCGAAAAAGAAGTACAATAGGGAACAACTGGAGAAAGTTCAGAAGATGAAACAACTGAACAGACTATTGAAAGTTCTGTTAAACTTACTACAGAAGACAATAGATTATTAGCATCTGGAAAGCAAGTTGCTCTTACAGAAGAGGTTCCTAAATTGGTATGTCTTCCACAAACAGATTATGATGACTTAGTTGAAAATAATAAGACAGAAAACGATACGTACTATTGTACTTATGGAGAAAAAGATATATAGGATACAGGATATGTCAGAAGTGAATATCTGACAGAACGCTACTATACAAAAGCTGAGGTGGAAGAATTAATAAAGGCTGCTGTAGACGAATTGTAGAAGAAAATAGATGCAATATAGCCTGGTTCTGGTAACGTACAGGTAGATGGAGAAAATGAACAATTAATATTTTAAATAGTATGGGAACAATTTGGGTTGAAGGGTAGTTTAAGAACTCAGCAAAACCAGTAAAAGTTGTTGGAGGAAATATAGGAGGATCTGGAATAGACCCAGATACATTAAAGAACTACGCTACCAAGGCTGAACTGTAGAAAGCTGTTGAAGACTTAACTGCCTCCATAGAAGGAATAGAAGGAATAGATCATAATGTAGAAGAAGAAACTTTAATAATACAATAATATGGCAGCTATCAAATCTATAAAGGTTGGAGAAACCGTATATGACTTAAAGGCTACCTATGATGGCTCTGGAAATGTTATAGATTAGACATATGCAAAATCTAGTGCCATTCCAACTAAAGTGTCTTAGTTATAGAATGATGAAAATTATTTAAAGGAACACTAGGATATAAGTGGTTTAGCTACTAAAACGGAGTTGGAAAGTAAGGTAGATAAAGAATCAGGAAAAGGACTTTCTGAAGCTAATTACACAGAAACTGAAAAACAGAAACTTAGTGGTATTGCAGATAATGCAAATAATTATGTACACCCAACTACTTCTGGAAATAAACACATACCTGCTGGAGGAGTACTTGGATAGATTTTAACCTTTTCTGAAGATGGGACTGCATAGTGGGCAGATACTAGTACTAAGTTAGAGGAACAATTTAATGCTCTTAATACTGCTTGGGAAGAATTACAAAAAGAACAATAGAGTCTAAGCAAACAAGTCACAGAGTTAAGCAGTAACGTAGACTTATACTCTTATGGAGTAGAATGGGATATTACCGTATCTTCTCCTATCCTTACTAGAATAGGAAACCCACTATTACATAAATCCCTCCCTATTTAGTCCGCTTACAGAGGATGTGTAGCAAATAACGGTGTGGTAAATTACTATTTATATCCGGACGATTGGGCTTACAAAGAAGATGGAAGTACTCCTTCTGTGCTCGATGGAACTGATGGAACTGTAAGAGTCCACACTCCTAAATTTTATGGTAAATCAGGCTCTAATGGAAATAAAAGATGGGTTAGAATTTCTCTAGTAAAGCTTGATGATTCATGGGTAGAAATACCAGAACTATTAATTGACGCATATAGAAATACCGTTGATAATACTGTGTCAGCAACCCCTAAAGCTGTGTCTGTGGTCAATACTACAGAAGCATTTAGAGGTGGTGGAAATAGAGCACAATTCGATAAGTATCTAACTACTGAACTTGATACCAAAGATGCTTTTAGAAGCGATTTAGGAAAACCTAGAACTAATGTTTCTAGAGCTAATATGAGAACTTATGCTACAAATGCAGGTTCTGAATTATTATGCTATGAATATTATAAATGGATATTCTACTGGAACTATGTAATAGAATATGCTAACTTTAACTCCCAGGCTGCCTATAATGCCGAACTTACTTCTGATGGTTATCGTCAAGGAGGACTTGGTCCTGGAGTTACAGACTGGAGTAACTCTGCTACAAGTTGGTCTGAATATAATGGAACTTATCCTATTACTCCATGTGGTTATTGTAATGATATTGGTAACTTCACTGGAATCAAAGATTTAGTTATTCCAGAGTGTACTGCAACAAACGAAACAGATACAGTAGCGACTAAGACATTTAAAGTTCCAAGATGGAGAGGTTTTGATAATCCATTTGGAGATATTTGGACAAACCTAGATGGAGTAGTTATTCAAAGAACTGCGGCAAATGAAATCAGTAGTGTGTATACTACCACAAACAAGGAAGAGTTTACTGACGTAATTGGCAGCAAGACCATAGCAGGATACGAGGTAGCGCAAGATAGATACATTAAAGAGTTTGACTTAGGAGAGACAGCAGAGATTATACCATCTTCTTGTACCGGAGCCTCAGCTACAACTTATATATGTGACTACCACTCTTGCAATGCTACCTCTACAGAGCTTCGCACGCTGCGGGTGGGCGGCCACGCGAATAATGGCGGCTTTGCGGGTCTCGGCTGTTTCGATTCTCGCAATGGCGTCGGCTTTGCCATTTCCTATGTCGGGTTTAGGACTCTAAATAGAGTATCTTAAGATAAAATATAGAAAATCGATTTAGATATAAATCGTAGGATATTACTTCTAAAAACCGTTGATTGGCAAAAAAGAACTGCTAGTAGGCAGCAACGCGAATAATGGCAGCAATGCAGGTCTCAGCTATTTCAATTCTAACAATGACGTCAGCAATGCCAATTCCAATGTCGAGTTATTATTTTTTTAGTTTGCTAAGTAATATCCTTGCCCCTAGGCAAAAGACAACGTAGTGTTAAATGAAGGGTGTTAGTAGGTTAAATCTCGAAAGCTTCCGATGAAATATATAAAAATTGAAACGTGTAGGATATTTGCACGAACGAGTGTATGATTTGAAAAACATCGAATTAGCTGATGATAAGGCTAGAAGAAATAAATCAATTCGATGTGGTATTAAGTAGCATGATAAGAATAGATTAGAAGAAAATAAGGAATTATCAGACAAATTAAAATAGCTAATCTATTAGACTTCTGAATATAGTACATTTATAATATATGAGCCTAAAGAAAGATTAATCTTTAGACTTCCATATTACCCTGATAGAATCACTCATCATGCTATAATGAATATTATGGAACCTATCTGGACCAGTATTTTTATAGATTAGACATATTCCTCTATAAGAAACAGAGGGATTCATAAGGTAGAGTATGATTTATTCAAGGTATTGTAGAAATACTCAGATGAAACTAAATACTGCCTAAAAATGGATATAAGAAAATTTTATCCATCTATAACACATGACATCCTGTATGAGATGTTGTAGAAGAAAATAAAGGATAAGAAACTGTTAAGTCTATTGAAGGAAATAATATATTCAGCCAAAGGAGTTCCTATTGGAAACTATCTATCATAGTTCTTTGCAAATTTATATCTGACATATTTTGACCACTGGATAAAAGAGGAGTTAAAATGTAAGTACTACTTTCGATATGCTGACGATATTGTGATTCTTGGTAATGACAAGAATTATTTGAGAAATGTATTAGTATCTATAAAACTGTATTTGAAACAAGTTCTTAATTTAGAATTAAAACCTAACTACTAGATATTTCCAGTAGAAAGTAGAGGAGTAGATTTTGTAGGTTACAAATTTTATCACACTCACGTTCTATTAAGAAAATCTATAAAAATGAGAATGTTTAGGCTTATAAATCTATATAAGCAAAATAAGATTGATAAAGAAGAATTGGAAAGAAGAATGAGATCTTATTTCGGCTGGATGAAATTCTGTGATTCTAAGAATTTGTTGAAAAAGATAGAAACTTTGACTGGTTTGAAGTTCTCAAATTGGAATGGAAAGGAAGTCAATATATCTAAGTTTTATAATAAGTATATTCATATCATAGAGGTGGTTGATTATCATAGCCATTTCAGAGTGCACTTTATGTATAACAACAAACCCTATTATTTTAAAAGCAAGAATAAGAAATTACATTATTCTTTGCTTAGATACAAATTTCCTATAAATTTTAAAGTAACACCTTATGTTAGAACCGAATAGAATACAAATGAACGTTTGTCCTTAGGTAATTCAAAAACTTGGGAACGGTACTTATTATTATAATTACGATATAAGAGAAGTTGAGGCTGAAGTTGAAATACTAGATGAGAAAGACAGTACTAAATTTGAAACTTAGTACAATTTCATCTAGGTTTTACTTAATGGGCAACCTAATTATAAGGATTGCGTAAGAGCTATTATTAGAAGTTTTATAACCATAGATGAAGAATTTGATTTAATCAACTCGTATAATAGTTATACAAAAAACCTTAGCACAGATTCTTCTATCATAACAGATTATCAAGAATATCTTACTAAATTAATGGATATTAAAAACAAAGTCAAAAAAGATTTTGGACTTGTGAATAAATAATTTAAAATTGTTAAGTATTGTACTTTACAATATTAAAAATCTAATAAATGGAAAATTACAAAAATTTAAATTTCTCCGCTGAACAAATAAACCAAAAGCTAGCTTGGGTTGGAGATAAGTCTAAGTTAGCAACTACATTATAGGAGACCCCTGTAAACTAGTTTATGTTTACTAAAGACTAGAAAACTTTAAAAACTATCATAGACGCAAATAACTAGATAATTACCGTAGAGACTAATGATATGATAACAGAACCTGGGTCTAAATTAGAGTCGTGGAATGTATATGTGGACCATTTACTCTGCATAAACTCTATAGCTTGCGAAGGAACAATGTGTTCTCATAATTATGTTGAGTTAGGTAATGGCTCTAAAAAGGATATCAATTTAAATGGTTTATACTTATTATACACAGATTGTTCTAAGAGGTTAGAATCTGACATTGGGTATGTTTGGCAATATCTCCCATTGACTGGAGTTATCAAGGCAGGGTCTACTTTTGTTATTAGGGGAAAGCAAACTAATACAATTAAAGGTAGTATGATAAAAGTAGACTCTTATGATATGGAGTGGGATATAGAATTTAAATAGAATAAAGCTGCCTTCTATTTATGTGCTGGAGATTCTTTTAAACCCTTATTAGAATCTAATAGCCTTGGAAATCCTTGGGAAGCTAATTTAATTGGGTATATTGATTCTTGCGGATTTGGAGCAGAAGCACCAGCAGAGGGGAATTCTCCTTTGTTGGTTAATGATAATTGGAATGATATTATCTTTGTTAGATGGTTTATGTTTGAAACGGCTAAACAAGGTACTAAAGCTTTTGCTAAAAGAAAAACTAAAGATTTATGGACTTATATAGATTTAACTAAGAATACTACTAAAGCAGGAAATAGTATATAGTCCAGACAATCAAAATTTTTATACCCTTAAATTATAGTAAAAATGATTTTTCGTAATGGGAAGTTAGTTACTCAAGTCTTTAAGACTATATTAAAAGGTAGAGATCTTAGGATATATGATTCAAATGGATTTATTTTAAGAGATATAAATCAAACAGTTCTTAATTTTAAAAAAGAAACTGACAAAAAAATAGGAGCCATATATAAAGGGTCGTAGTTAGTCTGGCTTACCGTATATGACGCTGTTAGAAGCTGTTTTGGTAGCGGAACTTGGCTACAAGATAGACCTTGGTTAAAAGATGATTCATGGAAAAATAATTGATTTGTAAAAATGGCAAAATTTGAAAATTTACCTAATCAGATTACAGATTTACTGACAGAGTGGGATGGTCACTCTGGAATGGAGGTCGAGGATTTTATTTGCCGAAAAATAGAAAAAGTAGAAGGATAGGACATAACTGATATGTCTTATGACTCAGCTACTAGTATGCTTACTCTTCTAAAGAGTAATGGAGAGAAGGTAGAAACTGAAGTATCAGTTATTCCTCCTACTTATTCTTATGGTATAATGGTATATGGGGTGATGTTGGACAATAAGTCTGATAAGATATATACCGAGGCAAATGGCTCTTTGTTAATGCAGTACAATTCAGACAGAAATGTTAAGGTAGGTATTGCTATGTATGCTGTTGCTACAACTTCTGTAACAACAGATAGAATTGGACCTTTTAATGTCAAGATTAGTTATGGAACTTAGTCAGGGACATTTAGAGTAAATAATATTAAGTATAGCTAGTGTATTATAGATCCATCTACAGGTGCTATAACAGGAGTTAACATACCATCAGAGAATTTAATAAATACCTTAGCTTGGATTGATATAACTAGCTTGTTTACTAAAACTTAGTCTGCTAAGAAGATTACAGCCCAAGTTGTAGATGACCTAGATGTGGAAGATACACTAGACTTACCAATCACTACAGAGGTAATTACGTTAAATTATAATGGTGAAATTGTATTAGGTAACAACCTAGTTAATTTCTCACTTACTGGTGGAACTACTAGCAATTATCACCTAGAAGGTTTCAACAATGGAACGTCTTTCTCTACTAGTGGTGGAGTTTTAAATTATTCTAGTCTAACATCTGGACTTAATCAATTAGCTGTTAGAGCAGTTCATAATACTGAAAGTTCAATCTACACTGATTACTTATACGTAGATATTATTTATACATATAACTGCTAGGATACTATAGTAGCTATCAATGGTGTAAGTAATGGTATAGCTAATAATGGTGTTGCTACTCTATATGAATTAACAGTATTTAGTCCAGATAATAGTTCGATGGCTATTACTACATATCTGGAAAATGAAATGCCAGATTCTGGAAGTATGAACCCCACTGAAATTATGAAGTATGAAATCATAGGAGCTTCTTCATATGACGAGTAGGGAGTATATGATACTTCATATAAGAAATATATAGAAATAAACAGTAGTGATTCTGAGAAATATCTAGTTATTAAGGTAGATGATACATATTACAAATTCTATACTGTGTTCACTAACAGTTTAGGACAGACTACTGCATATACTAGTAATTTCAAAACTATGAAAGTGGAAGCAGTAAATCCAGAGTTTATATATTCTCAGGATGTTGCTCCATCTAAAAACTTTGACTAGATTGCAGGTTATCTAAATGATATTTTCGTCACAGATGAGTATGCAACTCCATCTAATCCAGCTACAGTGATTTCTACTCTAGAATCATCTGACGGATGGTAGGAAGAAGACGGTCGCACTATATTTAAAGTATCTGCTCAAGATACTCCTATTCTTAAATCTCCTATAAGTCTAGGACTTGGAAATAACTTTACCATAGAGTTAGGATTTAAGACATATAATATTAGTGATGAAAGTAAGCCTATTGCTACTTTAGGAAATTTCCAATTAAGACCTACGTAGTTCTGTTGGAATACTGAAGATAATGATTTATTCAATGCTAGAAACGCACAGTTCCAAGAAGGTGTAGAAACTCATGTGATAGTAACTGTATAGAAAGGGTTTGTAATATCTAAAAGCGATATTTACTATCCTAATTTCTTAGCCAGTTTCTAGGATGCTTTTGACCAAGCTGCTCCTACAACAAGCATAAATTTAGTTAGAATTTTTGTCAACGGAGTAATAGATAGAGAAATTTCTCTAACTGATTCTGAGCTTAATACATTTACTTCTGCTGCTTTGTAGATAAATCCTACTACTGCTGATATAGATTTTTATCTATTTAGAGTATATAATAGTGTAGCTCTTACCTTTAATTAGGTTCAGAAAAATTATCTTTCTTTCTTAAAGGAAAAAACTTCTAAGGAAGACTTTTATGATAAGAATGATATTCTAGGAACTGATGGAGAAATATCATTTGTAAAAGCTAATGAGAAATATAATACACTTGTTTATGTGTTCCCATAGGGAGCTAAGTTCCCAAATAGAGCATGGGGAGGAGAGGATAATGAAACTCCACCACAAGAAGGTGCCCAAAAGAAGTCTCCAGTAACATTGTTTGTTAATTATGTAAATCAGGCAGTTAATAATCAATATGGAGGTAGACTTACTTATGGACAGGTTAAAGGACAAGGTTCTTCTGCAATGAGATATTTGATTTGGAATGTAACATATGCTCTTAATAAGTTAAAAACTCCAGAAGGAGAAAAAATAAAGAGTCCGTTTATTCCATATTCTCAGCTCGATCCAGAGACTAATACATTTAGAGAAGATGCGTCTTCTACTAGTGGTTATTATGTAATGCCTCCGTATGATGGACAGCAAGACACTACTGCTTATAAGATTACTAAGTTAGTCGGAAAGGTTAACTTTGCTTCTTCTATGCAATCTCATAAGATTGGTTCTTGTAAGCTATTTGATGATGCTTATAAAGAATCTAGAGGTAATCTAATATCTGGAGGATAGAAGGCTGTTCATGAAGAGCCATTCTTATATTTCTATTGGGAAACAGATATGGAAGATGTTTCTAATATCCAGTTAGCCGATTTAATAGACAATGACGAGTCTATTAAATTTATGGGATTTCAAACTTGGGGTGCTGGTAAGGGAGACGATGCTTCTAGCGGATATGATGAAAATAAAACTCCAGAATATTTGATGCTTGAGGGTGGTGAGAATACTGACCCATCTGTTAACTTTAGACGTCCTTGGCAAGCTTTACAAAGAGCTACTGGAGTTCTCGGAGAGGATACTTATAGACTAACTAATCAACCCACAATTACTTATGCCAATTCTCTTCTTCGTCCTTGGGACAATCTTTTGATTGAAGATGAATCTGTAGTCTATGACTAGAGAGGAGCATGGGACATTGATTATGGTTGTGAAGAAGTGGAAAATGATAGTGGAAAGACTTACTTCCAATTTGCAGAATCAGTTCATGAATCTTTAAAAAAGTTTAGAGAATTTTATGATTTTGTATATGGACACGATTACAATATGACACAAACTAGTGCAACCAGTCCTTCAGGATGGGATGTTACTAGAAAGTACATTGTAACTGCAAGTAGCTGTACAATAAACCCAACTGGTCACAAGTCTGGAGACATTTATCGTTATGATGATATTAACGGGACTTGGGTATGCGCTGGAGTAAGTTATGAATCAGCTACTGGATGGGCTAGAGCAAACGTATACGAATTGGCTGGAACAAGTAGTACGTTAGGTATTCCTGCGGCTCTTGATTCAATCAAAGCAAACTTTATTACTGGAATAAAGAAATATGTAGACGTAAATGATATTGCTTTCCACTAGGCTTTTATAAAGTTTGTATCTGGAACTGATAACAGAGCAAAAAATACATACTTCCAAATTATTGGAAAACTGAAAGAAGATAATGGAGAAGGATAGTTTGTAGAAAATGGAAAAGGGGACTATTTAGTTAGACTTATTGGAGACGACTTAGATACTATTCTAGTAACTGATAACAACGGTCTTCAATCTAAACCTTATAATCTACTAGAAACTTCATATAGAGAATCTGACTCAGTTTACTGGGGAGATGCTAATAACATATTCTTCTATATGTTTGACCAATGCTTCGAGTCTGAGATTAAAACATATTTAGCAAGTGTTATAAATACCGCATTTAAGAATAGTAATAGTATGGAGGATAAATCTAACTATTTCTATAAAGTATTCTTTAATGTTTAGGAGACATTCCCTGCAGTAGCATATAATCATACTGCTAAGATATATTATGAAAACGCTCAAGCTATTAAGAACTCAAAAGTTCTTTCTTACTATAGTAATAATGAAATCGAACCAATAGAACAAAGTCACGGTTCTTGCTTAGCCTGTGAAAAACAATTCATGACTAAGAGATTCGCTTTCTTATCCACATATGCTCAAACATCATTGGGAGCTATTGCATTAAGAACTGCAAGTTCTGCTGGTAGTGGTGATACTTTGAGATTAAGAATGGAGTTTGAACCATATCAAGATTGTTATCCTGTATATCATTACAATGGAAAGAATCTATATCTGTCAGACTTCTAGACTTCTAACTTTGATGCAATTAAGAATCTGGCATAGGCTGGAAATGAATATGTTGCTTAGATTAATCAGGGAGACCCTGCAATCAACCAAGGTATCTATTTAACTACTCTGTATAAGAAATTAAATATCCTTGGTCTAAAGATGTCTACTATTGACGCAGACTTCTCAAGAGCTACTGAGTTCCAAATTGATAATGCTTAGCTAGATGACTATTCTAGTCTATTCCCAAGCGATTATCCAGATTTAGCAATCAGCTTGTTCACACCTTCATTCCCAGTATTGGAGAGTTTAACTCTTAGAAATATGATACTTCCTACAGAAATGGACTTGTCTAAATTCTTAAAGTTGGAAACTATAGACTTCTCTAAGACTACTACTAAGAGTGTAGTATTCCCACAGACTGGTAGATTAAAGAATGTAATTCTTCCAGATACTATAGAAACATTTAGAATCTATGATAATCCAGGATTGACTGATATTACATTTGAGGGATTAAATAATCTATCTACAGTTTACGTTGACTGTGATAATGTTGGAAGCTTCGACGTAGCTAACTTCTGTGAATAGTTGATAAATTGTAACGCACTATAGTCAGTGACTATTAGAAATGCAAATTTATATATAACAGAAGATGCTTTAAGAAAGATGATTCTTACAAATACTTGTAACTTAACTGGAGATATTTACATTGTAAATACTGCAGGAAGTACAACTCTTAAAGCAATTAGCTTTGCTACTAAATAGTTACTTGTTAACACATTTGGTGACATTTCTGACCCTGAATCTAAGATTAGAATACACTTCCAAAGTGCAGAAATTTTGGATTTCAGTTGCGCTGGAGAAGTTTCTGCATACTACCAAGCTGGAGAATCTGGAACGATTGTTCGTCAAAATCTATTTGATATTACCGTAGCATCTGGTAATGATGTTGAAATTAAATAGGGAACTAACCCATATAATCCATCTGTAAATGGATACTTAGATATTACATACTCTATGTCAGGAGTATCTACTGATGTAGCTACAATTGATTAGACTGGTGCTATTACTTTAAAGAAAGAATCTAGTAGTACAGCCACTGTGACTATCAGTATGAAAGTTGCTAATAGTGGAACTGCTATTAAGAAAGCTGTTAGGGTAAGCTTTACTTGGAAAGCCCCACAACTTGGAGATTTCGCTTATGCAGATGGCACATTTACAAGTTCGTTTGACGCAACTAAAACTCTTGTAGGGTTAGTCTACGCTAAGGATGAAACGAATAGCACTTCTGGAGTAGTTTATATAATTGGTAAAGAGTATACAGATGATGAAAAATCCTACTATCTGGGATATAGTAATGATGGAAACCAAGGTTCTCAGGAATAGATACTATAGCAATTATATTAGGTACAAGCCTATTTGAATAGTGTATCAGTATAGAATTATGAAACTGTCTCTGGTACTGCATCTGCAAATTTGATTAATAATATCAATGTATCTACTTATAATATTCAAGTGAATACAGCATTTGCTGGAGAAGCAGATACAGCCTTATATATTAACCATGTGAATAGCAAGTTGCTTCCTATACTATACAACAATTCAACTTGTAAGCCCTATATAAGTAGAAGATAGGTATCCTCTGGAGAAGGAACTAACTGGGAATATTATATTGAATCTAAGGCTAATCTTAATAACTTATGTGAAGCTATTCGAACTGTCTGGACAAACGCTTCTGGAACAGATATTATGAGTTGCTTGTTATATCCATACTTCTATAGTATGCACGTGTATGAACCATAGGTTCAAGAAGATGAAACACTGAATGCTGCATACTAGAAAGGAAAATGGTACGCTCCTTCTGTAGCCGAATTCTCAAGAATTATTTACTACAGAGGATATAGTGTATCAGGAAGTAATTTCAATACTGGAGATACAGTAAGATAGCCAATTAGCACTTCAGTTTCTAATGGAGGTGGAGTATTAACTACTCCTATATTCTCTATTGCTTATTCTAGAGCTACTAATTAGTTCCCATCTGTATGGTCTAATATTGTGGGCTCTGGAGATAATGCTGGAGTTAATAACATAACTACTTCTATTAACTCATCTGCTGCTAATAACTATTCTTATCAAAGGACTTAGCAATATAGTGGAAGCGAATATACTTACCAAAATGAATGGGTTACTGGTAGTTATAATGACCCATCTTACTGGAATACTGTTCAATATAACAATGCTTGGAGATTAACTAAACATCAAGGAGTACCGTTTACTAAATTTAATTATTCTAAGAATGGCTAATAATTTCATGCAAATAAGTCATAATGATCGTTATTATGTAATTAATAAGGATGACTCTTTGAAAACCTTACTCACTCAAGAGGAACTTCTAAAGCTTCCTCTAAGTGTTTGGAAGGAACTGTTTGAGTTAAAAGATGGAGTATGTTATTTTAGACTTATGCTTCAAGTATTAGAAGCTGTAATAAAAGCCTATGATAAATCTTCAAATGTTAATTCTTTTACTTATAATAGAGAAGAGTATTGGTTAGATAAGGCTACTAGAGTAGGACTAAGAAATTTAGTTGATTCTAATCCAGAAGAAATGTCCATAGTTCTTGGGGATAAAATTATTGAGATGCCTGTTGATAATGCTAAAGATTTTCTATCTCAATTAGAAGTATATGCTGGAAAGTGTTTCGTTACAACTACAAAACATCTATAGGCGATAAAAGAACTTAGGACAGTTGAAGATGTTGTAAACTATGATTATACATCTGGATACCCAGATAAGATTACATTAAATGAATGAAAATTTAGAAAAGGATAAAATATAGCTAGGGGGCGAAAAACCCTAGCTACTTCCTTCTAAATCATTACTTAATACTATAAAACTTGGCTACAATGTTAAGCCAGTCCCTCCACCTCCTGCGAATCATATTGATTTCATAGAAGGGGATTCTGTGATGACTACTATAAGTACGGGATTTGAACATAACGATAAGCCAGTCCCTCCACCTCCTGAAATAAATCTAGGTTGTAAGATTCCTAAGAAAAAGAATCCAGATTCGGTCATAGGAAGTATAGATACAGGATTTGGTTGTGATAATTAGATCGTTATAGATTGTCCCAAACCGAAATATAAAACTCATTTATGTAAAGAAAATTATCTAGGAGAGTTTAAAACAGAATCTGAGAAAACATTAGCTAGAAATAATCTAGGAGTTTATAGTAAAGAAGAAATAGATAAGATTGTTGGTTAGATTGTAGAAAATAACAACAACAATTTTATTACTAGAAAGGAAGTTCAGAATATGATAGCCAACTTAGATTTTGTAGACTCTACACTTAAATCTTATGCAGACTACCAAATACCTAATAATTTATTTAAATTATGAGTACAACACAAATTAAAAGATTATTTCAATCAAAAACCGAATTTGTACCTATTACTCTAGCGGAAGCAGTAGTTGTAAATACTTCTAATCTCCCTGGGCTTTCATCATTAGGGATAACAACTCTCGATAAAGTATTGAGAACTACTATGGGAGTAGTTGGAACTAATGCTGCAGATATTGCTAAATTAAAAACTACAGTCCAAGAAATTAATACTGCTCTAGAAGGAAAATAGGACAAACTTACTGCTGGTGTAGGTATTACTATATCTCCAGATGGAGTTATTAGTACTACTAATAGCATAGAACTATACAAGATAGTTACTTAGCTACCAACAGCATCAAAAGACTGTTTAAATTCTATATATTTAGTTCCTGCAACATCTGGTACAGCAGGAAACATTTTTGTTGAGTATATTTGTGTCTATGAAAACACATAGGCTAAGTATATTTGGGAAAAAATTGGGGAAGTTCAAACAGATGTAGATTTATCTGGATATGTAACTACAGAAACCTTTAACTAGACTATCAACACGATTAATGGTTAGCTAGCTAATGCTATAACAGCATAGGATGTTACGACATCAGATGGTAGTGCTAAGGTTGTAGTTAATTATACTATTCCTAGAGATTTATATGACAGTATGGTCGAAACAGATTCCTCAGACCAAGTAATAGGAGGATAATCATGGAACTAACTATTAAACAACTTAAGCAACATGGTTAGATATTCGTTCCTTAGACTACTGCTGAAGCTGTTTTAGTTAAAGATGGTGAGGAAGTTATTACTCTTGATAATATGCTAGAAAGAAAGATTGAGCAGATTATTACTCCTGCTGGGTCTGGCTTGTAGGCATTTAAACAAGGGTCTAATATAATTCTTGCTCACTCCAATTCCATAACTGCAAATGAATCTCCTTCTTCAGTAAAGGTAAAATATGATAGCCGAGGACATATAGTTGAAGTAGCCCCAACAAGTGAAATGACTGTAGTTGTAGACCAAGAAGGCTATTTTTAGTATAATGGTTCAGAAGACCGGAATCTACTTCTGGGGAATGATTTTGGAATAGATGAAGATAATAAAATTATATTAAAATGGAATTATTTATAATATGGCACTATTAAATTTTGCTAATACCTATGCTGAAATATCTGGCAATCTTTCTTTGCCGGAATCTACTTCTGGGGATTTTGTGAAGCTATTCTTTTCCAAGGATGGACATATTATATCCCATGGAAAAGATTTTACACCTACGTTCACTCCGAATATGAGGGGTCTAGTTCCTATTTCTAGCGGAAAAGCTACAGAAATATTTAGAGGAAATGCTACATGGGCGGAGATAACTACTGCCGATTTACCTATTGCCTCTAGTATTTCTGATGCTATTACTAATGGTACTGCATCTACTACTATATTAAACACCCAACAGATAGTAGAGTACGTTGGTAATGCTTTTGCAGCAAATGACGCTATGAGATATAAGGGAACTATTACCTATAGTAATGGTAATTATACAACTCATACAGTTGCTGGAGTAGAAGTTTAGGGATTCCCAACTAAATGTGAAGTTGGAGATACTTATAGAGTAACGTCTTAGGGAACATATGCTGGATAGACTTGTTCCGCTGGAGACTTACTTATTTGTATACAGGATGGAACTGGAAGTAGCTTAAATACTGCGGCTTATTGGACTGTCGTAGAAGCAAATATTAACGGACAGGTAAAACATACAGTAAACGGTACTTCTATCTATGTTTATAGTAATAGTACTAATACCTTCACTATTTACGCTCCAACTACAAGTGGAACACAAGGATAGGTATTACTAAGTAATGGAAGTTCTGCTCCTATATGGGCAGCTTAGTCTACCCTAGTAGTAGGAGAAGCTAAGAAAGTAAGTAATGCTCTCTCGCTAGGGGCCGGTTTAACCTTTGGGGCATCTGGAGCTACTTATGATGGTAGCGTTGCAAGAACTGTATCTTTGGTGGCTGCTACAACAACCACTATAGGAGGAGTAATTGTAGATAAGGATTCTACTAATAAGACAATATCTGTCACCAGTGCTGGTAGTATATATCTTACTAAGTAGAATGTTATTAATGCTCTTGGTTATGACCCAGCATCTAAGGATACATGGAGACCTATTACTATAGGCGGAGTATCTATCGGTGAGAAGACTTTAAATTTCGTACCGTCTGAAGACGTTTATTTAAAGGCAGACTCTAATGGGGACGATATACAAGATATTAGTTTTGGAATAAGCTGGTATAACATCAGTACTAAGAAATACGAAACGGCATAATTTATGAAGATAGCATACAATCCTAAAACGGCTGCAGCTCTCACAACTGCTCCCGCGAACAATGATATAACTTTCGACCTTAGGGGCTTAAATATATTCGTTAGAGGGGAGAAATTCAAGGGAACAGATACTACCTACTCAGTATTTAAGAAACATACTTCTGCTGGAAGTGGAGGTTATAACGGATTGGTGCCTGTTCCCTCATATACTGCAACTAATATTAGATTTTTAAGGGAAGATGGCACCTGGTCCATACCTGCGGCTGCGGCATTCATTTATACATAGTTGACTAATCAAGATCTAGATGATTACTTAGATGAAGGAAAATGGTACTATGCTGGTGGAGGTAATAGTATAACTAACAAACCCAGTGGTGTAGATGCATTTGAGTTATATGTTGGTAGAAATGCTAGTGGTTATCGTTACTAGAAATTAATTACTTCTAGCGGTATAATATGGTTTAGATATTATGACTCTACTGCTTGGAAGACCTGGGTTAGATGGTATACAGACCAAAATACTGACTAGAAAGTGTTATAGTCTGCTACTACTACTGCAAATTTTAGACCTGTAATCCTAGGTTATACCAATACAAATACTCCTTCTGATTTAAGTGCTAATGTTACTCAGTAGGTTTATACTACTACTACTATATATGCACAACCTAGTACTGGTAGTCTGTGGGCTAATAAATTATATTCAGGTGGAAAGCCCGTTCTTACAGAACATCAATCATTAGCTAACTATGTTACTCTAAATACATCTTAGACTATTACGGGAACTAAAACTTTTGGCTCTAATATACAGTTTAATGGAACTCAGAGTATTCATTGGAATAATGGAACTTATTAGTAGAGGATATCTATAACAGATGATTCCACAGCTAATACTTCTGTTTTTAACTTTTAGCAGTCTACTAATACTGGAACCTCGTGGAATAATATATTACAAATATATGATAACGGGATTTTACACGCTAATGGATATTATAAAAATGGTTCTTCTGATTCATATGTGCTACTAGGAGGTGGGGGACACAAATTAGTATCAGACTTTATGTTAAAAACTGATGAGCTGTCTAACAACCTTACCACTATCACAAAATCATTAAATGTCACACAGGCATGGATGGATACTGGTATTACTTCCACAAATCTTCCTGCAAATGGTACCTATATAGTATAGGTTCAAGTTAATGCTAATGATAGTACTGGGACTATGTACAATTGCTACAGTTCTGGTGTAATGAGTTGGTACAAAGATAATACTAATGATACAGAGACAGATGAAATTATATTACATCGCTCTGGTCATGCATATGGAAAAACAATCTACTTAAGAACTGTTATGCAGAGTTCTGGAGTTTTAAAATTATAGATAGGTGCAAGTTCTGGTATTGGAAAGGCTTACACTTATACATTTAAATTTAAGAGAATAATATGATAAAGGTTAAAGATGGATATGGTAAGCTTATAGGAACCACATATCAAGGAAGTGCCACACAAGTTCTTCTTAGTAATGGAGGAAATCTAGAGCTCTCTTCTGAAACCAAAGCCAATACACTTGTCTAGAGAAATGCTAGCTAGCATATATACGCTACCTACTTTAACTCTGCAATTTCAGATGAAGCATTAACAGATATTGGTTCCGTATATGTGAGAAATACTTCTGATACATTTATCAGGAGAATAAGTAAGACTCAATTTTATTCAATTATAGATAACAAGTTTGTAACCCTAGATACAGCTTAGACCATTACTGGGGTGAAAACATTTTCTACTGGTCCTATTCTAGCTAATAATGCTACTATTACTTAGAATTAGAATAGTACAAGCAATTATACGACAGTTGTTAAATGGTTAAAAGGAGGAACATCTTAGGGAACTTATAACCCATCTATTGGGCAGCATAATACTGGAGGAGATGGAACTGGTTCTATTTGTATTCTTCCATATCCTACTAGTACAGACCCGTTGGGCGGAACTGTAGGTTTATTTATAGGTAAAGGAGTTCTCAGGTTAGACGGAAAGGCTGTTGCTATTGCTGAAAATTATTATACAAAGACAGAATCAGATGAACGCTATGTAAATGTTACTGGAGATACTATGACTGGCCCTCTGATAGTCAAGGCTTCAATAACTGGAACTTAGCTAATTTCAAATATAGCTGATGGAACTGCTCCCCTAAAAGTGACTAGTAAGACGGGAGTCACGAATCTTAATTCTGACCTATTGGATGGTTATCACGAAACATCATTCTTTAGAGCTAGGGGAAGTTAGACTATAGCAAGTTCTATTCCAACTACAACTGAGTTATCTAGCAATAATAACCTAAGTGGTAATTGGAATGTAACTTATCCTGGAGCATCTGGACATCTTGTTCAATTCAATACTGGAAGTGGAAGTACTAGATATATGCAATTCTACTCTTATTATAGTGGTAGTTTGTATTGGAGAAATAGTACTGATTCTACACTCAACACTAAATCTTGGAAAACTATAGTAGATAGTGCAAACTATACTGGAATAGTTTTAAAGATTGGTACAGCTACAAAAGGTTCTGCAACTCTTCCCATATATTTAAATGCTGGAACTCCTACGGCTTGTAGTACAACTCTTGGAGTTTCTATTACGGGAAATGCAGCTACTGCAACTAAATTGTAGACAGCTAGAACAATAAACGGAACATCGTTTGATGGTTCTGCTAATATTACTACTGCTTATTGGGGAGCAACTAGAACAATCACATTATCTGGAGCTGTGACTGGTAGCGCCTCTGTTAACGGAAGCTAGAATGTTACTATTACTACCACATATCAAACTGGTTCTATAGACGGACGCTATGTTGGAGGTAAGAAAATAGCAGGACATGGCTCTCAAGGAACTGCGTATACGGCTGATACATACTCTTCTAATTTCGTAAATAAAGCTTTTGTAGCGTATGCGGAAAGAGGTTCTTGGGCTTATGCTAACAATGGATACATAACAACAGATACAGGAGTAAATATTCCTCTTGCTGGAACTGCTATATTCCAATGGGGAGCTAGTGATACAAATAAAACTTAGTTATTCATAACTCCAATGAATAACAGTGGTGTTAGTAATCCAGCCGTTAATGAAATGTTGTTTTATACAAGCAACGGAAGTAAATATAGCTCTGGGTGGTCTAGAGTATTAACTAACAGAAATTACACTATTTATACTGTAACTAAGACTGGTGGAGGAGCAAGTGGTACTTGGGGAATCTCAATCACTGGTAATGCAGCAACGGCCAATAGGATAATATCTCATAGTATAAGCGATACCTTAGCTAATAAGACTACCCCAGGATACTTATATCACGCTGGAGGAAGTAATAGTGTGAAGGATAAACCTTCTGGAGTTGACGCTTTTGGTGTATTTACTATGTAGACAGCATCTGGATGGTATGGGCAATTACTAATGTCTTCTAATACTTCTACAGGATTATATTGGAGAACAGCCACGTCCCTTAATGGTGGATGGAAAAAAATATTAGACTCTTCTAATTATACTGCCTATGTAAATCCAGCTAATTTCGTAACATCTCTTGGAACTAATGGAAACTATGTAACCTGGACTAAAAATGGTACTACTAATAACTTAACAGTTCCCTTTGCTACTACTTCTAACGTATTAAATAACCTAGGAAATAGAACAGCTATATCTGGAACTACTGTTGGATAGAGTGGGCTTAGGTTGTACGAAGTTTATAATAATGGTTATCCAGTAAACTTCGGTAATGTTTTAAATATTGGTGGGCGAGGTTATGGAGAACTTTTGTTTTAGTGGACTGGGGATAGTAATCCTGGACATTTGTACTACAGAAGTAAAAGAGATGTGGCTTCATAGGCTTGGAGTAATTGGGTTACTATACTAGATAATAATAACTATTCTTCTACTCTAGATGGTAGATATGTAACTCTTGCTACAAACTAGACAGTTAGTGGAATTAAAACTTTTAGTACATAGTAGAAATTTACAGTAGCGACTGGAACATCTCCCTTCACAGTATCTTCTACTACTGTTGTTTCTAACCTAAATGCTGATATGCTAGATGGATGGCATCTAAATTATATACTAAAAGATGGATATGTTACAAGTGCCACGTCTGGACTTTCGTCGTATTGGAGAAAGGTGTGGGACATAACATTAAATAATTAGTATAATGATGTTGACATTAATCTTCTTGTGCATTCAGCTTATAATTAGTAGTGGGGAATAATATCTTTTAAATTAAGATAGAATGGAACTGGAACCGCAAAGAGTATATCTGCTTTCCTGGCTGAAGTTGTAGGAAATATACCACTAGATAGATTCAGATTATACTATAACAATAGTAGTGGATTATGTTAGCTATGGTGCAATCCAAGTGGTTAGTATAACGTCTATAACTATAGAGTTCTAGCTAAGACTTGGAGAACAGGTACTGAAGCTGCTACTCTTGGAACATTTTATACTGGTGATACTTCCACAGCACAGTCTCTTCCTTCTGATAGTTATGTTTCTATGACTGGAATAACTATAGTTAATACGGCTGCAAAGGTTGCTAATACCCTAACATTTTCTGCAGGAAAATTTTCTTCTAAAACGTATAACGGAAGTTCTGCAATAACAGTTAATGTTCCGACTCACACTAGTCATTTAACAAATGATAGTGGATTCTGGACTGGAACAAGATATTGGGCTAACATAGCAGTATCTACTTCTTCTAGTACAAGTACTTCACCTACGTTTAGTACTGCCTATACTTCAAATTGGTTTAGAAGTACTGGATCTACGGGATGGTATTCTCAGACTTATGGTGGTGGATGGTATATGTCCGACAGTACTTGGATTAGAATCTTTGGGAGTAAATCGGTTTATCAGGGTACTGGATAGATAAGAACTGACGGCTATCTAGTTACAAATGGAGGTTTAACTGCTGGGGCTACTAGTCCAAATAATAAGACGTATAAGCTCCATGTTACTGGGGCATCTTGGTCTTCTGGGTTAATCAGGGCAGGAGGAGGGTTCTATCATAATTCAGTAAATAGCAACAGTTATGTGTTACTAGCAGGAGGTTCTTATAAAGGTCTGGGAGATTTTGCCAAGGGTAACGCAGGTTCAGCAACTAAGGGTGTATACGTGACTGGAGGTACTGTAACTGCAATGACTTATTCTCTTAGTTCAAATCTAAACTCAGGAACTTCTGGTAAATTAGCTTATTATAGCTCAGCTACAACAGTGGCAGCATATTCTTCGAGTGTAGGGTCATCTGCCTAGCCTATATACTTAAATGCAGGATCCCTATCTGCAAGCTCATATTCGTTTACTGGAACCTATTCAAATCCAGTCATAGTATGGTGTGGTGAGATATATAGAAGTACCCCAGGTTCCACTTACTGGTATTCTGTAAAAAAGGGTGGATGTTGTAGTATATCTTTTACTACTAATAATGCAGGTTCTAATGGTAACTTGATAATAAGTATTCCACATTGTGAACCTTATGCAGCTTTTTGTTCCACGGTAAGAATTTTTAATGGTTCTACTGCCATATCAGCTGGAGATGGTACTATTACTGGTAGAAGTGCAGGAATGGGAGATTATATGACTATCTGTGGTGTGAGTGGTACAACAGGAAATGTATATATAAGAAAGTTTAGCCAGCAAAATGCGGAGAATGATACCTGGAAAAACGGAGAGCTAGGAACAACTACTACGTCGAATGGTAATAAACCGGTAGCAAGGTTTTATTTGATGATTGTTGGTAGATATATTTAATATTTATTAACATAATTATGTTGTCAAATTAAAATTTATATAGTATAATAGAATGTATTTAAAATTAATGATTTATGACTTTAAATGATGTATTGACAAAACAAAATGTAATCACCAAGGTTATTCTTAAGGATGGTGACAAGGAACTCCCAAAAGAGTTAAAAGTAAAGATTATGCGCATTAGAATGGCTTACAATAAAATTAAGAAACAATTTGATGCCGATGCTCAAGAGTTTGCCAATCAGATTATTACAGATGAATTAAGAGAGCTGTCTGAAAAAGCTGATAGAACACCAGAAGAGGATGCTAGATTTAACGAGCTAAATAACAAGACTAATTCTGAATATTAGGAATATCTTATTCAAAAGGGATTAGAAGAAGTCTTAGATATACCAGATGATACTTTATCATTAGATGAGTACTCAGACATTTTAGATGTTAATTCTGGAAATGATGTAGAAATTAATGGAAACATTATTAAGGCTGCTGACCTAATGGAGATTATATTTGATTTATTTATAAACGAGTAATTATGGAAATTGTAAAATAGAATGAGACTTATAAAATTACAGATACAGTCGATAGCTGGGTAATGGAGGGAACTGCTAGCAAGGATGTAAGTGGTGCTATTAATATAAATTTCTCTGTAACAGTTTCTGGGGAATTGTCAGAATATCTAGGAGACTGCGGATATTTTAAGCCAGCTGATACGTCTATGGTTTCTACTAACTTTAATGTTGCAGAACCTAATAGAGATAAGTTTGTTGCATATATAGATACAGTAATAGATTCTATATTGGAACATTTTTCAACGGAGGAATAACAATTATGGGAAGAAGAAAAGTATCTAGTACTAAGGGAGGATTCGGAAAAGCAGGAAAAAAGTGTAAATAAACATCTTTATAAAATTCTTATTTATGTTTTAAAATATATTCCATTTATTTTAGCATTAATGGAAACTGTATTTGTAGTATTGAATTATTATGAGTTACCTCATTACTATTTAAATGTATTTGGAGGATTTTCAATATGTTTTATTATTACTCTATATCTACAATCTTACATATTCCAATTTTGTTCTTGGCACAGAGTGCCTATTCATTATGTATTGTTATCAAACATTATTGCTTTAATAGATGATATAGTTAAAATACCACTTTCCGATCTATAATAAGAACTTTGCTATAGAAATTCATAGATGATATTGACTCTGATAATTGTAATATTACAATGGAACAGCAGAGTAAAATTATTTCTGTGTTATCAAATATCGCTAATCCAGATTATAGAATGAGTAAAGTTTAGGCTTGTGATTATCTTGGTGTTAGTAGAGCTACTTTTGATAACTATGTTAGAGATGGATTCATTCCGAAAGGAGTCAAATAGGAAGGTTTTAAAGAACTTTCTTGGAATAAAGCTGACCTAGATATATTTCTAGCTAGCAAGAATTAACTCAGCAACGAGTTAGAAATCGGGAGTCTTGAATAGTTTATATTATGACAACATAATGTAGCTGTTTAAGATTCCCGATTTTGTTTTTAGCATTGTTCAATATCACTCATAGAAATGTATATTATAGTGTAGTTCTAGAACAAATAAACTTAATTATTAACATTTAAATCGTAAACTATGAGTGATACAAGAACTTATATCGTACCTGATGGTTAGGAAAATAGTACTAACTAGATGCTGCCTTGGATGGCTATGATGAACGGTGGTATGGGAGGATTTGGAAACGGAATGTGGAATAATCCATTCATGTACTTAGTTTGGATGTGGATGATGCGTTGGATGAACAGAGGAGAGTTTGGAGACGGTAATAACTGTCAGAACTTACAATCTGCTGAAATTCAAGGTCAGTTAGCTGGTCTACGTGAGTAGATGAATACTAACTAGAACACTCAGCTGTTAATGGACGCAATCAAAGGTAACTCTGCTGCTCTTGGTCAACTTGCTACTAATCTGAACTGCGACTTCGGAGTATTGAAAGACTGCTGCTGCAATATTCAAAATGCAATTGCCACAGTAGGAGGACAAGTTGGTTATACTTCTGAAAGAGTTATCAACGCTGTAGAAAGAGGTAACTGTGATGTTATTCAGGCAATTAATAACTGCTGCTGCAACACACAGAAAGCTATTATCGAACAAGGCTATCAAAATCAATTAGCAAATGAAAGACAGACTTATCAGATTACTAATAGTGTAGATTCAGTAGGACGTGCAGTAGAAAGAGGTTTCTGCGATACTGCTTATGCAACTCAGACTTAGACTTGCTCTCTTCAAAATACTATTAGAGACACAGGTACTGCAAACACTAATCAGATTATAGCTAAGCTTGACGCAATGTAGAATCAGGCTCTGCTAGATAAGATTGATGCTCTACGTGAAAAGATACTTATAACCATGAAAAGAATCATGTTGAAATGCATATATGTAAAGAGTTTGGTATTGACCCATATTCCGAGAAAGCTGCTTATCTAAGTGGTCAATTAGCAAAAAAGTTATTTAAAGCATAGTTGAGAAACTGGATTAGATAACTATATATAATTAGTAGGAGGATTTCCCTAAGTTGGGAAGTTCTCCTATTTTTGTTTTGATAAATCACTAGTTATGACTATATATTACTGTAAACATATAAACATATAATCTTATGAAATTTTTTACTATCAAAGAACTAACAAAGAGCACTACTGCTTAGTAGAAGGGAATTAAAAATGTTCCGTCTAAAGAATAGGAACAAAATTTGATAGCTCTTATAGAAAATGTTCTAGACCCTCTTAGAGAGGCATATGGGAAGCCAATCGTTGTTACTAGTGGATATAGATGTCCAGCCCTAAACAAGGCTGTAGGAGGAGCTAGTAATAGTCAGCACATGACTGGATAGGCTGCCGATATAAGAACTATTGAAGATACTAAGGCGGAAAATAAAAAGCTATTCGATTTAGCCCAAAAGCTAAAGTTACCATTTGACTAGCTAATAGATGAGCATAACTTAGACTGGGTTCATATAAGTTATTCTAATAGAAATAGAAGACAAGTATTAACAATAAAATAACATGGGAGAAGGTAAAATCAATATGTTCGGTAAAACCTATAATACTATTGGTTCTACCGATTCTAATTTTATAATTAAAACAAAAGGAGATTTAAAAGTTCAGTGGGGAGGAAAATTCATAGACGTAATCAAAAATGGAAAATTAGCATCTGCTGGAGCGGACATACTAAAAGTGGCCTCTAGCTCAGATGATATTTCTAGTAATGGAGTTTATTTAGTTCCTACCGATGAAGGGAACGAAGTATGGGTCTCTATCGACGGAACTAAGGTTAATATAGCTGGAGAAGTTGGGACTACCTATGTATCATTCCTAACAGAACAAAAAGAAGTAACCGCTGACCAAAAGTATACAGCCTTAGTAAATGCTGGATTATATTATGAAACTTTGGAGGATGCTTAGGAAGCAGGTGTGAAAGCTGGGCTTATATTCATAGTTGGAGAAAATAAATTATACATAGCTAAAGACGGGCAGTTATCTGAATACATAGCATCTCAGGGTACTTCAGAGAATGATAAAAATACATATTTTGATGAAATTACTGTTAAGGAGTTAAAAATATACAGTGATGGGTCTAATATGACCATTGATAGCCCAAGCCTTCAATTTAAAATAAATGAATAGTTGGCTATATCATTAGATACCTAGCTTAGATCGTACTTAAGCATTGCTATGCAGACTGGTACTTATATATAGTCAAATAATGCTACCTCTACGAGTGGATATAGATTATATGTAAAAGATGGAAAATCTATACTTGAAGTAGACTCTATTGTGTGGAGGGATATGGGATAGACCCTTGGGGGAACTAGTACATCAAGATTAGATGAAGCTATAATATATAGTGTACACGGAAATATAATATAGTCTGCATATCAAAACGAGAATAATATTATCTGCATTTTAAGATACCCAAACTCCTTTTCGTCAACAGGAAAAGTATATGTATTAGTTCCTCTTAGCATACAAATAGAAGTAGATTATGAGTAGGATGATACCAATGTTCAGATTTTTGCTAGTACTGGAGACATAATAGCCACCTAGGATATAAAAATACAAATAGAATATGTTGCAGATGGTGTAGATGGACAACTACAATTAACTATTCCATCTGGAAGTAGTTCTGCAACTTATGATTTAACTGGGATATAGGAATTTGGTATAGATGGATACACTATCCTATCTGGGCCTTCAAATATTAATAATTCTGGTGTCTATGGAAAAGGGCAGCTAGTTGAATGTGATATATTAGATACTGAGGTATAGGAGTTAACTATCTCTATGGATTCTTCAATCTAGGACTTGTTTTTAGCTAATTGCTCAGGTTCTTTTATATACTCATCTAATGTCCCCCTCATAAAAATAATCCAAAACACTATTGATGTTCTAGATAGGTCAAAAACTATTGTAGATGAAGATACTTTAGAAGAAAAACCTGATGACACTGTTCATACCAGAATAGGAGTAATAAATGAGCAAGAATTTGAAGAATTAAAGAAATGTCCAGAAGAATAGGAAGAAGTGCAGGTTGGAATATATTCTGATAATTTTATAGGACTAAATTCAAAATTATACGATTCAGTTTTTAAAAAGAGATGCGATTATCCTAAATATGATGAATCCGTTGAAATCCCAGAAGATTTTTAGGACGAAAAATATAATAAAGCAGTTCCAAATGTTGAATGGATTAAAGAACTAATTAAACTAGCAGTTCCGAGTGGGACTATTGCTATGTATAATGGGCAATCAGAAATCCCAGAAGGATGGGCTGTATGTGATGGAAATAACGGAACTCCTAACCTAGTAGGAAAATTTATTAAAGCCGTATCTGAAATAGATTAGATAGGAGACAATGAATCTGAGTTGAATGAGAACAATGAATTCATAATTACTTAGGAACATCTTCCAAAACATAGCCATCCTCACAAACCTCATACACATAATCTAGGAGGAGACCTATCAGGAACCACAGGAAGTTCTGGAGATTTAACAGTATCTCTAGACTATTCAGATTATAATTGGGGAATAGAATCTGTTTAGAAAACATTTGTCACATCTGTAACCGGAGAAGGAGTAACTTCAGAAACTGGAACTGTTGATGGAGTATCAAATATAAGGACCCAGGGAGGAAACGCTACAGGAGGAAACCACACTCATTCTATTTCTTTGGATGCTGAAGGGGGAGTTTCTTTATCTTCTGCTACGAGTAAGGAGGAGACTTTAGAAGATTCAGAATGGCTAAATAAACCTATAAAAATAGAACCTCGTTCTTATTCTCTAGTATTTATTATGAAATTATAATTTTTTATTACAGAAGTTTAACATTTAATTATGTTTTAATTGCCGTCTACCTAATCAATACATATATATTGTATGATTAACTAAAAAATGATTATGTATATGGAAAATTTTGATGAAGTGATTTTTGACGACGACGAGTTTGGAGGTGATTCCTTTGAACAAACAAAACCAGAAGATGGTGATGGCAACCAGCCTTCTAATGGCGGAACACCTTCTGGATAGCAAGATGAAGATTTAACAACTGAAGTACTACGTCTTAAAGGTATTACTGACCCAGGAAAAATTAAATTCGAAGATGAAACTGGTGCTATTGTAGAAAGAGCTTGGGACTCATTAAGCAGAGAAGAATAGATTAATATCTTGATTGACCAAGAACCAGAACAGTAGGACTTCGATGAATCTGAATTGTAGCTTATTAACACAATTAGAGAGAGTGGAATGACTCCAGAGGAGTACATCTAGTCTTTACAGCCAGAAGTTGAACCAACTAAACGATATAGAGTCGATGATCTTTCTGACGATGAGGTTTATGCGTTGGATTTATTACATAAAATTGGGTCCGATATTTCTGACGAGGAAATCAATCAAGCACTTGAATTAGCTAAACAAAATGAAGGTTTATTCAAGAAAACAGTAGAAGGTCTTCGTAAAGAATATATAAGACTTCAGGAAGATGAAGAAGCTCAGATAGCTAGTGAAAAAGCTGCTAGAGAAGAGGCTGCATATAATAAATTTGCCGACTCAATCAAGGGTCATATTAAAGACTTAAATTCTTTTGCAGGACAACCTTTGCAACTATCTGATGATGATATAGAAGATTTATCCTCATTTATGCTAGACATAGATGATTAGGGATTGAGTGCGTTTGGTAGAGCTATGAATGATCCAGCTTTATTTACCAAAGCCGCATTTTGGATTCTTAATGAGGATAAAATAGTAGAAGAATTAAACAAACAGATTCAGGATAACTATAGAAGAGGTTATGAGCAAGCCAAGGCGGATTTATAGGGAAAGCCTAAGCCTAAATTGGTGTTCAACAAACCCGCTTCACAAAAGAAAACCACAGACGATGTGTTTATAGATGATGAAGATTGGTATTAAGATTTATTAACATTTAAAAAGAATAATTATGCTTGTAGCGAGTTTTGTAACTAATCGCCCTACGATGGGTGACACTAGAACTTATGAAGATTTTAGTAAATTCTTAGGAGAAAGACCTCACCGTTTAGGCGTTGTATCTCGTCTTTATCCAGAATTAACTGCAACTTTCTTGACAGAGGCTCTAAGAAATATTTTCTATGGAGATACCAAGAAAGCAACTGGATTCCAGAATATTGATTCTACTTATTTTGAATGGGAAGTAGAAACTAATTACATTAAGAGAATCCCCTTCGCAGCAGTGCCTGTTGAAGATGGAGCTGATGGCTCTGAAATTGAAATGATTTTCCCTGAAAACTATTATCAATTACACGAAATTTTCAAAATTGAGAAGACTGGGCAGCAATGTTTTGTTGTATCTCGTCCTACTAGAAAGGCTGACAATATGTGGTCTGTAATGGTAAGACTCATCGACGATGACTATTCATCAATCCTAGATAAAGATGGATGTTAGGTAGGTGATACAACTCGTTTCATTGGTAATGCTAAACCAGAATTGCATGATACTGGCTTCGTTAAGTATCAATCTAATGTTGAAAAGATGAGAAACTATATGACAACTATTCGTGTTGACGATAGCTACTCTTCTAAATATGCATTGATGGAAGATACCTTCATTAAGGTTGGTAAAGGAGAAAATCAAGGATGCCTAACTGAAAAGATTTATAAACTTGAGCCTATGAAGAAGAATCTAATTGAAAACTTCTTGTATGCTCGTGAAAATATGATTCTATTAGCTAAAGGAAATATTGGGGTAGATGGTAAAGCTACTATTTCCGATAGAGGTACTGGACGTCCAATTCCTATTGGTGACGGTATGATTCCTCAAATCGAAAGATTTGCTTCTAAATATGCTGCTAATAGAGTAACTATTAATACATTCCACACTATCATTTCTACGATGGTTGAAAAAGCTGAGAAGCCTACTGGCAACCACTTTGTATTCATGGTAAACGAAAGAATGTGGGGAATTGTACAGAGAGTTCTTGGAGATTATCTAGCAACTCGTAAGACCGATGGAGCTTACTTGTGGTCTAGAGGCGGAGAAGGAAAATACATCAAAGTAGGTGCTACATTTGATGCTTATGAATGGGGTGGAAATGTTGTATCATTTAAAGTTGATAGAACATTAAGTAGAGAGTTCTTAGAACCATACGCTCTATGTATTGACCTTACGACTGGTAAGACTTCTACTCAACCTCCTGTAGCTATGTATTCTCTGAAAGGAAAAGACTACATCTTTAACGAAGTACTTGGTGTAGGTGGACGTTCAGGTGGTGACAGCGGTGTAGTTTCTACTCCTGTTGCTGGAGGTATGATGACTATCCACGGATACGCTGGTATTGCAGTGTTCAACCCATACCGTTCATTTATTCTTCGTTGTAAAGAGTAATTTTAAATAAGATAAGATTAAACAAAAATTAGATAAGGTAGGGAACGAGGTGCTTCCCTACCTAATTCTTTAAAATATGAAAATGAATTATGGCAAAAAAGGTTAATGAAGTACAAGACGGTGATTTAAAGAGTAACATCGTTGTATTAAGAAGTGTGTTTGGTAAAGTAGGACAGAAATATTATATTCAACCTCAAAAAGATTCTCGTGGCAGATATGCAGATTGTGTTAAAAGGGTTAACTCTCAAGGAGATATTATTTTAACACCAGAAGAAATTGAAAAAGAGTCAAAAGGATTAGCTGCTTATATTCCAGAGACAGAGTTGTTTGTAATAGAAGATGGTAAAACTTTTAATTTGGATGATGTCTATGAGAACGCTGTTTGGGAAGCAATTAAAAATTGCGACCTCATCGCTCCAGACAGATTTGCAAAGAATGATAAAGGGGACTATCTAATTGACGGAACTGTAGACCCACGGTCTAAAAGACCTAGATATGGAACTGCAGAGCTTTATGTAGATAGACCCGGATTTGAGGCTCAACGTAGAGTTACTAGACGTAAACTTATTGTAGAGGCTTCTAATTATATCATGAATGATGAGCGTGGATATGAAGGAAGATTGCTCGTTGCTAAGGTATTAGGTAGAGATATGAAAAATCAGCCAAATGCTGATGTTGAAGACTATCTATTGTCTATAGCTGAGAAAACTCCAGAGAAAATTATTAATTGCTACACTGGAGGAGATATTCAACTTCGTATGCTGTTTATAGAAGCTCGTGAAAAGGGAGTTATTCTTAAAAAGGATGGACTCTTTGTTTATGGAGAAGATGGTAAGGTAGCATTAGGAGCTACAGATAATGCAGTTGTAGAATGGATGAAATTATCTAGAAACGCCAAAACCTTAGCCTTAATTAGAAAAGACACATATCCTGATATGTTTGAAGATTAATTATCAATATTTTAATATAATGCGAAATGACCGCAAGACAGGTTTTTGAAGCTACGCTAATAGAACTTAGTAAAATTCAAGCACCTTCACTAAAGCTTTATGAGTTTAATTACTTATTCAATAAGGCTATAAACTAGTACATTAATAAAGTATACAATGTATACGATATTAACTAGCAAACTACTGATGACCTGAGAGTCTTGAAAGCTACAACTTTCTTGACTCCTCACAAGGTAGAACTTGCAGGTAGAGCATCTGGAGCTGCAAAAGATAGTGCCATTCAAAACACTAAAGCAGTTACTGGAAATCAAGATTCTCCAGAAGGAGGATATACTGGTTAGGCTTCTTCTTATTTAAGTAAAGCACATCGCTCAATCCAATCTCTGCATGGAGCTACTTATGAAGTATATATGCCTATTGATTACTTGCATATGTTGAATTGTGTTTGCATTTATTATGTTGCTAAACAAAAAGATTGCTGGGATGCAGGCTCATATATTGAAATCCCTGCAACAAGATTAACTGCTGATTCTTGGAGTCAAATCATTACTGATATTTATAATAGACCTTCGCCCATGCGTCCGTACTATTATATTCATAATCTTAACCAACAATAGGTATTACCTACAGACCCTCGTACAAAGGTTACTACTGGAACAGGTCTTGAAGAAGTTGGTATTGATATGAATGGAATTTATCAGGTTACTTCTGCTTCTGGAGGAGAATGGAAAGATAATGATATTGATGCAGGAACTGCCGGTGGGACAGATGTAGAAGCCCAGAACTCTAACTTTTAGAGAACATTTAAGCTAAAGACTACGAAAGGAGAATAGCAAGTATCGTTGGTAGAAAAACCAATTGCCCTTAGAGCTGGAAATACTTCCAATGTTCGTTGTGAAATTAGATATGGTAAGGACGACAGTTTGTTCCAATTAGTAGAAGTGTAGATTGATTATGTTAAGTGTCCATAGTTTATCCGCTTGACTCAAGAACAGATAGACTTAACAGAAGATACTTCTCAAATCATGGAGTTCCCAGATTATGTAAACCAAGAGATTATAAACGAGTTGGTACACTTAGTAATGGAACGTGTAAACGATCCTAGACTAGGCAATAATATTTAGATGACTCAATCTATTGCTAGACCAACTGGGCAATAGCAACCAGCCCCTCAACAAGGCTAATTAAAATTTAATTAATTATGGCAACAGGTTTAAATTTCCAAACTTAGACGATTATTAATTCGAATCTGGATCCAGATTCAAGTAAACTAAATGGAAAAGGTACTGACAATACTTACCTTTTCAAGAGTGGCAAAACAAACATCGATGGTGTAGAAGTTGATGCTCTCAAGATTAAAAGAGACTTTGTATTTGTAAAAGATTGT